TCACTCGGCCTCCTTGAGCTTCTTCTCGATCTTGTCGAGAGTTTCGTTGGCCTTCTCCCAAAGATCGGCCAACTCCGGGTCCTCGATACTGTCGGCCTTAATCATGCTCTGGATCGCGTAGGCAAGGTTTCCCTCGTCCTCGACGTACTCGGCGACCTCCTTCGTGCTTAACTTGTCCATCAATCCTCCTCCCCGAGCGGGTCGTAGCGAATGTCCAGCGTCAGAGCGAATTCAGGGTCCCACCATCCAATGGCCTTCGCATGTAGTATGAAACAGCGCTCGCACGAAACGGCACCACTCTGATCAGCCGGAGCGGTATCGGTTCCCGGGCAGCTTTTACGGTGGGCCGGAATCAGCTTTAGCAGAGTTTCCCTATGCTCCACCCAAAGCGCGGCAAAGCGCTCACGCTCCTCGATGGCCCGACGGCGCTCCTTGCGGCGGCGCTCGTTGATCTCGTTCTGCAGCTCGGCCGTCGTAAAGACTTCAAGCCTTTTTTCCTTCGGTCCCATCAGCTCTCCCCTCCAAGTAACCCGTCCACACACTTTTCAGCGCACTCATGACAAATGACGGACTTGATGGGAACATCCTTCTCGCAGCGCTCGCACTTGACCACGACCTCCGCGTCCTCGTGGTCGTCGCCAACGGGGGTATATGTTTGCTCGAAGATGTCGGGGCTACACGGGTAGAGTTCGCCCTTCACGCCCTTGATAACCCAGTCCCCCTCACGGGCTTTTAGGGGCCCCTCCGGCGTGGGTATGATCAGACCAGCCTCTCCAGTAACCGGATTGGCCACGATCGCCGGTTTGCCATCCTTTAGGCTTCCGGCATCCGTGAACTTGAACACCTCATTAAGGGTGTCGGGCGTCAGCTGTACGGCCTCAACGACCACCGGCTTCTTTCTGAATTTTGGCATCTTCTTTCCTTTCTGATGGCACGAGCCGGGATCGAACCGACCAAGCACGTCCACCGCTGTGCTTTCAGGCGCCGCTGCCCTCGTGCCTCAAGTCCAGGGTTTGTTGGGAATCAGCCCGTTCAGGGAGTCCTGGTCGGCAGCAACCTGGATCTTGACAAGTTCCTGAGTATCCTCCCACGTGAAAGCCACCGTGGACTTCCCCCAAAGTTCCGTCTTGTCCTCACACTTCTTCTCCAGGGCGTCGGCGGCCTCGCGCAGCTCCTTGGGTGTGGTGAAGACGGTCAACACCCGCTCTTCCCGTATGCTCATCGTTCAGCCCTCGTGTTTTTGGAAAGTCACCTCCGTGCCGGTGATGGCGCTCACCTTATTTATCAAGCGGAGCATGTCCTCGTTCCGCACATCAAACTCCCACTCGTCATTCGGCAGCGGCATGAGCGAGAAACTGCGTGAGCTGGACACCAACATCATCGCCACGATCATGGCTTCGTCCTGTCGCTTGATGACGAAGCGCGCCCGATTGTACTTCGGCGGAGGGATGTTCTGGGCCTTTGGCACGTAATCCTGTCTCCGGCCCGTGGGGCTGAGCCCCTGCCGCTTCAGCTCGCGCCGCAGTTGTTTGTTTTCCTGCTTGAGGTTATGCGCCTCCTCCTTGAACTTCACGGCGTTCGCGTGCGTGCACCAGGCCGCATGCATGCTGCCGCCACAGCCGCATTCTGAACAGGCCATCAATCGGTTCCTTTCCTGATCTCATCACGGATTTCCATCCACAACGTGCCCAGCATGTTTGCTCCGTCGTGGTCGGGGCCCCAGCCCCAAAAGTCGTCCCGCCACTTATCGGAGAAATCGTCCCAGCTTCCGCGCGCCATTAGCTGCTAGCCTCCAAGAGGTCGCCACGACTTTCCAAAAATGCCCGAAGGGCACTTCCTTCAGAAAACTCTGAAAACCCCAGACACACTCGCCAGCCGTGTTTTTGCATGTGCGTCAGCCAGTCTGATTGGAGGGTCTCCAAATTCACCGGAGGTTCGCCGCCGCAGATGTGGCGTTCGCCTATGCGGAGCACAACTCTGGGAGGATCAAAATCTGGTAAATGAGAAACTTCGTCAACCGTCACCGCCAGATCGTACTCCAGCTCAATGTGGTCCCCTTTTGAAGGGATGACCGACATCTCCAACTTCCGATGAAAGAAAAGACGCCCCCCTTCTGCCGTAGGAAGTGGCAAATGTAGTTCTACTAACATCAGTCGGTTCCTTTCCTGGTTCTGATCCCGTTGTTTGCCCCAACCCTACGCTGCTGCTCGACCCACTCCTTGTAGCTGAGGGTCGTGTAGTCGTTGACAATCTGCTCCTTCCATTCCTTCTTCGGGTAAAGCTCGTCCTCATCGAACAACATGGCCGAGAGGCTGAGGCTCGCGCCCTCCATGTTGACGGAGTGGGTGCAATCCTCCTGGTTGATGTCGGCCCACAACGCGACACGCAGCGTGCCTTCGTACTGCTCGACGAAGATCGGCGTGCCCTTCTTCCCGCTGCACTTGTCGCCGTAGCCGTCGACCTGGATCTCGATCGCTTGGCCAACTCTTAACGTTCCCGTCTTGTCGGGCTCGATGCTCGCTGAATCAACCAGACGAAAGGGAATCACCGGCTCGCCGAGTTCGTCGGGCTCATCGGCGCCTGCGACGATTTCGTGGGTGTCGTTCTTGACGAGTTGCCACTCGCCGCAATCGTCGCGTCGGATGTGGTGGGTGAAAGGGTCGTAGGTTTTGGGATGAACTTCGGAACTCATTCCTATTTCCTCCTGTAACTGGCCGGGCGGGCGGCCAGGCCGACCGTAAGGGAGAACGGCCGGCCGCACGGCCAATGGCCTAAGGGCCTTTAGGGAACAAAACGGAATATTTTATCAAGAGTTGGCGCAAATTATCAGTGAGCCCGATAATTTACCCAACTATGTGCAAATTCCGTTTTGTTTCCTTAATAAGCTATCTGTGAAGGGCCGATCTTGGAACTATGTGCAATTCCACATTGTTCCCTTAATAAGCTATCTGGCAACTCGCAGGATTTTCCCCGATCCTTGGAAGGCGTCGATCATAGCCTCCGCATTGGGAAGATCGGTTTCAACTTCCACGAACTCCTTGGCGGGCTTGTCTGGATCGCCGGCGAGCGACCATGGCGCCTCGTAATGGGCCAACCGCATCGTTACATCTTCGGCGGCTTCTGGGCTTCTGCACACGAGGCGCACTTTTTTCCTTCTCCCCATCCTGGTTCTCCTCGTTCACGACCAGCACCTCGGTTCCCTTCGCCGGACCTTCGTCGATCCAGCCGATCCCAACCCACTGCATGCGCCGGCCACCGATCTCAACGGCCTGAGGCAAGCGCTTACTGTTACAAACCGAGAGTCGGTCCAACTCACTGAAAGTGATTGTCTTTCGCTCTGCCATGGGGCCTCCTAGAACATGGTCGGGACCTGCTCGGCCCGCTGGATCACCTCGACCTTCTCGATCGAGAGAAACTCTGGCTGGGTGCGCTGTTCCATGTGGGTGAAGTATTTCTCAACCATGACTTCCGGGTCCTTCGGGATGGGAAGTGCCTTTCTCCCGACCCGATCGCGCATCTCGGACTTCCAGTTGTTCTCCACGTATGCCTGCGCCACCTTGTTGGCCAACTCCTCCGTCTGACAGGCATAGTGGTTGTGCCCGTGGCGATGCTCGATCACGACGATGTGGACCTTCATGTTGCCTCCTTCCCGCCTGGCGGCTGCTCGGCGTAACGCCACGCGGCCTCCATGAGTGTTTCCTTTCCCAGCCTGCGCTCCAGGTTCTTGATGAAGCGCCACAGAGTCTGGTGGTACTCGATGAACTCGTCCTTCAGCCGACTGTAGCGCGCCGCTACGACCAGCGTGTCGCCCTCCTCGGTCGTGATCTCAATCGTCTTGTACGTGACCTTCTTTCCGGCCGGCGTTACGACGGGCACCGGGCCGAGCTTCTTGATCAGGTCAAGAACGTTCTGCAGCTGATAGACGTACAGGCCCGACACCGTCATGTTCTTCAACAACATCAGCAGCACGAAGCGCTTCTTGTCCGAGATTCGCAGTTTCATTTGGAGCACCCTCCTTTGCACGTGAGCCTTCCACACAAATCGCAGCCGGGCTTGGAAGGTTCAAAGCCCGCTATCCGTCCAGCCTGAGCCAGCTCTCGCCTTCCAACACGATTGTGTAGCTGTTGCCACCCTCTGATGCCAGAGGTGTAAATCAGGTGCTCCAAAAACTTCACACGCCTTTTCAGGTCATCGACTTCGTCGTGCAGGTTGTGAAGCGCCCGCCGGTCGCCGTCGATCCAGAGGCCGCAGTCCTTTTCGGGCAGACACCCGAAGCACGGCTGCAGGATCTGGCTTCCGTCGATGCCGCACCCGTGGTCGTCCACGTACCACTCGTAGATGTGAACGCTTTCAGGGTGTTGCAGCACGAGGCTGCCGATCCACCGGTCCGGCTGCGGCGGATACCACGGCCATTTGACCTCGCCGGCTTTCCCCTCCTTCGTCAGCCAGATCGGGCACCCGCGCGGGAGCCTGTGAACCCACGGAAAGGCCGGCGGGTCAATCGGCGCGGGTTTGGGTTCGTTGGTCATTATTTCTCCTAATCGAACGTGTATCCGAAGTTGCGGATGTCCTCCACGTAACGCTCCTCAACCCAGCGGCGGGCCTCCGCGTTGTACATCTCCTGGTAGGGCCGGTGGGCCCGCCGCTCCTCGAAGACCTCCTCCGGCACCTCCCGTTCGAGCAACCGACAGATCCAGATCAGATCCCTATGGAGCGTCTCGAACCGCCCGACATACCGGCACGGAAGAATGAAGTGACTGCAGGGCCGGTGCATGGCCATGCCCTTGGACACGTAATGCGGCCTGCCGGACGTGTCCGGGCAGTCGTTCTGGAGCCAGTCCATAAACAGGGTCTGATCATCCAGCTGCTCGGCGTTGATGCGCGCACAGATGGACACGAGACGATCCCACGGGTTACGAACGAACCCGAAGGTAAACATTCGCCTCCACCGCTCGGTGCCGAAACGCCTGACCAGCCACCACGCGGGCGCGTGCCCGAAGTAATGCTCTTCGGGGTTGGCTTTCTTGCCCTGATGGGACCGCAGGCCAAGCATGATCGACAGCGACGTGCTCGCCGTCCTCGGAGTACAGAGCATGCACCAGTCTTTAATCATGAGATCTCCTTGAAAAGCCCCACGCCGTGGGAGTCGAACCCGCCACAGGAATTTGGCCGCCCACCGCTCACCTGTTCGAGCGGCTCCGGCGTGGGACCGGTTTCTTTTTGCTTCTGAGCGGCTTCATCTCTATCGTGTCGCCAGCTCGGATCTTGTAGCTGCGACTTCGTTTTCTCCCATTCACCCAGAATCGAACTTCCTCCAGCGGCGAGCAGTTCGCAAACTCTCGTATGACGTCTATGGCCTCAAACTTGGCTAAAGGCGCCCCGATGAGCTTCGGACTCTGAATGGTTATCATGTTGAACCGAAACTTAAACAGGACGCCGCCGTAATCCTTCAGCATGGCCATCCGCGCTTCCTCTTGCGCTTGTAGGTCTTTCACGTAGGTAGTGATAACCCTCAGCGCCTGATCTATCGCCACGCCATCTACCATGCTCACGCGTGCCTCCTGCTGTAGGGCCTGATCACTTCCACGGTGTCGCCAGCCTTGACCACGTAGTGGGTCTGCCTCACCCTGCCGTTCACCCGGAAGCGGTAATGCTTCGGTCGTTCCGCAGCGATGATCCGCCCGGCACTCGTGCGCCAGAAGCTGGACAGGCGCGTCCCGACGAGCTTCCCGCCGTTCAACGTGAGCGTGTTGTTCCGAAACCGCACGGTCACCGCGTTGTATGCCTTCAGGATCTTGGCTTCCGCCTTCTCTGCCGCCTTGGTATCGTCCACGTACTGGCCGATTGCCATCAGGGCCTGCTGCATGGTCATGTAATCAGTCGTGTTCTCGCTCATGTCTCTCTCCCTATCACGTAGGTCTCGTATCTGCAGTTTCTCCACAGGCGCGGCTCATCGAGAACCACCTCGATTTGATACCCCCATGAAGTCTTCCTCCACCCCCGGATGTCACGACGCACGGTCACGTACGACTTGCCTCCAGGCGCCAAAAGCTCCCTGATCTCCTCGATAACTTGTGCACGGTCCCAAGGGAGCCAGATCGTGTTGAGGACATACGTGCACGTTATGGTGTCGAATGTGCCTTCGGGCTTGGTGGGAAACGAGACGCTGTCGTACTTCTCGGCACCGACGATGTCGGCGTCCTCGCCTCGTCCACACCCGAAGTCCAGGATTCTGCCTACAACCAGTTCGGCTTCACAAAGCCTTCTCATGGGGGCGGACAGCCCCCCACGCCTGATCGCCGATCGGTGGAACCGACGGGCGCTCATTTCGCTTTAGAGGCCCCTACAACACCAAAATCCCGTCTACCCTTGCGGAACACCAGATACTCGACGATCGTCTCACAGGACGCGCTGAGCAGGTCAATAGGGTAGGGCCAGACGTGTCGCACGGCGTGGTCGATCCAAACTTCGGGGATCGGCTCGAAATGGACGCTACGCGACGTGCCGTTGACCCGGACACTCGACCAGCTGTCCTTCCACGTGATTGCCTCGGCGGTGAAGTAGCCGACGCGCACGTTGTAGGTCACGGCGCCGCCCTTCTTGATGAAGTACGGGAACCCCATCAGCCGGTAGGCGGGAGCCTTCAGCCTCTTCCTGACACGGTCTCCGATATAGATCTGGAGAACGCGTTGATCGGCCGCTTGCAGCGTCTTCACGGCCGAGGGACAGATTTTCAACAGGTGCACTGTCACGTCCCGCAATTTGCGATTCGGATTGAACATGTCCCGAATCCGGGTGACATGCTCATCGAACCCGCGCAGGTAACACCACGGACACAGCGGCGAACCGCAGCGCGTGCCCGTGAAGCCCTCCTCGTATCTGTCGGCGACCCAATGGCCCCCCGCCGGCTGGCAATTCAGCATCTGCCATGTCATCGTTTCCGGCAGCAGCTTCTTCTTAAAAAGCTCCACGACCTTGTGCTGATAGACGTATTGGAGCGCCAGAAGCGTGCTGCCGACCAGATGCCGCCAGCCCCTGTGCCGGCCCACGCGCCCTGCGTACCGGCAGTCCTGCTCGTGGTACTCGCGCAGCTGTCGCGCGGTGCTGGGCGCCTTTTTGACAAAGCTGATTGCGGGGGGAAGGGTCTTGCCGTGGGATTTTCGCCACACGGTCAGGTTGTCGATCAACCCGCCGTGTTGCGGCCAGATCTGAGAAAGGGTCCATATGAGCGGAGCAGCCATCAGGGCTCCTGCACGGTTACCTCAAGGTCGCCCACACTGGCCAGCTCCCTGCGCATCACCCGTCCCAGCTGCTCGCCGTTGAGCACGCGAACCTCATTCTTGCTCACCAGCATGGACCTGAGCGTGCTGCAGTCGTAGCAGAACGTCATGGACCGCTTCTCCTCGAAGAGAAGCCACTCCCCGGGCCAGAGCCTGCGGGAGACGCGCCGGAGAAGTTTGGGGTAGTCCGGCGGGTGATTGTCCCAGTAAATGGCCTCGTAGCGTGTGATGTGACCTTTCTTTTCGTTCGCCGTCAGATTCAGGAACTCGAAGTCGTTGTCCCGAGTGACGAGCTTCATGATGGCGTCCACAACGGCGTGGACGTCCCGTACCTGCGTGGAATCGGTTAACTCCAACCAGCTGCTTACGTGTCCTTGCATCGATTCAGGATCTCCGTGCTGGAGTGCCCTGGAATGTACGGGCCTTTAAAAACGCGCCCCCCGATGGAAGGCACGAACTCCTCGCCGACGATCTTCTTGTCGGCGTAATCGCCTCCCTTGGCCAGCGCGATGGGCCGGAGGGTCTTGATGCATGCGAGCGGCGTGTCTTCTTCGAAGACCACCACGAAGTCGACCATGCGCAGCGCCAGGAGCACCATTCCCCGGTTGCTTGCCGTGTGGACGGGACGCGACGGCCCTTTCAGCCGCGCAACCGACGCGTCACTGTTTATGGCCACGGTGATCGGGGCGCGAAGGCCCTCTCTGACGAGCGTGCGCTGGAGCCAGCAAAGAAAATTGATGTGGCCGGCGTGGATGATGTCGTAGCACCCGTTGGTGAGCGCCACGCGCCTCGATCCGAGAAAGTTGGCTAGTGATCGGGCGTCTTCCCAGTACCGCTGCATGACGGGCTCCCTGTTTCTGATTTCACTTGGGAACCGAGCCGCACCAGCATGCTGCCGAGAATAACGCCGAGCTGTCCCATGTAGTTGGTCAGCGCCTTGAGCATGGCAATCAGTTCGGCGGGACCGGGATTGCGCGGACGCCACCAGCCGTTGGGAAGATCGCTCTCAAAGCTCCAGTCCACCACGATGGTGACGGACCGGACCTCCGGGATCTCCAAGAGGCTGTCGGCGGCAGCCTGGGCCAACCGGGACGCTTTCTCGTCTATGCGTTCATTCTGAGGGCTCGCTTCCTCCTTCCGTGACTCTGTCATCATTACCTCCTTGGGCAAGAAGATCAAGACTATCAACGTCGCTTTGCAGATCTTTCTCCACCCGTGGCGTGCGGCAGTGTTTATACAGCACGTCGTTGAGAAGGTTGGACAACCGCGTCACGGCAAAGGAAAGCGGTATGAGGGCGAGAAACTGGTATCCGTGGAGGTCCTGCCACAAGAGCAACACCAGCAAAACGTATGGTGTCCAGTAGCTGAGGCAGAACGGGCAAAGGAAAAGTGCCGGGAAGAAACCTTCCTTGGTTTCGAACCAGGACCGGAAGCGCGCGAAGATCTCGCCGTGGCGAGCCGCCTCGATCACCGCACAGTTGGCGAACGCGACGATCACCGCAGCGATGAGACATTCACTCAAGCTCACCGAAAACCTCATCTGCCGTCTTTTCGGGAATGTAGGGCTGCCGTTCCTCGTCGGGGACGGCAACGACATGTTCGTCGGGTCCGTCCGCCTCCACGAGACAGGGGAGGGGGACGACGGGTCTGAAATGCGATAAGAGATTGTGGCCGAAGAACTTTGATCGGTGCCTCTGAGGCGCGACGATGCGCGAACGTTCGAGGAACCCTGCAGAACTTCTGGATATGTTCATCAGTCACCTCTATAATGAACACGCGGTCGAGTTCGGGCGCCAAACCCACGTGTCATTATAGGGTCGCCGGACTCATTAGGCAAGACCGGCAGCCATGCGGTCCCCAATCTCTTTGGCGACCATGCCGACCAGCGTCTGAAGCGCTGAGAAGAGCATGACAGCCAACGATCGGAAGAACTCAACAATGGTCATGATGACCTCCACTTCTGATACTGAACTCACCTCATACAAGAACATCGCCCGGCTCAGAGAAGAGATGAATGCCGGGCAGCCGGTTGACGAGTTGACCGCTCTCAAGACCTTCGTGGACTTCTACAAGACCAGGCCCGACACGCTCGTGCCGATCCTGGGCCTGCTCAACTTGAAAGGCCGGCCGTACTCGCTCAGGGATCATTTTGCAATGGAGCCGCTGTTCAAACTGCGGCTCCCCCGGCGGATGCTGTTCATGTGTGGCCGCCAGATCAGCAAATCGACTTCACTGGCGGCTTCCGGCATTCTGCGCGCGGCGTGTCAGCCGCATTTGTCAACGCTCGTGATAACGCCGCGCTTCGAGCAGTTGCGCCGGCTTTCGTCCAATTACTTCGCCCCCTTCATGACCAAAAGTCCCATCGTTAACGTCATGACGGATGAAAGTTGTACGAAACAGGTCCTCCAGCGGACCTTCTCGAACGGTTCCTCGGTTTTCTTCAGCTTTGCGTTCTTGGACTGCGATCGGGTCCGGGGGCTCAGTTGTGATTGGATCGACTACGACGAGGTGCAGGATCTGGATTACGAATTCCTTCCGATCATTCACGAATGCATGTCGGCCTCCAAGCTGCGGATGTCCCTCTACTCCGGTACGCCGAAGACACTGGACAACACCATCCAGGCGCTGTGGGAGGAATCCTCCCAGGCCCAGTGGGTCATCCCGTGCAGCTTGTGCGGAAAGTGGAACATGGCCACGGTGCATGAAGACCTTCTCAAAATGATCGGCAGAAAGACCTTGGTGTGTGCGAAATGCCAGCGCCCGATCAATGCGCGCGCGGGACACTGGTATCACACGGTCAAGGCGAATATGGCCAAGTTTCAGGCTTACCACATCCCCCAGCCCATAATGCCCATGCACTATGAGGATTCGGAGAAGTGGGGCGAGCTGATTGACAAGCGTGACGGTAAGAACAATTACGATCAGGCGCGGTTCTACAATGAGGTCCTTGGTGAAAGCTGCGACGTTGGAAACAAGCTGGTCACGATCACGGACATCAAGAAGGCTTCACGTTTGGGCGTTAATGACCTTGAGAAATGCATTGACGAGTTTCGACGTTGTAACGTTAGGGTGCTGGGAGTCGACTGGGGCGGCGGCGGGGAGGACGAGGTCTCCTTCACCACGGCTGCGCTGGTCGGACTCCGGTCGGACGGGAAAATCGGATGTTCCTACGCGGTCCGCTTCCACGCGGGGTTCACCCACGATGAAGAGGCCCGGGCACTGTTGCGGTTGTTCAAGGAGGGCGCCTGCCACTACTTCGCCCATGACTACGGCGGATCGGGAAGCGTGCGCGAGACCCTGATGATCCAGGCGGGCCTGCCGATCGACCGCATCGTCAACTTCATGTATGTCCGGGCGACCGCCCGGAACATGGTCCACTGGAAGCCCCCGCACGCCGGTGAGATGCGCGGGTACTTCGCGCTGGACAAGGCCCGCTCTCTGGTGCTGCAGGCCACCTGCATCAAGGGCAACGTGATCTGGCTGCCCGAGTACGAATCGAGCAAGAACGTCACCCACGATCTGCTGGCGCTGCTCGAAGACAAGCACGAGATGCCGAAGGGGGCCGATATCTACCTCGTGCGCAAGCAGCCCAAACTCCCCGATGATTTCGCGCATGCGCTCAATTATGGCTGCGTGGCTATCTGGCACATGACCAAGCGCTACCCGGACCTGAGTTCGATCCAGGGGATCAAACTGACGTCCCAGCAGCTGAGCCTGTCCTCGCCGCCCGACATGGAGGCGCTCCGCCGCACGTTGCCGCAGGAGTGATTTCGGAACCGGTTCCCAAATAGCTAAGGAAAATCAGAGGCCCGCCCTGGTGCCGGAGCACCAGGGCAAGCCCTGCTGCATTATCGGACGACATTGAGTCTTGCCTACTCTGCTCCCTATTAAGCGGCTTTTTTGCACTCGTCGCACAAAGGGCCTTCCTCCGAACAGCTCCAGCCCATGCGCTCGGCGTCACGGGCGAGGATGTCGGCAGCGCTTTCTCCGGGGTCTCCCAGGCGAAGACCGCCGCAGCGCGTGCAGCATATGAGATTGTCCTCATCGCCGACTTTTACGAACTTTCGCAACTTCGTGGCCTCGCACATTTTGTTTCTCCTGACTACCCCTGAGGGTTAAAGGAAAGAAAAACTTGCCCCGGCGCGAGAACGCGCCGGGGCGTGTTGCCACCGACGAGGTTGGTTCAGGAGCGGCTGAAGCAGTGTCCACGCGCGCCGCTGGAGAAATTGCGGCTGCGGCGGGCTTCGTTCAGATCGTCCTCCAGATCCGTCGGCCAGGCCCAGGAGCCGCCGCGCCGGGTGCAGCGCAGGCTGGTTGCCAGGGCGTCGTAGCCGATGTCGAAGAGCCGGCCAAAGTGGTCGCGCTCCTTGCGCGCCTTTTCGCCGCGCTCGCTGAAGACGCCGGAGCGCCGGTATTCGTCGTTGGCGCGAGTGGCCATCCGAACGATCAGCTTGAGCTTCTCCACCTTGGCTCGCGCGCTGACGTTGGCGCCGACGATGTAGTTGCGCACCTCACGTTCCGAAGTCCTGGGGGAGATCACGAAAGTGCCCATCTTACGTCCTTTCTAAGCAGCACCAGGGATAAGCGCCGCCATTTGGAATGCAGGCCCGATGGCGAGAACTCCACTTCACCGGACCCGACTTGTTCTTGTTTCCCGGCCGGAACACCCGCACCGGGTCCTGATTTCAACTTGACCCGCTCACGAGCGCACACCGATCAGCGCCGCTTCCCGCTCACCTCCGTGGTTGGAGCCGGGAGAGATCGATCACTGGCAGATCCGTTTCATCGAAGGTCCGCCGCCCGCATCCGTGGTTGGGGCCGGCCGAAGCGATCGAGTCCAAGGTCGCCGTGAGTCAGGTCGGGGAGTCCAGATAATTCATCGTGTGTACTTCATACTAGCACGTTTTTGCACGTTTTTTAGCTACGCAGCGGCTGCCTGCGCCTGCTCGGTGGGAATGTCGAAGAGCTTGCACACCGCGTAACGGGCGTGATCGCCCGCATTGAGCAGTGCATAGGAACACGAGAAAATGGCTATCCCGCAAGCGAATCCGGCCAGAAGGCCAACGGCCGGCCACATCACGTGGATGCTATGCAGAATGGTCACGGCGATCGAGGCCCAGCCCAGCGCGCAGGCGCCACTGACCAAAACCTCGTCAGTCTTGCTGTTGGGCTCGGCCCACAGGGACGACACCAGTGTGATTCCGGCGGCGACGAACAGGATTGCAGCGAGAAGAGGTGCGGGCATTTTGTTTCTCCTGGTTAGAAAGAGGCGGAAAGGGCGAGGGGCCAGCCGAAACCGGCCCCGAGAAAAACTTAATTCCAAGCGTATCGGGCGTGTCTGACTGCTTGTGCTGCGATGGAGCGCGACGGCGGCACGACCTCAAGTTTGGGAGCCGACGTCAAGACCCAAACGATCGACTGTGCGAATGTTGACAGGAGCGGGACGCCTACAACAACAAAACCGAGAATGACCCCGATGATACCCACCGTGGCCAGAACGGCCGAGAAGCCGGACACCACAGCAAGCACCTGAAGAGCGCCCAACGTGAAAAACCTCAAAGCAAGATACGCGGCAAAGGTGCCGATCGCTGCCGCAACCGCGCGGGCCAGCGTCTGCCAACCCTGAACGTTCTCAACGACCCACAGGCCGCCGAGTACCAGCGCCGCCACGGCGGCACAAATCAGCGAGACGATGAAAGGACTCATTATGTTTCTCCTGTTTAACAGCGGGAAACCGACCCGAGCACGAGGCCGGTTTCCCGTAGGGAAATGTACGTGTGCTCTATGGGATACTACCTCGTTTGAGCCCTTTTTTTAGCCTTTTGAGGCCCGGCCAAAACGGGTCAGGAAACGGCCGGCACCCCCTTCGTGATGCCGGGAATGCCGGTGTTGATGACATCGGAGACCAGCTGCTTGGCGTCCGCTTCCTTCTTCTTCCAGAGGCGCGTGACTGCCGCAAAACTAAGAAGGTTGTACGACGCGATCAGCGACTGGTAGAGCGCGTTTGCCGACAGCGTCCCGATCAGGATTCTCATCCCCCAGGTGGTCAGCTCCCGCAGATTGGCAGCGATGTTGTGCGCCACGAAAAACCCGCAGAAGATCACGGCGATGCAGGCCACGACATCGCTGACCGGCACGTTCCCGTAGAGCCTCGCCCGCTTGCAGGGGAACAAGGGGAAGAAGTGGTGGACCAGCATGGCGATCATGCCGCTCAGGGCGAACGTTCCGACACCGGCGCCCCAGTGCAGAATCTTGGCGGGAATCTCGCCGACGTTGTCCTTCACCAGCGTGAGCAGGTTCGGGACGACCAGAAGCCAGAAGGCCGCAAACAGCACGGCGACTGACATGTATGCCGGGATCACGTAGATGGCCGGCAGGTAAGAGCACAGGTTGAACAGGAATCCAAACATAGGACCCCCTTTCATTAGAGTTGACGAAAAGTCAGAAGCCCGATTACCGGCCCTCCAACACTGATGTTTTTGCCGCCTCAAAGAGGCGCACGAAGCCCTGCGGAGAAAGCAGGGTCCGCGTTTTCATGTGGGTCGCCATGTTGCTGTACGCCTGCATGGCGCACGCGAGAGCGACGTAGCTGCCCATCGCTTCATGTTGAAGCTCTGACAGCTTTTTGTGTGCGGAGCCGACCGGCTCCATCTCCTCCAACGACTCTTTGGCCACCTCGAAATAAAGCTGGCCCTGGCTGACCATCTTCAGGTACTTCGGCCAGCATTTGCTGGAGAAGTCCAAGAGCTGTTGACGAGTACGGATCTCAGAAAGACCCGAGTACAGCTCACGGCCTGCCCTCTCAAACAGCCCTTTTGCCGCCTCGAACTGAAACCTGATCTCCGTGCTCATTCCACACCTCCTGAAAGAGTTAGTAAAAACCGGTCCAGCAAGGTATTGTAACCCGAAAGAGGACTTGATTTAGGAGCCCGCAAATGCGCCTGGTCCCCCTCCTGTTCCTGCTTCTGCTGGTCGGCTGCGTGGCCGACAACGAATCCAGGCAGTCGTCCGATCCCGTCACGGAAACCCACATCAACGTCCCGCCACCCAAGGTCGAGGTGAAGCAGGCGGACACGGACAAGATCGTGGAGGACACGGCCGCCCGCGTCTCGCAGAACGTCAAGACCGATCTGGCAGCCAACCAGGCCCAGCTGTCCGGCCATATCGTGGCGCAGCTTCACAAGCTGGAGGCCAACATGAAGGGGCTTCTCAATCTGGAGGCCAAGCTGGAGAACAAGATGTACGCCGACCTGAGAGCCGATCTGACCAGCACGGTCTCGGCCGTCGCCGAGCTGAGGGCCAACTTCAGCGCCAACGTGACCGTGACCAACAAGATGGACGCCAAGATCGACAACCAGATGAAGGCGCTCTCGGACATCAAGACCGAACTGGGAAACGTGGCAGGGCAGGCCGACGCCACGGTCGCCGCTCAAATGGGCCTGTCCAACAAACTCACCAAGATGCAAACCACGCTGCAGACCGATATCAAGGCGGGGCGGGATGTGAACATGTGGCCCGTGTCTGCGGTGATCACGGTGCTGGGAATCGTGCTGCTGCTGGGCGGGCTGATCTTCGGGATCACGGCCGTCATTGCCAAGCGGGCCTACGACAACGCGCGCGCGAGGCAGGACAACTACATGAAGCTGCTGATGGCGGCTCTCGGCGATCTGGAGCCCCACAAGGCCGAGAAGATCCGAGCGCAGCTCTGATAGGTAAAAAAAGGGCGCCTTACTGCGCGCCCTGTTTGGCTTTGCCCTCGGCAGTGAGAATCACCTCTGCCAGGGCTTCTACCCAAGACTTCCACCGTGCATGCCGCGCCTGAGCCATCCGCAGCTCCCTTTCCGCACGAACAAGATCCAACTTGTCAGCGCGATGCCTCTCTCGTTCTAAGTCTTTCTCAGCACGAGCGAGTTCCTGGGCCTTCAGGTTCTCCTGGGAGCGGCAGTGTGCCATGAGCGTATCTAGTGGGTCCGTGCCGGCCAGCAGGGCTCCACAGTCCGGGCAGAACTTAGTCGTACGTTCCTTCTGGCAGCAGATCATTTGTTTCTCCAGGATGTGAGCGCTCGTACGCTCGGGCTAACTGAAAAACAACAGGAGCAAGGCGTAGCCCACGATCGTCCCGATCACTACGCCCCAGTTGGTTTCCTTCTCTTCAGCGGGCATGATCGCCCCTCTCTCCCCTCCGTGGACTTCGGAACCGGTTCCGAAATCGGGCCAAAGGGCAGGTTCAGTTGCCTGCCCTTGCGTTCGTACCTGCGTTTTTCCTCCATCTCGGCCAGGACCCGCTGAAGGATCTGACCGAGGCGTTCGGGCTGTCCCATGATCAGCCCTCCATCGCTTTGTATTTGGCCAGCAGGTGAGCCAACTTTATGGACAGTTCGGTGAAGCAGCATAGTTTGTCCACGTCGTGTTCCGGCGGCACCAAGCGAACGGCTTCAATGTGAGCAGCACCCACCCGCATTGCCTCCTTCCGGTTCGCCGCCGAAGGCTCCGCCTCGACGATCCGGATCTGAGACCGCAAGTCGGTAATGGCCCGATGAAGCGTGATATCTTTTTGCGCGGTCTGCACGAAGTCAGACGCGTGGCTGATTCTCTCAGCCTGGTCGAGGAGAAACTGGACATCCTCGTAGTGTCGGCGCATCTGCTGAAACGACGGTCGGAGGAGTCCCTCCGAGGCCCCCAAATCCATCAATCGCTGGTAGATCTCGGCATTCTTTATCAGCCGAGCCAGCGAATACGCCAGTATGTTCGTCTCTCGCAACCGAGAGAACTCGATGAAGCTCTGGGCGGCCTCTTCAGCCCCCTCTGTGAGGTACTCGGCTAACGTCCCCATTTATCTCCCTCCGGTTAAAGGTAAGTCCTGCACATGATTTTAACGCCTGCGGGGGCTGAATTTAGAGGCTGGGCCGAAGGCCCGCCTGTGATAAGATTCGCCCATGAGGAAGGGAAACGAATACGAAAACCGGTACTGCACGGTCTGCCTGAAAACCACGCGACACGAGAAGCGGGGCAGTACGGCCGTTTGTCTCAGGTGCGGTCGGAAGAAGCGGCCCAGCCAGGCGCGAATACCTAAAAAAGGGCGCTAGGCGCCCCTTCGAAGTTTCTCCGTGCGGGCAATGATTCCCGCAGCCTCGACCACGTCTTGCATGTCATCCGCTTCTCGGATGACCCGGCCGGCACGCTCGATCAGCCGCTGCCGCGCCCGATCCAGCTTTTCGGCACGCAGCATTCGTAGGGTCTGGTGACCTCTACGCAGCGCTATCCGTCGCTCGCGTTCCTTGGTCGTCATGGCTCTCTCCTGTCCTCCGGGTCAAAGAAAAGAGCGGGCCGAATTGGCCCGCTCCTAAAGGTGCGTACTTTATCCTAACCCCTTCAGGGGGTTATTTTAGAGGCTGTAGTGCATGAGCTTGACGGACTCGCCGTCGATCTCGACGTAGGTGTTGGAGCCTTTCCACTCCCCGGCATTCACGTACTCGATCCGTCCGTCTCCACGGACGTGCTCGGGCGTGTGCAGGTGGCCCATCACCAGAACGTCAAAACCCATCTTGCCGTAGTGCCTCCGAGCCTTCTCCCGCATCCCGTCCTTCAAGCGCTGGTAGCTGTTGCGGTCCTTGAAGTAGGAAGGAGCGTCGTAGGCCCGTGGTTTGGGAGGCTTCATGAAGAGGTGCTCGCAGACCTTGCGGGTCCACGAACTGAGGCGGTAGAGGGGGTAATACCACAACATCATGTGGTCGAACTGATGACCGTGGATGACGGCCACCTTGCGCTTGCCCGCACGCACGGCCGTGAAGTGGGGCCGGACGGGCACGGTGTTGGTGTCGAGAACGGGGTCTTCCAGGTAGGCGCTGTCGTGGTTGCCCAGCAGGTACTCAACAATGACCTTTTTGGCGTAGAGCCGATCGAAGAAGGTTTGCAGGCTCTTGTGCTTCTGTCGAAGGGTCTCGGCGTCCTCGTCCCAGAGATCAAACAGGTCCCCGGCAATGATCAGGCGGTCACATTCGAGCGTGAACAGGAAGCTCTTGAAGGCTTCCAGCTCGCAGCGGACGCTGCCAATGTGGATGTCCGACACGATAACCGTCTTCATTCACGGGTCACCTCAGCTGGTTAGTTCTCGGAACAGCATCAACCACGCCGCCATTTCCCCCACCCCGGAACTTTGCTTGTTGGCGGCCATGCGCATCTTCCAGTTGGGATGCACCCATTCCGCCTTGTAGACGTCCACCTCGAAGACGCCCAAGGGGTTGCCCATGGGAATGTTTTTGAGGAAGAAGACCTCGACCTGCACGTTCAACAGATGGAAGACGCCTGTGTTGGTCAGGGGAGCCCCGGCGCTAGGCGAGACCACCCCCGTAAAGAATTCAGCATCCCAATACCCGGTGTTGCTCAACTGCTCATTGCTCGTCGGCACGGGCACGCACTGCGACGGGTAAACCCGATGCGTCGCGTGCGGGTGGTTGGGAATCAGAATGCTGTATCCCAGGCCCGTGTTGTAGGGCAGCACGGGGATGGGCTCCTCGCCGCCTGAAGAGGAGGAAGACGAGCTGCCTTGCGGGATCTCCTCATAGGGCGTGGCAGGCATAACCACCGAGAAGCTGAAGCGGTCGTCCATGTCCCAGTTGGCCACGGGGGAGTAGAAGACCTCGCCGTCGTGCAGCTCCACGGGGGCCTGGAACTGGATGTCCACTGCCTTGTTTCCGTCTTCCCCGTCAAAGCTCAATCGCAGGTTCTGGCCGTCGCCCACGCCCGAAGCCGGAGGCGTGGGATTGAGATTGTCGCCCGCCCCCGTGAACCAGGTCCTGAAGCCCTTGGTCGCTGGCCACGGCACGACTTCAGCAGTCTCTTCGATAACCACAGATTGTGTGGTGGGATCACTTGGCGTGTTGTCGTGAGCGGCGATCAGGCCCCCGCACGGTTCTGTCGTATCCCCATCCAGTGTCGTTTTGTCGGCCGAAGAGAGTTGCGTTTTGAATCGCACAGTGAGCGTGTCGCCGGAAGTGCTGACATCATCCAATGCCGTAACAATCGAAGAGGCTTGGATCTCGTCGTGGAGTTTGGCCGTGTTGGCGCCGCCGTCCGGGAAGTCGTCGGCAATCGAGTACGTGTAGCTGTAAGACACGCTTCCTCCTCCTACGTTGGGATCTTCCAGAACTCAAGATCCGCGTCCGAGATATAGAACGTGCGCGTGGGGCCTCCGACGGCGGCGCCTTTCCATCGCAGGGCAAACTGACGTGACTGACTCGTGAAGTCGATGTGAAAGAACCCCGCGTAGTTCACGCCATCGTCGTCCGAGTCCAGGTAGAACGTTCTGTGCTTGTAAGCCACGCTATTGGTGACGTCGTAGATTTGAACCTCAATATCGCCACCAGAACTCATATACAGGAACGCCGAGAAGCCAACCCTGTACATACCAGTCAGCGTCGGCGTCGTGAACGAGGTCTTGGTCGACCACGTCGTTTTTGACGTGGTTGAGCTTTCGCCGTGTGAACTGGAATATTGATGGTCCTGATAGCCGGGCCCCGTTGTGCCCGAGGCCCCTGTGACCCCTGTGACGCCCGTCGCACCAATAACGCCTTGCGCCCCCGTAGCGCCCTGCGGACCTGTGGCCCCCGCCGGACCCTGATCGCCGGTGGCGCCCTGCGGCCCCGTTGCCCCTTGTGCCCCTTGAGGGCCCGTCGCCCCCGTCACGCCGTTGGGGCCAGTGGCGCCCGTTGGACCGATCGAACCTGTCGGGCCCTGATTACCGGTCACTCCTTGCTGCCCGGTCGCGCCGGTAATGCCAATGGCCCCCTGCGGGCCAGTGACCCCCGTAGCTCCGTCCGAGCCGGTAGCCCCCGTAGCGCCCGTCGCGCCCGGGGGTCCGACTTCCGTTACGTTTGTGGTGGAGCCGTCATCGTCCTTGGTGTACCACTTGGACGTGGCCGTGCTGTAGATCTGGGAGCCCTTATATACGTTGGTGGGTGTCGACGTGGGGTCGTGATCGACCGTCACGCTGCGCAGCTGCTCGCCCAGATCGATAGTGCCGATGATGGCCATTCATTACGACTCTTCGTTGACCCAGTAGTAGACGGTCCAATCGATCGTGTCCCCGGTGTCGCCGGTCACCTGAACGATGGCGTTAGTGCTGCTGACCGTGATGGTCGCGCTGTACTGACCCTTTGACTCACGAGAGAATGGCGTGCCGGCCAACCCCTGAAGGGTCGCGTTGCCACCGCTCTGACGGTAGACAGCGGCCTCACGCACATAGACCGCTATCTCGGTATTGTCCGTCTTGCGGCCAACGATGTGGGCTCGAATGTAGTTCACCGAGTTGTTGGTGATGGCAATGGTTGCTGCCGTCGTGGGTGTGTTGTTGGTCGTCTGGACCGTCGCCGTGGAGAAGGCCGGCCCGGTTGCGCCAGTGACACCCGTGACACCAGTAACGCCGGTCACGCCCGTAACGCCGGTTACGCCTTGAATGCCTGTCGGGCCTGTAGCTCCGGTGACGCCTGTGACACCGTCATTGCCGGTAACACCCGTGACGCCAGTAACGCCCTGAACGCCAGTTGGGCCGGTAGCCCCGGTCACGCCGGTGACGCCGTCATTGCCAGTCACGCCCGTGACGCCGGTCACGCCCGTAACGCCGGTCACGCCATCATTACCGGTCACGCCCGTGACGCCGGTTACGCCCGTGACCCCGTCGTTCCCGGTGACGCCAGTAACGCCCGTGACACCCTGAACACCAGTTGGGCCGGTGGCCCCAGTTGTGCCGGTCACGCCCGTGACGCCGTCGTTACCGGTCACACCCGTAACGCCAGTAACGCCCGTGACCCCGTCGTTGCCGGTCACGCCAGTGACGCCGGTTACGCCTTGGACGCCTGTCGGGCCTGTTGCGCCGGTCACACCCGTGACCCCGTCATTGCCGGTCACGCCCGTGACGCCGGTTACGCCTTGGACGCCTGTCGGGCCTGTTGCGCCGGTCACACCCGTGACCCCGTCATTGCCGGTCACGCCCGTGACACCAGTGACGCCCTGAATCCCAGTTGGGCCTGTCGCGCCTGTAACGCCCGTGACGCCGGTCGCGCCCTGTGGGCCCGTCGCACCAGTGATGCCCGTTGCGCCTGTCGGGCCGGGAAGCCCGAACTCGATCACATCGGTGTTGTCGCCGTCAGAGAGTTTTCGGTAGAACTTGCCGTTGGCCTCGTAGATGATGAACGTGCCTTGGGCAAGATCGTGGTTGTTCGTAGTTGGGTCGGCATCGACGGTTGCCGCAAGTTTACCGTCGCCTAGGTCGGTTACGCCAGTGACAGCCATCAGCTCACCTCCACCGTGGTGTATTTGATCTTCCAGTTGATGTTGTGGCCGGCGTTTCCTCGGACCTGGATGACGGCATTGCTGCCGCTCACTTCAATGAAGACTTGGTACGCGCTTCTGCTTTCACGCGTAAACCCTGTCCAGGTTCTCCCTTCTCGTGTCGCGCCTCCTCCGCCCTCTCGATAGACGACGGCTTGCCTCATGTAGCCGCCTCTGTCCGCACCGTTGGTCCGTCTTGCTGCCGCCCACGCCGTTATCACTATAACAGTATCATCCGAGACTGGAATAGTCGAAATGGTCGTTACCGTGGCATCACTTGTGCTTCCCGTATCGGTCGTAAAGTCGCTTCCAGCGGCTCCCGTAGCGCCCGTGACACCCTGCACGCCTGTCGGACCTGTTGAACCGGTGACTCCCGTGACCCCTCCGGGCCCCGTCGCGCCCGTTGGCCCGGTCACACCTGTGGCTCCCGTTGGCCCTGTAGCGCCGGTTGCTCCCGTGACGCCGCCGCCTGCGGTGAAGCCGTTTATAAACCGGCCGGCCACTGCGATCCAGCGCCCTTCGGAACCGTCGACCGTGTATGGCGGGTTCTCGCCCGAACACGAACTGGACGATGACGAGGAACTCGAAGACGAGCTGGGTGTCAGCCCACTGTCCCAGAGGTAGATCACACTGTCATCGTCGCAGAGATTGCGCTGGAAGGTGACGATACCGTCGCCGTCCTCGGTGCCCTTCTCGTTGTGAAGCTCGACCGGGTTGGTGATGTCCTCGACCTGAATGCGGCGAAGGCCCAGCCCCGGAAGCCCCGTGGCTCCGGTTACGCCTGTCACGCCAAGAGGACCGGTTATCCCCGTAGGCCCGGTCGCGCCCGTCACGCCAAGCCCTGAAGGGCCCGTCACGCCCGTCGGTCCGGTGAGCCCTGTGGCCCCCGTCACACCTGTAACGCCCGTTGCCCCCGTGGCGCCCACCGTCGAGATGGCTGTGGGTCCTGTGATTCTGATCCAGCGGCCTGGATTAAAAAGAGAGATGTCATCAGGCTTTACGACGTTGACGCCGTCAGGCACGTCCATGGAGTCGGCGTCGAAGCGGAACAGCCCCGAGTCCTCAACCAGACAAACCATCTGGTCCCGATAGCCTTCCGGCTCAGTGCTTGAGATCTCGGCCAGGTCCAGGTTGTCCTGGACGGGCGTGTGGTTGGCTACCGTACTTCCAGCGTCGTGCGAGACTTGCACGCGCTCGATGTCTATGTCGTGAAGGTATTCTCGGAGCTTGGTGCGATTGGTTTGGTGAGCGAGAACCGTCTCGACCATTCCCTGAACGGTGATCTGCTCTTCAGGGTCCAGCGTGCGACCATGGGGCGGTATCCACCCGAAATGCCATCTCTCGGTGGAGATGTTCTTGATGATCGTGATGGCTTTCTGGAACCGCGCCATGGTTCTGTCACTCTATCAATTCAGCTGGTTTCAGGCAACACATCTCCCGATAGCTAAAAAAGGGGAGAACGCTCCCCTTCTAACGGATCTCCATGAAACAGTCCATCCTTACCCCGTTCACGTGCAGGTCCCGTTTAGGGTGAATGACGACCTGCCACCGCCCTGTCAAGGCTCTCGCCTCTGCCACGAAAACGGCTTGCTCGTCGTGCTCATCCTCGTCCTTCTCGTCCTCCTGAATGTACTTCCGCATGCATTCCATCATCACCGGAGTGATGTTGTAGTTCCAACCGTCGGGGCTTGTACCGAGCCCCTCGAAATCCCGATCGCCTATGTAGATTGGAAGCTCCCCGTATATCAGTTCGTCCAGCCTTCTGAAAATCGCTTCCAGCCACACCTTTTCGTGCGGTTCCAAAAGGCATGTCGGGTCCCTTCGACGTCGCGCCACTTGCTCGCGCAGTGGAAACCGTCGCTTGCGTTGTTTCATGACACACCCTCCAATGGGTTAAAAGTGCGGACATCACTCGTCCTGCACATGATTTTAACGCCATGTGGGGGTGTGATTTAGAGGCGCAGACGCGCGGCCCACTTCGACACGTATGCATCCCAGCTCTCCTTGGAGATGACCCATCCATCCGAAGTGTCCGTCGTCGCCAGAAGCTCACGGCGCGTAAGGTCCTCAACAACATTGCCGATGTTGAGCACGGGAAGGTGGTTGTTGCGGGAAGCGCGCAGGAGGGGAGGGCTTTCCAGCATGACCTGTCCGCCGACGTCATCGATCATGATTCCTTTCTGGCGCTTCTTGTTTTGAAGCCGCGTGCGGTATTCCTCAAACGGCATGTGATCCAGCACCATCAACCCGTCCTTTCGAAACCAGCAGAAAAGGTCGATGAGGGCCTCGGCAGGCTTGACGGTTGCGCGAAAGTGCTTCCTGGCGGCTTCGATCAGGTTGAGCACGGGCAGCTTCAGGTAGACGGCGTACCAGCTGCAAAAGTCTTCAAGGAGCGCGTCGCCGAGCACCCCCTCGGGCAGCTGATACTCCTTGGCCTGGAGCGCGATGAGGTAGTTGAGAATGTCATCGAACGGCGGCCACTCGTAACTCTTGTTCTCGACGGCAAAGACTTCGCCCCAGCGCCCGCCCGTGGCCAACGCCGCCGCGTCGTGAGGCCCAACCACGAACAGGGCGTTGTCGTGGCAGGCTGGAGGCCAGAAGCGCAGCTGCCCCCCAGCCGTGCTGCGAACCATCGAGGGGTAGCTTCGCATGCCAAGGCCGTCCCGAATCTTGTTGATGTTCGGACGGACATAGTCCTCAACGCTGTGCTGCGGCATGCCCGCCTGTTCGGCAAGATGACGGCACAGAAGATCGGCCTGGGAGCCCGGACCGCCCGTGAAGGCCCACGGCCGCGCGAGTTCGCCCTTCATGGGCGCCACCAGGTTGTGAACGAAGGCTGCAGCCGCGCACGCGAAGATCGCCCGGCTTTCCACGTCCTCGTCGGCCTGGGAGGGCTGCCGCTCCTTTGGTGCCCGCACGCAGCTTCCCGGCATGTTGGGCAGCATCGTGTCCTGCTTGCATACCGCCCCCTTCTCCACGAAAAAGGCCGGAAACGAGATGCGCCCCGTTTTGTCCACGCCCACCGTGGTTGTCAGCCGCACCGTACGGGGGTCGCCCAGCATCTTGGCAATGTTTATCAGCTTGAGTTGCCACTGCTTGTTGATAAGTGGAACGCCCATGCCCGCCGTGATCATCGTGTCCCGAAGCCACGAGGCGAAGCTGCGCTCGATCTCCACGAGATCGTCGAAGAACGGGGCCTTCTGCCCTTTGTACTCGATCACGCCCTCCCAGTAGATCTTCTTGGCCTGCGCGTCCACGACTTCCCTGTTCACACGAACGATCGCGTCGCAGATGCATTCCTCGCCCTTGGAGTGCATGATGAACCAGCCGTCGGGCCGCTCCAGAATCTTCTTGTTGCCGATGATTGCCTGTCGAACCACGGGCAGGTCGCCCAGATAGTATTCCAGCTTTGCCTTGCGAGCGGCAGGACAGGCTTCCAGAAGCTCCTTGCGTTCGCGCGTGGTCAGCGCCAGCGCGTTGAGCGCGACGTCGATGTCCGTCTCCTTGCGCTTGTCGTCGGTCAGCCACAGGGACAGCGCCTCGGGCCACGGGCGCGCGTGCTCCTCCATGAGCTTGAGCGCGGCAGTGGCCGGCCCCCGGGTGAAATATTCCTGGGGCGTGGAGCTGCGAAGTTCGGGGTGGGATGTCACAAAGCCGTTGGCGCCCAGCTTCTTGGCCTGCGCGAAGACCTTCCATTCGGAGCCCGGTGACCAGAAGATCACCCGGGAGGCATGAACGGACTGCCACGCTCTGTCAGTCTGGTCGTTGTAGAGCACCAGTTTGAGGGGGGTGTCGAAGGTCGCAAAATGCCGATTGTGCAGGTGCAGGGCGGCCTCAGTGTCGTCGGTGGCAAAAGCGACCCGGTCAAAGGGCTTGAGCGCCTCCAGCATGGCCAGCCCGCCCTCCATGCCGAGCCGGTTGGTCACGTTGGCCCTGATCAGAGGGCAAAAACGCTCCCGCCCCCGATCGTCGAGGAAGCGCAGACCGCATGTGCGCCCAGGCACGTCCTGGTAGTTGAGCACGAGGCTGGTGCCAAACCCCCCTTTGGGAAAGACCTTCCGGTAATCATTGCCCATCACCTGCAGAATTTCCTTGCGCGTGGTGGCACCCACGAAGCGCACAAGTCGGTTGGATCTGCGCCCTCGCCCGCTCCACAACCGGGCTTTCTGGAGCCGTTCGAGCAGATCGGGGCGCGGAGAGCCCAGCAGCCCTTCCTGAAAGGTCTCCCAGAAGCCCCTGACCTGACGCCAGCGCTCGGGAAAGTTCGTCACGTAGGCTTCGATGGAGCCCTTGTCGGCAGCCACTTCCGGGGCTTCCTGAAAGAAGCCCTCCTCGATGGCACGGCTGACGGCGTCGCGCGGGTCCTTCAAGGAATGCATGTAACCAAAGAACTCTACGGAATCTCCACATTGGTTGCACCGTCCGCAGTGCATCCAGTATCCTTCCAGGCAGGGGTCGATGTAGATCGACAGGGATTTGTGATTACACAGCGGACAAGTCGTTCTCTCTGGAATGACCCCCTTGACGGTGATCCTTGCGGCAGCTAGGATCTTGCTGGGAGCAAGATGTCTCGATAAGTTCTTCGGAGGAGTCAACATGCGCGGCCCTGCCGACTTCTACGATGATGCCAACCAACAACAACTATACACGCTGGACCGACTGTATGGCCTCCCGAAGTTCGTAAAGGAAGCCGAACAGGAGGAGAAGGCAGGCATCAATCGATTACCTTCTCACGTTTTCGCAGATCGAGTCCGGCGCAAGTTCCCTTGCCACACGAAGGCGGCAACGTGGCTTGCCCAGGCGTACTTCTGCCTGGCTGAACCCCAATACTCTAAGGAAGAAAGGGCGCTTGTTCAAGACCGCATCACCAAACAAGCGGCTTATTGGGGTGTGAAAAATACGACCGACCGGCTTCGGACGACGTGGCAGAAGCTCGCCTCGACCGAACGGCCGGAGGTCGGCGACGCGGATCACGCGCTCGTGGTGGACATGGGAGAAGGCAAAAAGATGCGCCGAATGCCCATGCCCAACGCGATGTCGGTCAAGCTGGCCGGTGAGTACCTGTTTGCCAACCGGTACAATTACCCGTATCAGTGGCGCCGCGCGGCTTCCCGCCGAATCCTGAAAAAGGCCATGGAGTACGACGCCAAATTCAGGGAGGGCGAGAAGGTGGCTGGGGCCGGATTGGGCGTCCTGCAGTTCGACGACGACACGCAGGAATACCTGGAACGTGCCAGCGGCTTCGGCATGTGCCATCCCAAACAGGCCGCCGAGCAGCTCTCCCGCCGGGCGCTGATGATCTCGTCCCGCTTCAATGACGTGCGAGAGAAGATCGCCACGATCGCGCAGGAACTCCACGAGATGGAGGAGTGTGATGCGGAACTGCTCCACAAGGTTGCCGAAGCCGTGGATTGGGCCGATCGGCAAACCGGACTCTGCAAGCAGTACCACCTCGGAATCGATCTGCCTGAAGAAATGTTCTTTCAGGTCTTGGAGAAAGAGGCCGAAGCGGTCATCAACAACCACGTCACGCTGACGACCGGCAACAGCTGGCCGATCGAGGTCTTCTCGCATCTGCCCGCCCAGAAGGTCGCCGAGGTGCTTGGCGGCGATATCGCCGACGCGCTCGAAGGCAACCACGGTCTTCTGGACCTTGAGAAATTCGCAGAGATCGCGCCCACGCTTCCGCGTCCCGACGCCGAGCTTCTTGAAACGGCGCTGAAAGCCGCCGCCGAAGAGGCGTACGAGAAGGACGCGACCCTGATGAAGCAAGGCCGTGCCCCCCTCAGCGCGAACTTCAAGTTCGACAAGGATGAATGGACCAACTGGCACAAACGAATGGTGGCTGCGGACCCGCGCGGCGTTGGAGTTGAATCCCCCCTCAGGCACAACCAACAAGTCCTCTAAGGAGTCGGGCATGAGTGACGCAGAAGAACTGGGCGAACTGATCGGCCTCGAATTTGAAAAAGAGGCCAGACGGCCGGGTATGATGCGCGCCACGGGACGAAAGGCACCGCGTCAGCAACCCGCGCAACGTCGAGCACAGCGTGATCGTCCGCAGCAACGGCGACCTCGGCAGCGCCCTCAGAGCCGACAGACCGCCGGTTCGGGCGGTCCCCGGAAGCCGGCACCCAAGGCACAACCGCTGGCAAGGCGTCCCTCGGGCGCCATGGCCACGACACGAGCGCCGGCCCCCACACCCGCAGCGCGAAAGCCGCTGGTCACGCCTGCACCCTCCGGTACGGCCGGAACCATCACACCCCCTCCGGGCGGCGCGATGGTCCGACGCCCTGAAACCCGGTTGGCTGGCGGCGCGAAGCCCGTCGTTGAAGTGCTGCCTCCGCAGGCTGCTCTTCCGTCCCCGGCAAGGCAGCTGGGTATGCGTGTCGGGCGTTCAACCAGAGTTGACGTGCCGCCTGCAGCGTCGGCACCTGCGGCGCCGGCCCTTCCGGCACCGACGGCAGCCCCCCAGCCCGTGAGCGCAAAGCCGCCTGCGGGCGCTCGTACTGTTCGCCGAAAGCGCGGACTCCGAGGGGGACAGCCACAACCTGATCTGCCGCCGCCTCCCCCGCGCGCGATGCCGCAACCCACGACGCCTCCGGGCGCTCGTGCCGTCAAACGAAAGCGGAAGCTCAGGGGCGCGGAACTCGCACCAGCGACTACACCGGCGGCAACCGCGCCGGCAGCGGCTGCGCCAGCAGGCGCACAAACGCCTGAATCCCGGTTCATGGCCGAAGCGGCCAAAAGAACCCCAACAGAGCCAGCACCGGCCGCAGCCCCCGAATTTGTTCCTTTGGCTCAACGGCTCGGACAGGCCATCGGTGTTCAGCCGCAAACCATCAACCGTCTTGGCAGTGTTGGACTGGGCGTGGGCGGCGGCCTGATGGCACGAAGCGCCTTGGCTGACCCGCACGAGGAAGCTCTGCGGCAGTACCTGCTGGCAAACCCGTTCATGTACGGGCAAATGAACCCCTACGCCGCGTCCATGATGATGTACTAAATCCATGCGAATCGACAAACGGCCCTTCATGAGACAGCTCGCCGACCCGGATGCAATCGGGTCGGTGCTGCTCGTTGGGCTGCTTGACGAGTATGGCACGGAGATGTTCGGCTGGGAGCCACAAACGCTGGACATGGAAGTGAAGCATGATTGGAGCGTGTCCATCCCGCAGGTCAACAAGGACAAGATCTGGGCGTTGGTGACCGAGCTGACCACCAACCTCTTCTACACCAGCCTCGACGCGTTCACCCACATCTGTAATGCACTGAACGGCTCCGGGGCCGACTTCCAGAACTTCGACTTTGCCACCGTACAGGAGATGTGCTGGGCCATCGCCGAAGTGCAGTTGCTGGACCCGCCCGAAGAGGGCGAGATGTTCAACGAAGAGATTCGTTCCTACATGGCCACGCGCCTGAAGGACGAAGGCTTCGAGCGCGTGCCGAAGATTCTGAAGCCCTATGTCGAAATGCCCGACAACGACGAAACGATCGACGGCGTACTGCAGGATGACGGCATCGAAGCTAAGGCTTTTTGGGATCGTCAGATGCGGGAGGTGTTGTCGATCGACCAGTTCGTCCGGGAGCGGCTCCACAAGCTGTTCGTGGATCTGGCCTCCCTTCCGCTTGAGAACGCTGATTCCGAAGCAATGAAAGCGACGTTACAGCGCGCCGGTAAAGTTTTGGCAGGACAATCGCAACAGACAGCACGGGAAGAGGAATCCGTTCGACCTGCTCCAGTGTTGTGAAGTCGAAGATCTTGTGCGGCTCATCCGACACTAGCGCAAACCGATTATCCAGAATCTGAAGCGTGATGGCCGGAAGCGACTTGGAAAAGTCCGCCGCCTCGTACAGCCTCCCCAGATCGTAGAACCGCTTGTCGAAGCGCTTGATGACTGAGCATGCATGTTCGGTGTGAAACCCCAACTGCTTGAGCATGTCATAGGACACGACAGCCAGCATCTCGCCGTCCGTCAGGGCGCCCTTCTGCGGGCCGTTCAGAACGGTATTGAGCACGAACCTGATGTCCTTCTCCGTCAGGTCCGTGACCACCGTAAGGGATTCACTGTCGAACATCATAGGGCAAGCGTGATCTTCCAAACCTGTCGGTAGCGGAGATCATCCCGGCGCGTAGCGATGTCCGCCGCGTTGACGGGCGGCTCGCCGGTCTTGCGGTCCACGGCAAAGGGGCCACCCTCCTGGGAAATGCCGGCCTTCTCCATCCCGTGTTTGAGACGCTCGTTGTAGGCCAAAGCGCGAGCTGCCGCCGAGGTCACCTCCTCCAGATTGGTCCCCTCGACAATGACGCGGATCGTGTTCGTGGAAAGCGCGCTGCTCTGGAATTGACTGTCGTCAGGCTTCTCCACTTCGTGGATCTTCAGTCCCATGGTGTTCTCCAATTTCGGAACCCGTTCCAAAATGCTGCCAAAGTTTCTCGGACCCTATCAGCGGCGATGTTCGATGTCAAGAAAGTCCTGATAGCTAAAAAGAAGGCAGCCGCCCCGGAGAGGGGCGGGACGGCTGCCTTGGCCGGCGGGCCTCCACCGCCGGTTTAGAAAATCAGCCAGAGCGCGGCCCCGAAAAACCCGAGGCCGAGCAGGCTCAATGGGGTTGTCTTTTCAAGAAGGACCATGAAACCGTCCCACAGCCCCTTCGCACACGAAAGCAGGAATCCTCCATCTTCTTCGCCCATATCGTTCCTCCAGGCCGCCCGCCCGCTTGAGCGGGCGACCGATCCCAGTGGAAAACTCAGGTGCCAAGAGGCAGGGGCGTTGCGCCCGGTCCGGCCTCCTGTGAAGGAGTGATATCGGTTTTGGCCTCTTCCTGCTTGAGCGCCAGGGTGTAGGCGTTGCGAAACGCCTCGTCCTTGACCCGGAGAAGCTGGCAGATCTGCTTCACCGCCGTCTCCCGCTCCGGTCCATCGGCACGCTCCTTCGCCACCTCTCCCAGCCGGAAGACCGTTCGGGGATGCAGGCGAATGTGGGCCTTGTTGAACGCGCCCCGCCCCACGCCATGAATGTCGGCACCGATCCGACCGGCACGACGAGCAACGGCGACGACGATGTCACCCACCAGGGCGACGGTGTGAATGGCAACGGCGGGCACGACATACGACACGCTCGCACCAGCGCCGCAGCCATAGCAAGCGGCCAAATTGAGACCGCCCATCTCCTGCTCGCCGGTCTGCAGGACTCCGGCGACCTCCGTCTTGAGTTGCTCGTCCACCTTCTGTTCCTGCTTCTGCTCTTGCTTTTGCTCATCCATCTGAACCCCCTTTCGTGCCGATCCTCGCACTCGGGACCGGCAGCCAATGTTTGACTCTCCGGCCCCAAAAAGGCCCTATGCACAGTATTTTAACGCCATCCCGGGCGTGATTTAGGTGGCTGAATTCCAAGCTGTTAGAAGGTATGGCTGACGACGCCTGACGGGCCCGGCACGTGGAAGACCACCTTGTCGGCCTTGAGCAGGGATTTGAACAGCCCCTTCTGGCTCTCGCTGAGCCCGGCCAGAGCGACCTTGAGGCCGGTCAGCGCCGCCATCCGCTCGTTACGCTGGCCCCTGCTGCCGCAGCCGCCACAAGTGCCCGTGGCTATCTTGGTGGAGATCCTGAAGAAAGGGAACTTGGAGGTAACGTCGGAGCGCTTCGTCAGCGCAAGCAGCACGCCGTCGGTCAGAACGACCTTGCCCCGTTTCCGGGGCTTGAGCGGCACGGCCGGACGATCGATCTCACGAGCTACTGGAAGACGACGAAGAGGACGACGAGGGGAAACTGCCAAAGGTCACCTCCTCCGCCAGGGTCAGAGTGTCCATGTTCTCCAAGGTCCTGACCAGCTCGGTGAAGTCGTTCTGGATCTTCTCCCAGGCGTCTTCGAGCAATTTCAGGTTCCTGAAGATGATGTCGATCTCGGTCAGGCGATAGAAGTCCTTCCCGCTAACCGGGGCGTCCCGAGGGTACTCCTCGATATCGGCCGGCGAACACACGTGCGAAAATTCGGCCCCATATTCCGTCCCGCCGCCCGCTGGCGGCATCACCTGGTAGGCAAACAGCGCATCGTCCACGCCGCTGACCTGCGAGACCTTCACACGCATGCGGTAGCCCTGCGTGCGCCCCTCCACGTAGGAGGTCATTCCATACCGCTGGAGCTTGATTCCGATCGCCATGCGGAGCCCCCTAGATGTTGAGAACCACGTTCTGACCGTTCTCAGTATACTGCAGGGTGATGGGAGTGCCAGGTTTAAGGGCGAAGCGCCGCGTGACGTAGAAACGCAGCTTCGGCAACCCGTTGGGGTCCCGCTTGGACTCGTCCACCACCAGCCGCCCGAATGCGTTGGACAGGGCGTTCATCGCGCGCGTGCGGGCGCCCTTGTGGCAGGCTTTGCAGTGGCGCGGCAGCTTTCGATGGATGCTCAGCGCCGTGCCCTTCATGGGCGTCAGGAAGGGCACTTCCACGTAAAGAGCCGGGTCCTCGGTCAATCGGCTGACCATGTTGGCGTCCAGGTTGACGGAGGTCATAGACATCTGATCCACTCCGCAAGATCAACCGTCGTCCCACCATACTGGCGAACGGCCTCCCCCAGCGTAACCGAAAACTGGTCCGGGGGAACCCTCACATCAGGCCATTTCATGTCGTTGAGCTGGTCCGCGTAGGCTACGAAAAAGCCCCTGCCGGGATGGAATGTCTGCCGTATAGCCCCGTTACGCGCCTGCGTGTCAAAGGGGCGCTTCTTGAAGAATGGGGCAGTCTGAATCAACTGGATCTGCGCCTCGTTCAGGGGAGACCGGTAGATCGCCCCGCCCAGCGAGGCGCGGCGCGCTTTCATTTGATCGAGAATGTCCCAGACCCACGCCGGGCCTGCCGGGTGGGCGGGACGGCTCATCCACACGAACCAGTTGCCCGGCTTGACCAGCTTCAGCGCCCGGTGCGCCATGACGGTCTTACCCGGACGACTGGAAGCCTGAATGCAGACGATGTTGTTCTCATGGGCCCACTGCCGGAGCTGAGGATGCTCCCCGTTGACGGCCACAATGAAACTGGCCTTCGCGTAGCGAGTGTTCTCCACGATGAACTTCGCATAGGACGGCGCCTTGGCATCATCCGGCTCCACGTAGATGACCACGGTTACCGGCTGCTCATCCACTAGGGGCTGCGCGTCGGCCACGTCTGGCATCTTCGGGACCTGCACGGTCATGGGGGCTCCCAGCTTGCAGATCCCCTGATCGAAATACCACTTCCAGTTCTCGATGACCATCTCGGGCGTGATCAGCTGCAAGCAGCGTGGAAGCTGGACGCCGTTCTGCCGCACCTGGTTGGTACACAGATCCCCGGCCGTGCCGATACGGCTTTTCCAGCACCCATGATTGTGGCAACATTCGAGCTGGCCGATCGTGTGAATGTAGCGGTGCTCGATGAAGTTGTCGTCGGGAGGCGGGTTCCAGTCGGGAAGGCCCAGCCGCATGTTCACCAGCCGGTTTTCCTTGTTGTAGGCTTCCCACCACCAAGGCTCCCGTCCGCCACCGATAACCACACAGGGCTTGTTGAAGGCCGCAGCGATGTGCATCAGGCACGTCACGATGCAGATCACCCCTTGGGAGTGGTAAATCAATTGCAGGAGCTGCCGGAAGGAGGTTTTCTTCACGAGGTCGTAGGCGCCTATCATGGGCGGGTGGATATGCGAGCCGCCGCCCACCTGGACCATGGTCACGTCTTTGGAGAGCACATTGACAACCTTCTGCCACCAGCATTTGTCCCACCATTTGGCCGTATAGTCCCGCTTGCCCCCGCTGACAAAGACCCAATAGGGTTTGTCCGGCGTGATCAGGGGCTCGGTGGCTTCCTTCTGCGACAGATGCAGATCCGGCCGGAAGTCGGTCAGGTAGGCGCCCGTACCCATCGTGTGGTTCAAGCCCGCCAGCATGCCCCACATGAAGTGGGCCCGATTCTGGTTGGACTTGTGGACGTTGTATTTGCCGACGTGGTATTTGGCCACGACCTGCCGGCCGGGACTCTTTCGGTTCAGATCGACGTAGGGGTTGTGCTGGAAGACCTGGTTCTCACTGGTGTCCATGGAGAACTGAAAACGGCCGGGGTATTGCTTGGAAATGTCACGGATCGCTGCCGTCAAGACGATCAGGTCCCCGGGGCTCTGCGTGTTTCGCAGTTTGATCCGTTCTTTCATTCTTTAAGAACCCTTTCCATCGCGTTCTGTCCATGATAGCCCTTGCGAGGAATGGCTTCAATTCCTTGACGGAGCGCTCGAACGGAAATTGTTCGCTGGCTGTCTTGCGCACGAGCGCACTGGGAAGCTGTTCCGCGTAGGGCCGTGCCGCATCACGGCCTTCCGGCGTCTGATACATGACGCCACTTTTGCCGTGCTGAAGCGTTTCAGGGTAGGTGCCCCACGCGGGCGCGAGCACAGGGATGCCGAACTCCAACGCCTTCCAGTGGGGAAGATCGATGCCGTCCCAGCCCATGATCTCGCAGACCTCAAGCGACGGCACCACGGTCTGCTCCTCAATGAACGGGTAGGTCACGAAGTAGTTGTGAGTCCACCCGCACACGTCCTGCCTGCCGCAGGTGTAGGCGCGGCAGTATTCCGTGCTGTATGACCGCCAGTAGGTAAAAGGATTCTGGTAGTCGATCCAGGCTTCCACGACGGGTGCGGCACCGTCCCAGGCCAGAAAGTCGATGCCTCGGAAGATATCAGCGTGCCACTCCTCCGTGGCCACGATAACATCACCTTCTCTGGCCTTGTCGAGGTGTCGAAGCGTTCGATCGCAGTAGGAGATCTGCCACGGGTCGCCCTGATGCTGGACGAGCACACGCTTGACCATGTGCTCGTCACAGACATCACGCCCTAAAACGGCAACCTCGAAGCCGCAGGCTTCAATCACTCTGCACAGCTTCTGGAGGCGTTTCTTTCTCGCCTCCATCACCTTCGGCTTTACCTCCGTCAGAATCCACGCTCGGTTCTTCATCCTTGTTGTCCTTGACCATCTTGATGATCTTCTCGGCGCTCTTGGCCATGTCCTTGCCGATGTCGTACTTCCGTTCGATGTGCAGAGCGAGGTACTTGTTGGTCACGGTGCCGCCAAAGCCCCGCAGCGTTCCGGTGTTCCATACGTGGCGGGTCCAATACTCCTCGGGGAAGGCTTCAAGGAACATCTTCTCGGTGAGGTTGTGCGGGTGGCCCGGGCAAACACCCAGATCGATCCACTCGAACAGGCGCACGCACGCGCCGGGCTTCACCGTGGCCAGCTTGATCTTGGACAGGATCTTCTGGGGATTGTCGACGTGTTGCAGGCAGTTGTAGATCCAGACTTCATCAAAGACGATCCCGCGCATGCCTTTCATCCGACCGTCGAACATGTCTTCGGCCTTGGAGTTGAACAGCCGAATGCCGGCGTCCTTGTACTGCTGCTTCACCTTCTTCGACATGGGCAGCGGATCGACGCCGACGGCCTCGTCGAACTTGGCGCGGAGCAGCATTGAAGCGGGGCCGCACCCAACGTCGAGAATGGCCTTCCCGCTCATGTCCAGATCAGCCGGCAGCTCCATGAGCCGAGCGTAGGTCTTCTGCTTCTTGATCTCTTCGTCCCAGTGCGGGCCGTGCTCCTTGCCCCACCAGCCGGCCTCCCACTCAATGGCCTCCTCCCAACCCGACTTGATCTCGGGAGCCACGTGCTCGGGAAACTCGGGCTCCTTCGTCGTCGCGCCTTTCGGGTAGGTCTTGTGAAGCCAGTTCAGGTGCGGGCGCTTGGGGTGTTCGATTGGCCAGCCCACACCTCGCAGGTTCAGGATCATCTGGAAGAACTCCTCGTACATCGGCGCGATGCGCTCAAGCGAGTAGTTCTTCACAGCCCACTTATGGCAGTCCTCATTGTCGATGTTGTCGATGTTGCCGGCAGCCCATACGAACTGCTCCAGCGTGCGGCAGCGGTAGCCCGTCACGCCATGGAGCACCGTCTCCGTGTAGGCGCCCCAATCCGTGGTGATCACCGGGCACCCGGTCATCTGAAGCTCCACGTTGACCCCGCCAAACGGCTCCAGATAGCGGGAGGGCACGAACGCGGCCTTGCAGGAGCCCATGATCCCGATGCGCTCCTGGACGCCAACCGGGGGTTTGTACTCGACATGGGGGTTGCCAATCAGAAAGCGTTCCGGCCCTCGTTCGTCCGTGGGCCCGACCAGAAGCAGCCGCGCGCCGATGCGCTTGGTCACGTCGATGGCGATGCCCACGCCCTTGTCGTCGTTGAGGCGACCGATGTAGAGGAAACGGTCACCCCGCTTGTTCTTCGGGGAGTAGGGGAACATCTCGGGATCGAAGGCGTTGGGGATCACTACGTCGTACCAGCTGTCGCCCTGATGCTTGTTTTCCTTGCCCCAGTGGAAATGGAGCCACGCGTAGGACTCGAAGACCCTGTACGGGGAGAAGGTGTGATGATAGCCGATTCCGCTCTCGACGGTCAGCTGCGGAACGTTCCTCGTGGCCAGGGCCTGCGTGCCGCCCCAGGTCGCGCAGATGATGGCGTGGTGATCGGGAATCTTCTTCTTCTCGCAGTACGCCTTGATGGCGCGCTCGCCCTCACGCGCGTACATGTCGTGGAGCACCTGGTATTTGCCGGTGGTGTCCATGTTGTAGTAGCCGCTGCCTGGGTGGCCATAAAGGCGCTCCTGCATTTCGGCCGGTACGATTTCGAGGCGCTTGTCGCAGTCCGGGTTGGACCCTTCGGTGCCCACGTGAATGACGTGATGGCCTCTGCTCTTCATCATGCGGCAGAGGTTCCACACTTTCATCGTGTAGGCGCAGGTCGTGAACTCGGTCGTGGTTTTGGTGTGGGGAATTCCCATAACGAAAATGTGCATGTGGTTTCTCCAGAGTTCTGCACAACTATATTAGTGGGATCGATGCGTGTCAAGAAACTAGCGCGCAGAAGAGCTACTTCCACCAACACGAGGATGTTCCTGATAAGGATCGCAGGAGGAGCTGGAGGAGCCGATCTCATCAAAATACAGCTTAAGACACGAACGCTCAAGTCCGCTCGTTCTGAAGCTCGGTGAGACCGGGGAAAGGTCATAAGCCATGCCGTCCCATGCAACTTCGAACGTCCCGTCCCCCGAAAGCTCGCCATTAAGGCCGTACCAAGCGGCATACCATTCAGCTTCAGACCAATCGTTGTAGCCTGCAGGCAGGGGCGAAACCCCCGCCGGCCACACGCCATTCCAATCGTTCTCGACAAGGAAACTGAGCATTACGTCTTCGCAGGACCAGAAATACTCAGGCCCGTCCAGTGTGACCTCAACGAAGGCGCGCGTTCCTTGCGGAATGACGCTCGTGGAGAACTCCCCAATCTTTGTGCTGTTTTCCCTGCCTTCCTGCCACGATTTGGCCACGGCGTACAGCGGGTAATCCCCTACCGCATAGAAGGGCGGGAAGGTTACCCGACGATCAGTTACCAGGTGCGCTGCGCGAACCGCGTACGCGGGATGCCGTGCTACGATAATGTTGCCAGAGGGCGTGCCGGTCGTATTTGCATCGCCGAAAAAGGCGTTTGCGCCCTCAATAAGGTATTTGTCGTGCGAGTAAAGAATCTTGGCTACGGCAGCCGATGGGATTCCCGGCAGACAAGGAAGCTGAAAACCGACCTGCGCTCTGTAGGCGGATGCTTCATAGTTGTTTGCCGCCACGCCGGGAGACGGCGAGAGCGTTCGTACCTTTTGCCCAATGTAGCGCCCAAAGCTCCCCGGTAAATGCATTCCTTCATTACCGCCAGGCCGCCATGGGTCTCTGAGAATCCAGGGCGGAGGAGGATGCGGCGCGGGGTAGGTTCCGGCCTGATACACAGACTTCCCGTAATTGGCGCTGTTCCACCCGTACGAGATAGAGTCCTGCTGCCAGCAGTATAGGCGCACGTGGTCTGTTGCCAGCGCCTTGCGCATCTCGAAGTATTCCTGCTCCAAGTTCAGGTCGTCCGCTGAGGTGCCCGTCAGCACCGGGTAAGTTGGTGCCGCCCCCCGAACAGGGCGCGTAAAAGCAAAATGGGGGCGGATTCCTTCCGTTGCCTCAATCTGCCAGATCTCCTCCTTCAAGGCGTTTATTAGGCTGGCAACCACCGCACGCGCGTCGGAGCGCTCCAGCCAGTTTCCGCCCTCTGTGGAGACTTTGTAAGCCAATCCGCCTATCGCTTCCCAATCCACATGTAGCGGAGAACCGCCCCCTGCCGGCCCCAAGCCACGACGAAAGGTGCTGCCCCCTGAAGGCAGTATCCAGCGCTCGGGCGCATACGCGTGCGAAAGCGCCTCAATCCATTCTCCGTTTGTCCGGCGTTGTTGGGGGTCATCGCCCAAAGATCCAATGGATACCCAAATCTGCAAGCGTCTGTTGATCTCAGAGATGATCTGATTAAGGCCCCAATTGTTGTTTACATCGATGACGCAGGGCCGGATAGCGGGCGGGTCGATGCCGTCAGCCGAAACGCCTTGTCTTAGGTCCTCTCCGGCCAATAGGGGGTAGCGCGGGTTCCAGCGATACCGATCATCGCCCGCGTCCCCCACACGCGGGTTCCACGTGATGATTTCAACGCCATAAGGCCCCGAACTCGAACTTGAACTTGAACTCGAACTCATTTTGGCTCCTACAGAACGAAGGTACCCATGCCGTTCCAAGTGGTCAGGTCGCTCTCGACCATCCAGAACGTGCGCCCGTTTATGGTTCCGTTCAGGACGGCAGCAAGGATTTGGGCGCCCGCCGGAGCGAGCTTCGTCCAGGCTCCCGGCTTCACCTCATAGATGCCATTCTCGCTGGCCGTCGACTGTTCCTTGACCAAAACGATGTCCCCGTTGGTGCAGCTGATGCCGTCGAGCGTGCGCGCGCCAGACAAGGTCGTGTTGGTCGTGGAGGCGGCCTTTACCGTATAAAACGCCTGCGCTCCCGTGATCTGCACGAAGGTGAGATTCGTCGAGCCCACCGTGATGGGCTCGGAAGTCGTGAGAACCCAGACCGTTCCCGACAATGTCCCGCCTGAGCGCACGGAAACCAACATGCCCTCCACGATCCCCCATTCGGCCTCAGCTCTCTCCCAGCTACCAGAGCGCATGACGTAGATGCCGTTCTCGGAGGCCGATGATTGCCCGGTCAACAAGATCCTGTCGCCGTCAGAGCCCGCAACACCGTCGATCGTTTGCAGCCCGCTAAGAGTGACATTGGACCCGCTGGACAGTCTGACCGTGGCGTTTCCAGGCGCTCTGAGCTTCTCGAACGACAGGTTCGTTGTGTCCACAACGATTGGGTCATTTGTCTTGAGCACCCACGTCGTCAGTTCGTTTGCCTGGCCCTCCCGAACGGACACGGTCATGCCTGACGCGATTTCACAGGTTCGCTCCCACGCCCCGCTCTTGACGAAGTAAGGCCCATTCTCGGAGGCCGTGGCCTGATTCTTGACCAGACAGATCTCATCGGCCGACAGCGAGATGCCGTCGATCGTTTGTGTGCCGCTGAGCGTAATGTCGTCCGTCGTAGCCGCGCGCGCGTAGCAGCAGCACGCCGCCCCGCTGATCAGCTCGAAATCCAGAGGCGTGGTGTTGACGATGATCGGGTCGTTGGTGGTCAGCATCCACGCCGTTGCGCCGTTCTCGTCGCCTTCCCGCACCGTGACGATGATCCCGCCTCGCATCTCACAGGTCCGCTCCCAGAAGCCCGAACGCATGATGTAGGCCCCATTGGTGCGCGGTACGGTCTGATCCTTGAGCAGAACAACATCGCCATCAGCGCCTGCCACGCCGTCGATGGTTTGAATGCCGTTGCGCGCGAGGTTTCCCGTTGACGCCATTCGGGCCTGACAGACGTCGTCCTCGCCAAACTCGGGCAACCGCAGATCCAGCGTGAAGTCCGTAACACAAACGCCCGAACCGGTGGAACTTGTTACATTCCATTCAGGATCGACGAGTGACGGAACGATGGAGACCAGCGCACTCACGTTGACCGTGTTGCAGGGCAGCCGGAACTCAAAGTCAAAGATCGAGGCACACGGTGAATTGGGGTCCCGTCCGCCGGAGACAGACATCTCGGGCGTCGAGATGTTCTGGCTCATCGACACCTGGCCGCCCAGTGAGATGGCCGCACAGGGCGGGATGTTCACCTTGAAATCGAAGACCGGCTGGCAGACGCCCGTCTCTGAGGAGCTTGGGTAGCGAATGAAGGCTTCGAAGTATGGGTCGATCGAACTGGACGAGATCGGGCTGCCGCTGGAGTCCGCGTTCAGGCTCGTCTGCGCCGAGATGCCATAGCACCCAAACGTCGAAGCCGGCGGGTTGGGCATGGGTAATTCAAACGCCGGGAATTGGTAGGCGGGCGGCGGCGGATCGCTGACCTCCTGCGAAATGTTGACCAGCTCCCCCTCGATCGCAGAGATATCGGGGATATCCGGGCACTCTGGTCTTGGCGGAAACGCCCTTGCCACAGTTCACCTCATGCTGATGAAGACGACGACGAAGCCTGCTCCAGACAGTGGCGGTTCGTTTCCAAGGTCACCGTGACCCGGTTGTTGGCCGGGTCGTTTTCCACGGTTACGCCCGGGCCACCCACCACGAGCAGCTTGCCGTCTGCGATCTCCCGTCCGTTGACCGACCGTATGTAGTCATCACAGGGCGTACACTCCTCGTCGATGTGCATGCCACCCTCGTCAATGATGATGTCCTCACAGGTCCGGCCGGCTCCAGCGCCAAGTACGGCCCCCATCTCGATGGTGTCGCCGTCGACCAGTATACGCGTGTTGTACCCCTCTTTGAATTCCAAGATGCCCGAAAGGTTCTGGATCACGGCGAATGTGGTTGGCGCCGAGGGGGACGGCGGGTCCTCGTCGCAAATGGGCGGACAGCGCCGCGCCTGATTGGCAACGTTGAAGGAGCGCGTGAAGGTGTTCACCAGCGACTGCAGAAGGGCGGGCTCGACAGCCGGCGGGTCGGAAAGCTGGTGTACGCCGCCGCCGAGAGCCACCAATTCGGACAGATCCCCGATAACCAGAAAGCCACTACCGCGCCCGCTGTCTGCGCTTCCCGACGGCACCGGCGTGGCGTCCACCTCAATAATGCAGCCACTCTCGGCGCTTATGGGCGTCTCGAAGAGCCACCGATACCCTGATAGCCCCGGCGCGTCGGATCGAAAGTCGAAGAACAGGGTGGACCCGGAGCGTGTCACGGAGTACAGCGTCACGTTATGGGTTGCTGGTACAAACTGGCTGTCCAGGCCCAACATGAAGCCGGCATCCACCATCCCACGCTTGGGCAGCACGCCGCCGCCCGACAGGGACAGATCCCCATCCGTCACCAGCGGATAGGCAATGTTGTCATTATGGTCGTAGAAGCCGTACTCAGGCATCCTGGTCTATACCGCCTTTCATCCCGACCATCTCAACGCGGACCCCGTTCGTAATCGGAACAACCCGCACCACGGGGTCCTCTGCAAGGTTGCCGCCCGTTCTGAGCGTGAAATCACCTATGTCGTTCGGTGTGATCTGGTTGATGCTCTTCAGGCCGCAGAACTGCGGCAGGGGCGATCCTTCCTCTTCGCAATCCTTTTCCTGTACGTATGGGTCGCCAATCACGTCCATCCGTATGGCGCCATCCTCCATGCGAAGCACCACGCCGTCCTCGCCGACCAACCAGATGTCGCCACTAACAATGTTGCCGTCATCCAGCAGCAGGCCACGCACGCCCGGATCAGGCAGCGGTATGGCCACGGAGGCAACAAACTCCGTCTGCTCCTGCTCGAACTCCACACTGCCTTCACCGTAAATCCCGTTGAGCGCGCCAAGACGGTTGGCGTCGCTGACAAGGATTCCCGCCGGGCGGCTGTACGCGTCGTAGAGCGCCACCTCCGAAGGCGGCGAGCCAAAGTCGAAGGCTCCGGTGGCCACCTCCCCGAGCGACGGGTCGTAGATGTGAAAGGTCAGCTCCGTCCCCTCCACGCTGATCTTTCCCAAATAGAGGCCGCCCGTCCCCCCGATCGGGTAGATGCGCGCGTCGTCAAACAGGTCTTGGTCCACGGCGGCACCACTGCTGTTGACCAACGTGGCGTAATCAGCGAAGGGGTAATTGACCCTTTCGTTGTTGTTGCGCCATTCGGTGTTAAGCAGCGGACCAGACATTTCGGAATCGATTCCTATTATGGGCCCGAAGACGAAGACGAAGACGAGCTGGACGGGAACAACGGACAGTTGATCCCGAAGTCGTCGAACTCCGTCTCTGATCCTACAACTCCAAGTCCTGCAAAGCCATCTGGTATGGTCGTAGCGTGTACGAAAACGTCACTGACCGATCCGCCGTCCCACTCAACCAGAAGCTCAGTGAAGTAAAATCCGCCAACCTTGAAAGGGCGGACCGTGAACTCGTAATCCGTGATTTCAAGGGCGACGCCCGGATCGTAGCTGATGTCAAAGACGTAGCCCAGCCCCAGGCCGCTTGGCCACGCCCCGCCTCCCGCAGTCTTTCTCCCGATGAAGATCCTCCCGTTCGGGTACGCCGACGAGGGGCGCAGCGTCACGCCTGCGAAGTAAAAGGCGTCCTCGTTCTGGAAGCCGTAAATCACGTGCCCCTCGCCCAACGAGGCCGAAAGAGGCCGTACTATGAGATTGAATGTGGGCGCATCGTCCACGAGCAGGCTTCGGAAGCGGTCAATCGAGAACTGGTCGAACAGGTCTCCGGCGTTGCTCAGATACCGCTTGGTTCTGTCTGTGTCCTCAATGGAGAAGGCTCCCTTCTCCACGGTCAGCTCCTCAGCCTGCCCATCCTCAAAGTCCTCACAGTAATAATCCGGCAGGCCAGAAGCCGACGAGGTGGACGACGAGGAGAGCGACGACGAAGAGCTGGGTGTGGGCGAGGCGCTCGACGAGGACTCCGGGCCGAAGATGTCTCTGGGGACGTGAGGGAAATTGAGCGTGTCGCACACCTCGGAGAGCGAAGTGTTGTGATCAACAACCATTCCATCACCAATGTCGCCGACCACGGCGTTCTCGATGACCAGCTCGATGTCGCCGTCAGAGTCAGGGAACACGTCGTTGACCTGCGTGATCACGCGTTTCTTGCAGGTGCCCACATGCGGGCGCCCACCACAAGCGCCGGCAAAAGACTGGAGTTGCTCAACGCCTTGTGTGGCCCGGTCAAGCGCAATGACGGCTACTTCCCTTTCCACCCCGTCGATGGTGCGCGTAGCCTTGTACGTCTTGGTCACTCCGGCCAGTCCCCGTAAAACTATCAGGCCCGTCACTCCGGGCATGCCCTCCTTGCTCAACGAGTCCACACCCGCGTCCTCGTACGCGCGCACGGAGCGCGGGCCCAGCTGAGAGGCTTCGGGACCGTCGAAGCGTTGAAAGAGTTCATCCGTTTCAAGCGCTCCACCACCCAAAGCAACCCATCCGCCCACGCCGGGATAGAGCGCCTCGATGGCGTAGTTCTTGAAACGGGTGATCGGCCGCGTGATGTTCAGCACTGCCAGCGGCGTGAAGCTCGCTCCCGATGAAGACGAAGGATTCGGGCAGAACGGCGAGAACTCGGAAGCCAGCAGCGTCAGTGAAAACAGTCCCGCAGTCCGGCCCACAGAGGAGACATAGACATAGCGCCCCGCCGAACGCGGCACCCAGATACTGGCATCCACGATCAGATCGTTGGGCAACAAGCTCCCGTCCTTGGCCTGGCGAGAGGCTGAATCATGGACGGGGTAGCTGCGTGACTCGTTTCCATTGAGCCACTCGGTAAAAACGATCGCCATCTATGCCTTTCTCAGTGGGGGCACCAGGCCCGAAGACTGCACATCCGTGTCCGTGAGTGCTCCTGCCGTCATCGTTCCTTCCAGCCGGATCACCTTGTTGCGGCGATTTGGCACGCTGGCGCCGAAGCGAACCATGAATATGGCCGTGGCGTACTGGGCCCGCTTCAACGGGAAGAACGTGTACGAATACTTGTTGCCGTCAATAGAAGGGTCCAACTGCTGCATGCGAAGGGTTTCCATGTCGATGTGGCCGGACTTCTCCACGTAAACCCCGCCGTCCTCCGAAAATTCGACCTCCACGTCGATCGGGTCGGTCATGTCCTCGCCGGTGTTGTTGTAAACCAGGACCATGACGCTGATGCTGAAATCGGCTCCAGCCAGCGGACGCAGCTTCAAGTGGATGCCGTCCTCTTTGGCGTCCCGAATGAGATTCCACAGCTGAACCAGCGCGTTGTACTCGTTCCGCAGCCTCTCGATTGTACTAGCGAGAGCGACGGCCTGCTCCCAGAGACGCTTCAACTCGTTGTACACCCGCCCGTAGTCAGCGCAGGCGCAGCATTCCGTACAGTTGCCGTGGACCTGCATCAGGTTGTCGATGACCGTTGTCAGGTAGTCCGTGTTCGGGTGGATGGGCGGCTGCGTCGCTCCCGGCGTCAGACGCCGCTCGGTCCACGTGCAATCCTCCCCGTCAAAGGAGAAATCACCGTTGTCGTCCACGCCCACGCCGGCAATCCGCCGAATGGCGGATTCAAGTGAGCCGCAGGTCTGAAAGGCCCCGGTGCCCTCCCCGCCAACGGCGTCGAAGACGATGCGTTTGGGCGCGCGAACCTCTGTCCCCTCATCCAGCGAGAAGCCGATGTCCGTGTCCTCAGAAAGCGTCATGGCGATGTTGTTGCCCGCTTCGAGCACGATGGCCTTGTCGGTGATCCCGCCGCCCGTGCAGCACGGCAGCCCCGGAAGGGCCGTGGCGAAGCGTCGCACCCTGCTGACACGGGGATTCACCAGAGAGGACAGCAGGTAGGAGGTAGTGGAGAGATGTGGAAAGCTGAACTGCGCCAACTTCTCGGTGTGTACGGTGAGACGAAAGATGATATCCTCACCCGTGAATCCCGCCCCGATTGTAGTCGACCTTCTCCATTCGTATATGGTGTAACTTCCAAAAACGGACGAAGAAAAGTTGTCTGCACCTGTGAGTGAGGCCAAAAGGGTATCATCGTCGAAGCGAAGCTCGGCAGTGCCAGCCGGATCGAACGAAGCCAGCCGCACGCGCGCGTCCTTGTCCCTGTCCTTGGTGTGAATGAGGTAGGCGTCGACAAACAGCTCATGCAGGCCATCCGACTGCCGCTCGCTGAACGGGTAGTCGATATGGGTGTTCGAAGTCAGCCATTCAAAAACGGCTCCGCTCATGGCAGTGTCGTACCCATTTTGGAGGCGTTGATCTGCGTTTCCAGCGCGTTCACCTTGGCGTCGATCCGACCCGCCAGGGTCCTCAGCGAATTGATCTGGTCCTGAACCATGGCCGTCGTGTCCAAAATCACCTGAAGCTCGTCGCAGCCGCAGCAGGGCTTGGAGCACTCGTCCCGAACCTGAAGGCCGTTGGCGATGGCGTCCAGTTTGATGCAATCGTCCTCAAGCAGCTCGAAGTCGCCGTTGGAGTCCGGGCCGATCCCCCCGATGGTCTTGATACACGGGCGCGACGCCGCTTCTCCGCACTCGCAGTCCTCGTTGAGCCCCGCGCCCTCAATGGCGCTGAGCACGATCCGGTCCGGCTCGTCGACGGCCCCTGCCACGAAGTTGATCAGGAAGTTCCGGCCGGCCTGCAGGACCACGTCGCCCTGGACGGCCTCGGAGGTCTCGTCGCCGTTGCGCACGTAAATGGCATTGACGCCCCGAAGATCCGGTTTGATGGTGGTCGGCTCCAGACGGGCATTCGCCACATCGAACTGGAACGAACCCGCCGAGTTGAGGATCGTATCGAGTTTCCCGATGACGATCTTGCCGACCGTATCGTAGAACTGGCCCGTTCCGATGATCTGATAAGCCGAGTTGGTCGTGAAGGACGCGGCGTCAATGGAGACGGAACCGATGGTGTCGCCGTTGTAGCCGAGCGCGATGGTCACGCCCGCGCCGAAGATGCCAATGGCCTTGATGTGGAACAGCGACTGATCGACCGTGTCGTCAATGTGGACCGGCCAGATCAGATCCACGATCAGATCATTGGGGATCTCGAAGGAGCCGGTTTCGTCCTTTAGGCCGGCCTCCTCGAAGATGGGGTATTTCCGTTGGCTGTTGGCATTCAGCCAATCGATGTTCCAAAGCGGGCCTGCGGGAGGCATGCTCCCTCCTTACGATGTTGGTGCGAAGATCCGATAGCCCATTCGCAGGATTCCGACCGAACCGGCAAAGGAGTCGGTCGACAGCCGACCGATCGAGAACCAAACGGACTCGCCGTCGGCAACGACGAAGGAGTCCGACACGACCTCCACGTACTGCCCGGCGTCCAGGCTTCCGCACGCGCCCGGATCGAGGTCCGTCAGACTCGTATCGGTATCAGGCAAGTCTTCCTCGGCACACCCGTTGGGCGGTGACAGGCGGCGGTACGAAAGGGGAAGCGCCGGTAGTACCCCGCTGGCCCTGGCCAAGACCCAGAAGCGCAGCTCCATTTGGGGATTTTCGATGAGTCCGGCGCTTGGAAGCTCAATGCGCGCGCGAAGATTCGAGTTCCGTCCCGTGGGGAACGCCAGAAAGAACGTGTCGTCCACCTGCTCCTCGCGCGCGTTGTTCAACGCCACGAGGGTGATGCGCCCTTCTTCCTGCTCTGAACCCGGCAATATGGCATTGACAGTTGCTTCGCCCCGCACCGTACCGTCCGCTTCCACGGACGACATGCCCGTGACAGGGGTCAGCGTGATGTTGGAGCCGGCCTTCAGGCCGCTGATGACCGGACCTCTCTTGAAGTTCAGACCCTCCACGTCCTTGAAGACCTGGTAGCCCGCCTGACCCTCTTCGGTGGTCAGCGAGAGGTCGATCCCGATTTGGAGCGCGCCCGTCTCGGCGGGCGTCACGCCGTCACATCCCACGATCGTGATGGGGCTGCCCTCAGCAGGAGTCAGCCGGGTCACGACACTGGTGTCCGTCTTGATCACCATCTTGGTGAAGTAAAGCCGCATGGCCTTGGCGAACGGGTCGTTGCGCACGAAGCCCATCTGTTCGAGCGTAGGGCCGGACTCGCAGGCATGGGAAGAGCCGGGAAACTCTGGCGTACCCGACACGCCCGAACTGGAAGAAGACGATGAAGAGCTGGAAGAGGACACGTCACCATCGCACGGGCGGGGCTCCGTAGGCCACGGGGCACGATTATAACAGCCGTCAAACCACCACAAACCGTGTTGGTCTATCTGGAAGCGGGACGAGGGCACGCCCACCCCGTCGGCTTCGAGGTATGCCGCTTCGATGGGCAGCGGCGGCCACAGGCGCTGCAACTCCTCATGCTGCGAGAGGTTGTATCCATACACAGCGCCGGAAGGGGCCATACTGTTGAAGATGGGGTCGTCAGCCGGAAGCCATCCGGGCTGATCGCTATCCGTACTGGTGAAAACATACTGGGTGTATTGCTGCGGACACTGGACCAGCCCGGCGGGTTGCGCGTAGAGGTCGAAGGCGTAGTGGATGTGCTCATCCAGCATCTCACGTGGCGAGGGCTGGATGTGTGCCGATCCGTCGCCACGCAGGAACATCAGGTAAATGCCTACGGGCGGCTGTTGCTTCGTGGCCATCCCGGGGATCGAGGCAGAAAGGTAGTACGCGCCCGCGTCGTCCAGCGAGCTGCCCGTGGCTCCGATCGTGTTGGTGAAGTCGAAGTCCCGCAGGAAGCCGAACTGGAGCAAATCACCCATCGTGGCCGAAGACTTGGAGATCACAATGCCCGTGGCAAAGGACGATTCCTTGACCAGATACCCGCCCAGCGTGGTGTCGAATTCAACGGCTGCCAGCGCCGACTTGTAAGCGAGCGTGGTCGAGTCGAAGTAGACGTAGTGGCCCACCTTCACGGACGAGTCCATCGGAACGCCGCGCAGATAGAGCGCCTCGCTGTCCTGCAGTGCGTCCAGGCGGTCCTTGAGGTGCTGGGTCCGATCGACGTTCTGGCCGGGCATCCGATTGGCTATGGCCGCACGGACTTCCTCACCATTCTGGATGGGGCGCGTCTGCTGAATCCAAGGGGTAACCATAATTTGTCCTCTTATGACTCGCTGGTTATTTAGCCAGACGCGGAGGAGTTCCTAAGTTCATCCCCGTTCGCAGAAACTCCCTTGCGGCGCGGATGGTCGGGTCAATCGCTGCGTCTTCTCGATGAAGCCGCATGATGTCTATCGCCGTGCGCCGCGCGTCTCGTTTGAGCAATTGTTGCAGTCCGCCGGCGCCGGCGCCAAGCCCCGCGCCTGCTCCTGCTCCAATCAGGGCTCTCAACAAAGCGTTATCGTCATCATCGGCAGACATGTAACCTCCTACCGCTCCGGGAACCGCCCCAATCAAACTGCCCCGCAGCGCCGCCGACGGCACGGAGATCAGTGCTTCTTTGATCAAAAAGACGTGTGGGCTCATCAGCTGACTCCTAGTTGAACCGAATCGTCCAGGTAATCCCGATCTGGTGCCCGGCCACCTTGAGCACCTTATCTATCCCTGAGTATATCCGAGAAAAGACCATGTCCTGACTTTGATCGGTCAAGTCGGGCGCGGCCACAAGAGCAGCCCCAAACACGGCGCTGTTGGCCGTATCAAGAAACGACTTGCCGTGGAAGCCGACGGTCCCCTCGCTGACGCCGAAGAAGACGACCTGATTGCCCGCGTAGACGGCGTCCGAGCTTTCGATTGTGGGATTGACCGTCAGCGGGATGCGCAGGAAGTCCGTGTCCGGGCTGGACGAAAGGCCGTTGTAATAGCTGATCCCACCTTCCCTATCAAAGGCTGGCGGCGTGATGGAGTCGGCAGGATCAGCCAGGTTCTTGAACTCCATGTACATCGCGTTGACCGGCGTGTTCTGGCCGGCCAGAAGGCTGGCCAGGACATCCGCGCCGCTGTAGAGAATCAGGTTTCTCTTCTCCAACAGGCGGTACACAATCCCCGTCTTGGGATCGAAGGAGAAGATCTTCACGTCGCCGCGCGCCTGACGGGCGAGATCGAAGACCCCACGAGCGTGTCGCTGTATGATCATCACTGGCACTCCATCGATACCTGACGCGCCGTGACGGAGGCATCCCCGTAACTGGCCACCGATGCAGGCGGGGCGTCTGATGTCTCGAAAAGCTCCTCGAACACTGGATTTGCGGCGTCGAACACTTCGACGTCGTCATCCTCTGCCCCGGGTTCATCTTCTCCGCCCGGGACACTTAAGTCAACGGTCTCCGTCGGTACAACCTGTTCAACGAAGACGATGTATGTGGTGTGTGGCGGGATGATGTCCCGCAGGTACTTGAACATCCCGAGCCCGGGAGCGTCCTCGTCGAAGGACCCCACACGTGCCCTGATCACGAAGAGATTGTTCCTCAGAAGGTTTTCCATGACGAACTGGAGTGGGTTGATTGTCGCCGGCAAGTTCGACGGAACCGGCTCAGTCTGGGGATCTTCTCGCAGATCCAGCAGATTGGCGAGCGTCTGTCCGTCTGCCACTCCTCGTGCGTGGACCTGCTCCCAGAACAGTTCCACGTCTGCCGGGAAGCCTCCCACCTCGAAACGGACCACTGCCTTGTTGTTTTCGTCCAGACCGAGGTACTCCAAGGCAACATTATGGTTGCGAAAGGACAGCTCCGCAAAATAGCCGCCAGAAAGGAAGTTGTCCGACATCGCCATCGCCGGAACCAGGCTGTAATCCGGGTCATTGGTTGCCAGCTCCACGATCTCAAAAGCATCGGTCAAGGAGTCGCCCAGGAAGACGGTGTCGCCCACAGCGACAGTCGCCGTCGCCCCCAAGGGCGCTCGATACACGTTAAGGTCGGTCACGATCAGCTGGGAGGTTTCCTCCGTGCGGACGACCTCCACGGTTTCCTGCGGGCTCAGGCACACGGGCGCGCCCGAGAGGGCCGCCAGGAAGCTGGTCAGCGTCGCCTCCGTGAGACCGCCGATGACGCGCGAATCCCAGATTGCGTTGATCAGTCCCCTGTAGAATTCACTGGATTGGAGATGAAGCCCCAGCACGTATCCGAAATGTATCCACAGGTAATCCAGGTCCATGTTGCCCTTATAGACCCAAAGGCCAATCTCGGTGTCGACGACCGTGCCGTTGGAATCGACGACATCGGCCTTGGCCACGAGCGGGTCTTCAAAGGGGTCCTCCCGAAATCGGATCAGATTCCTATTTTTGTCGATGTCGTAGTCGGCGCCGGCCACCCAGGTCTTGCTGGGGTGGACCACTAGGTTTTGGAGTACGAAGGGGCAGTCCACGAGCGAATCGGGGAGCCGGATCTGCCGCAGGTTGGGATTGTCCGTGCCGCCGTAGGTCTGCACGAAGCCCGCCTCGCGCCCGGGCACGGAGCCCGTCTGGTTGCCGTAGACCAGATCCCCGGCCTGATAGATCGACGGGATGCTGTCCGACTCACTGCGCTTGGCGACCAGCAGATACCAGTCCTCCGTGTGAAAGACCGGGACACTGAAGCGGGAAAGGGACGCGATTGTCTCCAGATAGTTCAGGTAGGTCTGGGACGCCTCATAGCCCGACGAACGGTAGTGGACCTGGAGCTTGTGCCACTCCTCGAAGATGTTGAACCAGAACGATCCCAACTGGGCCAGCAGCTGCGAGCCCTGATTGAAATCGTCGGCTGGATACGTTGGCAGTGTCATGCCGTTCCCTTAATGAACTTGTGGTAGCGGCTTATCGCACCCTTCAGCGTGGGCCGAACATTGTAAGCCCTGTGCGTGTGCGTCTCGTACCACGTCTTCCCGTCAACGACCGCCTTGCCCACTGCCGGCGTTGCCTCGCCGTTGGGCCCATGGTGCCAGACAGCCTTGGCATCCATGACCTGCTTGCGCTCTTCGGGCGTGAGCTTGACCTTGTTCTTTTTGAGGGTCTCCCACTTAGGACCCTTCGTAGCCTCTTTGATCAGAAACAGGTGACAATCCATCATCCCACCAATCCTGTCGGTTTCATCAGCAACAGATTTTTCAGCTGCCTGACGGCGCGCACGGGCAGGTGTATGACCCGCCTGTTGGGCAGCACCAGGTCCTCGGGCATGTCCTCATTGGCCAGGAACTGCTTGTCCGGGTACTTCGTGCGCCACTCGGCCAGCTCTTCCTTTGGCACGACATAGATGGCGCTCTTCATGCCCGTGTTCCGAGGCGAGACAACCTCCCCGGGCACCAAATTGAAGTAGGCCGAAGGCGTCTTGGACCGGGAGTATCGGATCAGGCCGTATTGTCCGTAGTCCTTACCTGCAGGCATGATGCCGCCTTCGGTGCCAAACAGCTCCTTGCGCAGCTGCTTGTGCTTCTCGGGATCGAACTTCGCCCGGCCCCGGAAGCCCTTGGTTTCCTCGACGGATTTGAGCAGCCCCTTGCGCGCAGCCTGCTCGGCCGTCAGTTGCTGGCCGGATTCGAGCAGCGGCGCCAGGTTGGTCGTTCGGTGTGCGAAACCCGATTGGCGGGAGAGCATTTCCCGAACGCGCTTTTGAAGGCGCGCCGTCTCCTCGCCGTTGGGCATCTCCGGCTTCTCCGGCGCCTCGGTCTCTGCCGGAGCAAGCGCGGCCTTGTCCAAAGGCTCACTGGTCACGCGCGCCTGCGCGATGCCCAACTCCTCGTCCAGCTTCCGCTTGTACTTGCGGTAGCGGCTCTGGCGCAGGAACCAAGCCTTTTGAAGCGCCTCCTTCTCCTTGCGGATCTGCTCCTGCCGCTCGGGCGTCAGCTTCGCCCTCGCAGCCCGAACGGCGGCCTTGTACTTCTGCGCCTTGTCGCCGTACATCAATGCGACATCAATGGGCAGCTTGCCCTTCCGGTGCCACGTGAAGATCTGGTAGTCCCCGGACTCGGGGTGATAGGGCGACGCCTTGAACTCTTCATGCCGCCGCAAGCGCTCGGCCATCGTCAGCATCTTGGCTTTGGACTTCAGCGGGACCGTGTAGTCCAGATCCACGGAGCCGGGCACGTGTGTGCCCATGGCCATCGAGCCCGTCAGGAAAGGCGTCACGTTCAGCCGTCTGGCCAGAGCCTTGCGCCCTTCTTCAATCGCCAACTGCTCCTCTTCTGGAGAGAGTGGCGGCCCTTCAGGATCGGGCGTTCCGATCGTGACCAGATCGCTTTTGCCTTCTGGCCCCCACGGGTTGGGAATGCTCAGGATGACCTTTGCATCCTTCTGCATGGCACAGTCCATGAGGTATTTGGCGTGATCCATCACTCACCTCACACGGGCAAGGCCGGGACGGGCTCAAGGGCAACGTCGATGTCTTCCACTTCCAAAAAGAAAATCGTGGTCCGGTTCGTGACGCCAAGCTCGGGCTCGTCGGGCACCGTGATGCCGTCAGGGTCGCGCAGCGTGACCACCGTGCCGTCCGGGCGTCGGATCTGGCAGAAGAAGTCCAGCGGCGAGACGGCAATGATATTCGCGCCAGCGGCGTTGTGTGCGGCGTCATGAACGATCGAGGCCGGAAGCCGGCCCGTATCAAACCCCCTTCCGTTGACGCGGTCGGCGATGGCCTGCTTGATGGCCGAGGCGTCGGGCGCTTCGCCGGAGGACTGGTACTGCACCTTCAAGCTGAGCGCCACGAACGCGGGCACGGGCGCGCGCACGAGGTAGTCGGCCTGCGGGTTGCGCGTGTCCCGGTCCACGGCCCTCTCCTGCAAGGTCTTGATGTCAGGCAGGTAAAGCACGTTGACGTTGAATGTTTCCTTGGAGACGTTCTCGGTCATGCCGGTGACGTCCACGTCGGGAGCCTTGAACTGCACGATCGAGGTCTGGTAGCGGGAGTAGGCGCCCTCGATGATGTTGGCCACCGTGGGCACGAACTCGTTGGAGTCCTGGCTGAGATCCAGCGACCGCGTCTCGGCCGTGATCTCAAGGGAGCCGTAATCCTCGGGCGCGTCCGTGGGGAAGACGCCCTCCACGAGGTAGAAGCCCGGGGCCACGTCCCGCCCGATGCTGAACTGGAAAACCTTCAGGTCGGCGTCGACCAGCGTGGCTTCGACCTCAATTGAGATCGATTCGGGAAGGGTCCGGGTCTTCGCCCATACGTCTGCCTTGCCGCCGTAAGCGATCTCGAAGAGGTTGTGTCGGTCCCGCAGCATCTCCGCGTCACCGAAGCCGGTTGTGGAGACGGCTATGGTCTCGGTGACCGTGTCCTTGATGAGCGCTTCGATCTGGGCCCGGCCGGAGAAGACCGAAGGCGTCACGCCGTCGGCCAGCTTGGCAACCAGCTCCTGGTTGGTCTCGGTGTCGATGCCCTCGGTGAAGTCCTCGGCAGCCACGGCGTCAATCAGATTGCCCGGCGCGGGCGACATGGTGAAGCGCGTGTTGCGCCGGGCCTGGTAGGCGCTGCCGGTCTCCTCGGCCTCCACCGGAATCGTGAAGGCGTAGGTCCCGTCGGAGCGAAGCTCAATCAGCCGCTGCTGGTCGGAGACGACGGCCTCCTGCTCCGTCACGCCGATGTAGGTCTGCGTGTTCGTGTAGTTGAGCCCGTTGGCCGTGAAGAGCGTACCCTGCTGAATGGAGGTGGTCAGGTTCGCGCTGATGATGATCGTGATCTGGCCCGTGGACTTCGTGCCCGTCGAGCGCGTGATCAGGAAGTTCGACAGCACCTCGTCGACGATGTCGTCGTCAGCGAGCGTGGGGTCCGCGTTGATGGCCTGAAGCGAGTGTGAGCGCCGCTCCAGATCCAGGTTGGCGTTGTTGAGCGTATGGAAGATCCCGGCCACCCGGATCACCAGATCACGGAAGACCCGGCCCTCCGTGAGATCCATCGACGGGTACTCTTCGGCCAGGAAGGTCTTCAGGAATTCTTCGGCCTGCGCAATCGCGTCCGAATCCAAATCATTTATGGATGTGATCGAGGGTGCGGCCATCGCAAGCTCCTGATAGCTAAGAAGAAGCGCCAGTCCTGCGGCGCCTCTTCACATTGTACAGCCTTGGCTCACGGCACGCTATATGCCTGTTTGCCGTCAATCAGCCGTACACGTTCCTCCAGATGCTCGATCTTCTTCAACAGGTAATCGTCCCGTTGCAGCAACAACTCCGGGCTTACCTGCGACTTCGACTGCGCCTGCGCCTGCGCCGGAGGCCGCATCATGTGAGGCGGCAGTTCCGGTTTGCTGCGCGGCCAGAAAAACACGACCGCAAATGCAATCGCCGCCAGGGCGATGTAGTGGTTGCGCCGTTTGATCTCGGGGCGCTCCCACTTGGGTATTTCTTCGTTGTTACTCATGCCTTCCTCCTGTAGGAGCCGTAAAAGAGTGCTTCACCACTTCATGGTAACACTTTGTAGCACTCATTTTATGGCCAGAGAAACCGGCATGATCACCTCTCGTGACTCTCCCGCAGCCGAAGTCAACCGCACGATCAGCGTGATTTTCGACGCGCCCTGATCCATGTTGAAACTGCTGAGTTCGGCCGACGCGAAGATCTCATCGTCCGGCGGAGGGTTCGCCGCGTCTATGCCCAGCGCCAATTGCTGCCGCACGCTTTCGACGGCCAGCGCGAATTCGTTCTTGAGGTCCGATTCGTCCTGAAGCCGGCCCTGCCGCATGGCTTCCACAAACGTCGTCCCCACCGTGGGATCATGGTGAATCGAACCCACGTCCGTCAGAAAGATCGACGTGAAGCTCTGCGCGAGCTTCTGGATGCCCGTCACGACCTCGCCCGCGTCACCGATGGCGAGCGTGACCTGTGCCTCCCCGGCGGGCTGCAGCCCCTGGAAGATCAGTAGGTCCACTGAGCGTCCCGTGTAGTCGGTGCTCATGAAGCAGGCTCCTTCTGCTTCTTGTCCTCGCCCAGCACGCGCGTCACGTAACCGATCGAGTTGCGCTTGAGCGGCCCGTTGGGCAGCCCGTGCCCTGCGTTACGCGAGGCCCCGTGCACGAACATCCGCACGCGCGTGCGCGTGCGCATGCGATGGTCCCTCTCAAAAGCCGCCAGGATGTCCGCGCAGTGCTTGAGTGCCTGAACCTCCTTGGCCAGCCCGTCGTTAACAAAAAGCGCTTCGTAGCGGGCGTTGGCTGCCTCACGGCTGAACACCTGAGCCATGCCTTCGAAATTGAACCGGTCAACGTCGAAGACCTCAAAGAAGTCCTGCCACGGACGGGGGCCTCCGGCGGCCATGGCCTCCCCAACGAGCTTCTGGTTCTGAACCAGATACTCGATCACCTTCTGGGTTTGTTCGTCCAGTTCGGCCATTACTCTTCCTTCTTTTCAGGCTCTTTCTTCTCGGGCTCTTTGGGCTTCTCCTCCGAGGGCTTTTCCTGCGCGCGCTCTTCGGGCGTCTTCTTCCGCCCGCGCTTAAGCTCCCAGTTGGCCAGCTGCTTCTCCTTCATGCGCCGCATTTCAGGCGACATCGGCTGCTTGTACGACGCAGAGATGTAAGGGCCTGACAGCCCGAGCCCCGGAGCCACACGCCAACCCGGCTCGTCGGGGTTGCGTCTAAGATCGTAATCGACCCCAATCAGATGTGGAAATCCGAGGCTCATCCCCAGGCGCCTGTGGGGAATGACTGTCTGCAAAGCCTCCGGGCGCACGCCCACGCCAATGACAGCCTGCTTCAAAAGGTATAGATGCGGGTTCATGATGCCCTCCTATCTGACCGCTTCCATCCCGGCGGCCAACCGCTTGGAAATCTTCGCCGCGCGCTGGGAGACGGCACCTGCCGACAGCCCCAGCTTCTTGGCGATCTCATTGTTGGACAGTTTGGGTTTTCCGTAAAGACCGGTTCGCCACTCAAGGATCTTCTGATCGATCGGATCGAGATCGTGATGGATGAACTCGATGTAGATCTGCTCCGAGTCCATCTCTTCCATCCCGGGCAGAAACTGCTCCTCGCCCTCATCGCCCAGCTGGGTTAGCGCCGACTCAGGCAACCCCGTGTTGCGGAAGGTCCGTACGTGGGCGATCCGCTTTATGGACAGTCCCGTCAGATCGGCCAGTTCCTTCTCGGAAGGCTCCCGGCCGTGCTCGTCGAAAAAGCGCTGGTGGCCCTCCTCAACCTGATAGAGGTCCGCCTGCGCGCGCTCGGGGATGTGAACGGGCTGGGAATACTGGCGGGCGCTGCGAATCAGCGGTTGCATCTGATTCATCATGTGGGTGCGCAGCTTCGTTCCCTTCTGGGGATCGTAATTCTGAATGGCCTTGGCCGCCAGAATGCGTGCGCGTCCCTTCAACGCCTGGTTGCCCTTGCCGTAGGAACGAAGCGCCGAGTTGATGACGGGGCTGGCCGCAGTGAGCGCAAGCCCCATGTTCTGCGGGCTGGGATCGGTCTTCCACGAGTCGTAGGCCGTATCCAGACTGGAAGACGGCTCGGGCTCCGTCTGCTTGGGCTTGACGCCCGTCTTGTGGTTCCAGGGCATTACACAAGCCTCCCGCCTCGCCAGGCTTCCAGATAAAGCGGATGATACGCGGTCGTCACGGTCTCATGTTCTTTCTCCGACCGTATGCCAACAACGCTCAACGTCGTTCCGGCCGCTCCTCCGGCGCCGTCCCCCGCCGTCACTTGAATGGTAACGGCGCTGACCATTCCATAGAATACGTCCTTCTTGCCCGAAAAACGCTCCCCGGGCGAGTTTATCTTTATAAGGCTTCCCGGGGCAATGTCCATGCGGAGCCTCCCCGAGATCGGCATGCTCCCCCGATGGGCAAACAGCTTCTCGTGGAGGTCCGTAGCTGCCACGTTATTGCCCAGCGAGGATTCCAGAAATCTGTTCATCGCATCGCCGTAGGCCACTTGCTGGGCCTCGACGTCCGGGTTGGAGGCGTCCGGCACGGGGCCACCCAGCCCCACGGAGTGGCGCGCCTGAGCGCCCGGCGGGATGAGCCAGGGAGGCGCCTGGATGAGCTGTATCCTCCCGCCCTGCCCCGACAGCCTCTCCGCAATCGATGCCACGCCCAGTTTTGTTGCCACGGCGCTCGTGGGGTCCCACTGCGGCGTGCGAAACGTACGTGCATAGATTCCCACGGTGGCCCGGTACGCATAGTCGCGCGCGGAGAAAAGCGGGGCCGCGCCGCTCTGGTTGTATTCGTTGGGATCGATCGTGCGCCACGGCTCCCCTCCCAAATTGGGCGTCAGGGGCGCCAACACGTCCTCGTTGACGGCCGGCACGAAGTGAAACAGGAACAGGTTCTTCATGACCATGAGCGCGTCCCACATGTCGCCCTGGCCGTTGGCCGAAGCCCACGCGTCGTAGAAGTGGTTGCCCATGGCTCTGGCAATCGCCCCGCGCAAAAGCTCCAGGGGAGCGCCATACCCGGACAGCTTCAACGGGATGACCTGAAGCAGCTCACCCTTGTTGATCCGGTCGAGCGCGGCCTGCGCCTTGTCGTTGGCAAGTGTCTCGGTCCACGACGGAAGAGAGGCGAGCGCGTCCACCATGAGGGGCCGGATGCCGATCTCCCAAAGGTCGTCCTCGATTGGCTGCTGAGCCAGTGCAGCAAAAACGTCTCTGGCCACGGTCGCGCCGCCGCCCAGCTTGATCGAGATCTGGCTGTTGGAGCTGGCCAGTTCGGCAAAAGTCACGTTGTTGACCAACATGGTCGACCCGGCCAATCCGGCTGATATGCCAAACAGCGAGATCTCAAGCGAAGCGGTCTTTACGCCGCGTATGACCTTGGGCGAGGCCACGAACCCGTCAAAAACGAGTGTTTCCTCGTCGGGGAAGCCTGGATCTTTGTTGGGGGGCGCCGCCCTGCCGTCGGCTGGAACCGCCGAAGCGTATATGCGACAGCGTGTTCGGGCTTCAATGTTCGTGACCGCTCCCAGCGCCGTGGAGACCGTTCCCGTGACCGGGTCACGGCCGAGCGGAACGCGAATGACGGCGGTGGGGATCTCGTCCAGCCGGTAGTTCAGCCGGAAGGAAAGGATGGGCATCTCGATGGCCGGCTCGTCGAACTCGGCACGGGCCCTGATGTCCAGACGGTAATAGTCGGCAACCGGATCAGCCATCGCCCGCTCTCACTTCCTCCGCCCTGTAGGCAAAAGCCAGCAGAACCCCGCTCAAGCGGTAACTCAGAAGTGCGTGCTTGTTCCATAACTCGCCGAAGGTCTTGTAGGGATCAGAAGTTCCGAAGAGCCGTTCCACGGAGGCTTCGGCCGCTTCCAGGTCCGCAATGAGCTGCGTCAGATCCGCGTCAGGGAACGTCAACCGCGTGATCCGCCACTTCGCGCCCACCGGGAGGCTCAGTGTGGCAGCAATGCGCACGCCGTAGTTGGCCTGCCCGGCCATGGGAATGATGTTGGTCAGCCCGTCCGTGATCACGACCGTGGTGTCCTGTTGCCGCCCGGACTGTTCGTTGGTGGACCTTACATACAGGGCCGCCAACACTTCGAGCTGCCATGAGGGCAACATCTGGGGAACAGTGGCGTCGGCCTCCACGTCGCCAATTTCAAACAAGTTGCCTACGGCCAGCGCGTTGAGCGGCTCGATCAGCGCCGACTGGGAAGAGTCAATCACGCTGCGGTCATTGAGATATGTGAACCGCGCGTCCAGGTCCGTGACATACTGCGCGAACTCGGTGGAGTGGAGCACGCGCATGAACTGCCACGCCCGGAAGTTCCGAAAGGCATTGTCGGGCTCTCGACCAAACAGGAGGCCATGAAGGTCCTGCATGTAGGCTGGCAACTCCAACGCCACGAAATCGGGCGGGATGTACTCTTCAAGGAAGAACGTGGCGGCCGGCCGTGCGGCGCCGTTAACGTTCATCAGGAGCGTTCGTGCGTGATTGATCACCTTTGGTTAGCTCCCTGAAACCTGTGAAACTTTTCACAGCTTTCTTGGCCTAGTGTGGGGCCTTTACTCAATCTGTCTTCGGCAGCGTGTTGATGATCATGCTGTACCGCTGGATCAACGCGATCGGGTCCGAGGCGGCACCCACGCCTGCGATCCCAAGCCCTGTAAGAAAGCCTGAGATCACCTCATCGCCAATGCTAACTTCAACCAGTGCCTGGCTTTTTGAGGCCCTATTCTGGGCATAGAAATCCAGCACTTCCTTCATCCCGGTCGATTGACCCGTGCACAGGATCGGCAGAATCATGCCCTTGACGGCCACATCGCCCATCTCGTCGCCAAAGACGTAGATGTAAACCGACCCGTCCAGCGCGTACTGGAACTGCTGATTGGTGCGCTGGTTGTAGTTGACACTCTCGATCAGCGCGGCCGTGGGATCGAAACCGCTGATCTTGACACGGCCCGGAATGACGGCCTGTCCGGGCACCACGGCCACGTATCCGGTTCGAGAATTGAAGACATCAGCCATCAGCTCATGATCTCGCCATCTTCGAGTTCTACGATTCCCAGTACCTGGTTGTTATGGCCACGAAGTTTGAAGGTGCCTGTAACCTTCTGTTCTCGCTGAACTTCCCTGTTTTTGTCCTCATTAGCCCCGACCGCCTGCGCGCGCGGCTGGGGTTTGGGTGCGTCGATGAAGGATGCGATGGGTGAGCGCGTGGCACTGGCGCCTATTGGCGAATACGACGCCCCATGCTGTCTGGGGGAAAATTCGGACTTGGGCGGCGCCTCACCGCTGGTCTGCAAGCCATTCTGCAACCTTTCACGCTCATGCATGGCCACCTCGTTGAGATGAGGCGCCTCGTTGACCGTGATCATTTCCTGTAAGTTGGTCTCCACCCCCGACCCAGTGGGTGGGTTGGGATGCGCCACAGTGGAACCGGGCCCCATGTGTGACGCGGCACTGACAAGGGCCGGGGATGGAGGCGTGAACTTAGGCGCACGAGGGTCCTGCCCGGCGCGCACACGGCCCGCAAGCATGTGCGTTGATGCGCCAGCGGAGCCTACTCGTGCGCGCTGAGGATCGAGGACGCGAAGGTCCCTTTGCAGCGATTCTAAGGCGATCTGGTGGCGCGTAATAAGCCGATGTGTGATCGGATCATTTAGCAGCTGTTTGGCCCGTGTAGGCCCTCCCAGCGCGGAGGAGAGGGCATTCTGAACGACTTCCGGGTTCAGGTCCGCCACTTCGCGCCGCCGGCCCTCACGAATTGCCTGCGCAAGTGCGAAGACCGTCCCGTTGGGCTGGGCTTCGCCGGATCTGATCAGGGACTCGGTTCGGAGGATCTGCGCCAGCCGGGCTGCCGACGGCATATGGTGCACCGACCCGGTGTATTCGCCGTCGAGTACCTGTTGCTGGGCCTCCCGATCGGCTCCAAGTGTCCTGGTGTGGTACTGCTGTCGGGCGAGCGGGCGCTGGTATGCGCGCACTCCGCTAGGCATCTGCGGAGAGGGAGTGCGGGGAGGGGACTTAAGCCTTGCTGGGATCGGCGCTTCCCGCATCGGGCCTGGCGTGGGGGTGAATCGAACGAGGGGTTTTCCCCTGGTTATTGTTGGAAGCGTGACACCTTTGCCCCTTAATATCGGAATCCGTTCCGAAGAATTCGGAGTCCTTTCTGACAAATTTGAAACTTTTTTTAACGAAGTTGTGAAAGGCGCCATTAAAGATGACATAGGACTAGTAGAGGGCTGCAGCTTCGAGAGCCCCTTCAGCGCCGACACCCCATTCTGAAAATCCTGAAGCAGTTTGCGGAACATGGCCAGCGGACGCTCGCCACTGCGGACCTGACGCGTCTGACCGGGTTTGGGCAGCCGTTTGGGCATCCTGCCCTTTGAGACGGGAAGATCGGGCCGCTTGCGCAGCGGCGCCTTCGCCCGCGCGGGGGCTCTTCGCTCCGAAGGTCTGTTCTTTGCAAAGTCAGGCATTCGGCGCCTCCTCTGCGTACCCGGTCCCGTCCTGACCGACGTACTCACCTTCTGCAGGGATCATCAGTTCAGTGATGGTTGTGGCCGGACACTGCGGGGACTGCATGGAGTGATCAATCAAAAGCGGCCCCTTCAACGAGTCCACCCATGCCACGACGTCTCGTTCCGGGTCGCGCGGATTCACTTCGAGTTCGCGCTTGTTGATGCCGCACAGCGCACAGGAGTATTTGATCTTAACCATTAACGCCGCCTCCCACGCGCCTGTGCTTTCCGCCTCCGCCGGTGAAGTTCAGAATATGCCGCGCGCGCGTGTTCTGCTGCCGCAGCCTCGGCATCGGCGCTGTCGCTCTTCTGGCGAAGCTCGGAGCGAATCTTGTCGAGCTTGGCCTTGTACACCGGGTCCTTCTCACGCTCCTTGAACTCTTTCCACAGCTGCGCGATCGGCTTTTCCGACCCGGTTTCCCATTGCTTATACCATGGGAGAAGGCTTTTTCCCACGGCGTTGAATGTCTTGCGGGCCTCCCTGCGATGGAACTCGAAGCGTTCCTCATGTTCATCCCACTCCACGAGCTGGGCTGCCGCGCAGTGCCAGTCGTGGGCCATGACGTTGAGACGGCTGACGAAATCCTCTTCGATGTCGCCAAGCACCCAATTGCGTTTGATCCTCCAGTAGGCGTCCTTGCGATTCGCCTTACTGAAGTCGAGACTGCCGATGGTGTGAGCGTGAACACACAGCCTTACCCATCGGCCGCCCAAAAATCCGGATCGTCGGCCTTTCCGACCAGGAAGTTGACCTCCTCTTCGAACTTGCGCGACGCCGCCATGAGCGCGCGGTACACGGGCGTGGGAAGCGTCATCAGGCGTGTCAACCGCTCCTGAAACGAGCCGCCCATGTCGAAGGCGCCCTTGGAGCCGGCAAGCACGAAGGACTGCAATCCGGCAGCCATCTGGTAGCGCTCCAGAGCAACCTGCCACTGCTCGTCGGACTTGATCGCGCCCTTCTCGTAGTCCTCGTCGAGCTGCTTGTAGACCGCCTCCGAGTCCTCGACCGTGCGGTCCTGAAAGGTCGCGTCGACCTTGTCGCCGAAGAGCTTGTAGCTTTTGGCGTAGGGCTTCTCACCCAGAATGGACTCCACGAAAGCCAACTTGTCCTCAGGGCTGATCTCAGGCTCGGTGGGCTTGGGGGTCAGCGGATCGACAGGCTTCGGCTGGGTGTCATCGTGCGTCGGCGCGACCGGATCGCCGGCTTCAGCCTCCTTGGCAGCCTCGAAAAGGTCCTTGTACTCATCCTTCTTGTCCGACGGTGCCTGATCAAGCGGCACGACCGGAGGAATGTTGGGCTTGCGCCCCAGTTGGGGCTGACTGAGTTCAGGCATGTTAGCCTCCCGCTGCTGATGGAACGGTTACCTTGTAACCCTTCTCCAATGTAGCCTTGTCGGGCGGATTGCCTTCCTTGCCGCCCTCAGCTATCGTCGCTCGATTCTTTGAGCGACCCTCTGACATGTCGAAGTTCTTCAGTTCGACGGTTGCGTATGCCTCATCGGTGGCCCAGCCCTTCTGCCCCGGATGCGGGCGCGTGGGCTGGCCGTTGGGGCTTTCCACTTCAGGCTCCAACCAGGGATTGCCGACGCCACTCACGCGAAACAGCTGCTGCCAGCGGCTCTCATAGATTACGAAGCTGGAGTCGAGAAACAGGTCCTGCTCGGTGTCCCGGAACGAAAAGCCGATCTTCCCCGGGAAGTTGAAATTGCCCGGCCGGCCGTCCGCCGTAACGACTTCCAAGGTCCGTGACAGCGCGGAGAGCAGATCCGATTCGGACTTCTTGAGGTTCTCCTCCATCTTGTCGGCGGAGGGGTCGAACTCCAGGTCCTCTTCCAGCTCGCCCACGAAGTTGCCGCCAATGCGCTGGGCCAGCGATCCGTTGGTAACCACGGACTCCTTGAAGCGCCCGGTGCCGTGAACCACGAGCGAGCCGCCCACGAACAGGAACCCGGCCGCCAGATCGCCCGGCGCGATTTCCAGGTACTCACCCACAACCAGCGGGCCGGAGAGCATGCTGCCGTTGGTTGTCAGCGCAAAGGACTGTGCGTCAGGCGCCGTGTCGGACGGCTTGATGGTGGTTGAGGCCACCGCCCGGGCGCGCTGCCGAATACCGGCTCCAAGCAGGACCATCTCGCCCAGCCCGGCGTCGAACGTCATGCGGCCTACAATCCCCGGCGCCATGCCGAGATGCGTTTCCCTGGCAAAGCTGTGAACCGAAGAACCAAGCGCCTTGAACGTGATGCCGTGCCCCTGCACGCGCGCGCCGTCGTTGGTGTAGTCTGCCGTGCGTGAGAGCCCCTCAGCCTTGCACTCGAACAGCATGCCGCCCGTGCCCGAGTTGCCGCAGAGCACCTGCATGTTCCGGTCGGCCTTGAGGCGGACATCACCCGCCGCCGCGCTGATGTCGGCGCAGTTGCCGGCCCGCAAGATGGCGTCGAAAGGCGCCCAGCACACGAACGAACGGCCGGGCTGCGCCCACACGTCACCGGGCGCCGTCACGAACACGGAACTGTTCAGATGGATCTGGGAACCATAACCACTCTCGATCGTGACCGAACCGTCGTCATGCATCTTGAACATGGAGCGGGAGCGGTAGTACCGGACCGTGTGTTCCTTGCGGGTATCAATGGTGAGATTGCCCACAGCGGGGAAGTCGGCAATGAATTTGTGGCCGATATTGATGACGGCAGGATCGATGATTCCCCGCTTCATGAAGTCGCTGAGTGTGCCAAGATCTTCCTCATTCGGGAGATACCAGTCCTTCTCGTGGGCATTGAGCCCTTCGATGATGTACTTGTTGAAGAGCCATGAGTGGGCGTCGAAAATCTGTGCGGGGTAGATGCCTGCGTTCTCGGGCGGTGCCTCTTCCCCGCCCTCACCCGCCTCACCGCCAAAGACGAACTCCGGCATCGAGTAGTCGTCGATCCCGGCGGGAATGTATCCGCTGACCTGTCCTTCCTCGTCCCGGGCCGTGCGGTCCCCCTGCGTGTCGTCCGGGCGGCGCATCAGCTTCGGGACCGGGATCAGGATGGTCTTCTCGAACAGCACCTCTTTGGCGCTACGCAGGGCGTAGGAACCGTTCAAGTCCTTGTGGATGTCCAGCACGCCCATGTGAACGGTCGCGTTTTCCTGGCGCTCTCGCCCGTTGGGCAGCTTGGGATTGGGCACCGAGAGAATCTCCCGGTCCACGTCGCCGAGGTAGCCGCGCAGCCGTGTGACGCGCGGGATGATGTCCTGGTCCCGATCCCACGGCTCGTGGCGGGCAATGACGGATTTGGCCTTCAGCTCGCCGCCTACGAGTTCACCCCAGGCGCTTTGCGGGACGGCAATGCCCATGGCTTCCCAGGTAAACGGGGAATAGCGTTCGACATCCACGTACTCGCCGCCGTCGCTGAACTGGAAGCGGTCGGAGCCAGAGGTGAAGGTTTCGAGGTTGTAGCCCACCAGCCGCAGCAGGTCGTCGCCCCAGAAGGCTTCAATCTTCGCCGCGTCACTGGCACGCAAGCACGCCATGGCCTTGGAGATCCAAACGGCCACGCCCAACTCATTCATCCAGCCGCTGTCGCCGGGCAGCGTGTCGGAAGGACGACCGGCCGAGAAGTTCCCTGCCACGGTCTTGCCGCCCGAGAGCGCCGAATAGTGAAGCGCGTCTTCGAATTGGCCCACGCAGCTTCGCATGACCATCGAGTCGGGAAGAATGAGTGACGAATCGGAGAGGGACTGAGGCACCGTGCCGAGCACGTAAGCGTGTTCGTCCTCGGGCCAATACATGATCAGCACATCGCTTTTGGGCTGGTATCCGCCAAGGGGGCGGGCGCCAAGCGGCGTGCCTGGGAGCAGATTGAAGACGTCGCGCGCGGGCCGGGGAGCACTGCCGGGAGGACGGACCAGATAGGCCCCCGTGTGCGCATAGGCGTCCAGAAGCTGGACGACAGCGAAGGTGGGCGCGCCCTTGGGCTGAAACGGGCTTTCCTGGTCGCGCCCGTTTCCATTACCGTTGGACACGGGGCTACCTCATCTGCTGCTCAATGACGACTTACGCCGCCGAATGCCCGCTTAGAGTTCCAAGCGGGCGAAAAGGGCCGTCAGCTGCTCATTGACGATCATGTCGCTGGCTGCCACCGAGTAGGCAATCGATTCGATGACCACGCCGGAGGCGGTGATCTTCCCAACCTGCGACCCGTCTTCGCAGCCTGCCTCGAAGGTGAAGGCCAAAATGTTGTTGGCCATGTTACAGACATCGCCGTACTTCTGGATGAACTCCGTCGAGACACCACGGCCGCCCACAACGCGAGCGATCGTGATCGAGCCGCGCGTGCGGCCCGCAATGAAGATGGTCTTGGAAGAGCCGACTTCCCAGAGCCGGTTGATGTTCTGTGCATAGGTCAACTGCACGTTCTGGACCAACAGGTCCTCGTTCGAGACGCCGGAAAACAGCAGACGAGTGGCGTCCGCCGCAAGGGGCTGACCCAAATCAACTTCTCGATTGAAAACGTCACGAGCCATCGCTCATCTCCTGTCTACCGTGTCAAACGACGAACCAGCTTTCGAACACGTGGTGACGCGGGCCACTCTTCTTCCAGAGCTTCCTCCTCGCCAAAAAGCGATTCTGGCCGAGGCGTTTCTGGAGCAACCATGATGGGCGCCCCCGCAGCAACTTCTTCAAGGTACTGGCGATGCGAGGCCGGCGCCGTTGCTGTCAATGCGCCCAAACCGAGACCGCCCAGTACGCCTCCAGCGAGTGCGGGCCATCTGCCCTTCGTGCCGGCGAGACGAGCAAGTCCCAGCCCCGCGCCCGCGCCAACTCCAGCACCAACGCCGCCACCAACGAGTCCCCGCAAAAGAGGGTCGCCCTGACTGGTCTCGTAGGAGGACAAGATGTCCTCCAACTGTTGGGCCTCGATCTCGGCCCGACGCTGCCGCTCCAAAGCCTTGCGGCGCATGGCCTCCATCTGGATGTCAGCCGTGGCAATGGCCTGTTTGATCAGGAAGGCTCCCGCTTTGTCCATTACTGCATCCCCATGGTTGTCCGGTATCCCTTCAGCTGAGCCTCCAGTTTGCGCTTCTGCTGCTCCAGCTTCATCAGTTCCAGGCTGGGTCCTTGCGCCTGGAGCGTCTGAATCTGAGCCTGAACATCCGCCAGCTGTTTCTGTGGCGACGCCGCTGTTGCTGCCGTTGCCGCCGGTGCTCTCGTTGACACTGCCGGCGCTGGCGCCGCTTGTGCTGTCGGCTGTGCCGTCCCAAGGTTGGACGTCACAGAGGGCCTTTTGGCTATGGACTTGGGCCCCAGCCCGAAGAAGCTCTTCATCGCGCGGCCCAGGCCCGTGACGCCTGCAACAAGACCTCGAACATCCCCGGAACGACGACCAGCCGCCTGCTTGTAACCGACGGCGAAGCCCAGCTCAAAAGCGCCCTTCTTCTCGCGCTTCTTCTTGCCCACGCGCTTCGGCAGCTTCTTGCCTTTGGGCGTGTGCTTCTGCCAACGCTTGGCAATCTCGGGATGCCGAGCGTACATGTACTTGCGCTGGGACTCGCTCTTAAAAGGCATTTCTGCCTCCGTTAGACGATCAGGTGCAGCTCCAGGTTGTTGAACGGCTCCGGCACGTCCAGACTGATGCGAGCCACGATGCGGTCGGCCAGCGTCGGGTGAACCGAGATCTCAAGGATCTCGGCGCCAATCAGCTGTGGTCCCAGCCGGTCCACCACGATGGTGTTCTTGTACTCCTCGATCTTACCCACAATCTCACCCCGAAGGATGTTGAGCATGGTGGGCGTCACGTTGCCCCGCCCGATGAAGGGCTTCAGGGTCAGCAGGAACCCACGGCTCATGCTGTCCACGTTCGTGGTGATGTTCTGTTCCTTCTCGTTGATGTTGCTCTGGTCGCCCGTCGAGAGCTGATGGCGGGTGAAGACCGTCCCGTCGTTGGGGTCCTGGGTCACGATCCAGTAACCGGACGCCGCCATGGTGTCCAGCTGGCTGGAACTCATGTACTCCGTGGTCCGGGACAGGTCGTCGAAGCCGAGCAGCTCGACGTTGGTCAGCCCCTGATGGGGCAGCACGCTCGACCGCAGTCCCGCAAGACCCGCGCACAGGTAGTACCCGGCAAAGGTTTCACCGGCGTTCCCCACCTCGTCCGGCCAGACCAGATAGATGCGCCGGCTGGAGAAGATCCCGGGGTTGGTGGCCAGATCCTGCGCCAACTCGGTGCGAGTCAGCGTTCTGTGGATCTCGATCTTGCTAGGGACCGTGACGGCCGCGCTCGGACCGGAGGCCAAACGAAGGGTTTCCTCGTTGATCACCGCGTCGATCACGAACTCGGTGTAGGTCTCGTTCCCGAACCCGTCACCCGTGTAAAGCGCCCGGCAGGTGTCGCCCGCGCGCACGCCCCCGGTCACAAACTGCTCGCCGATGGCCTCGACCAGCGTGTACTGCGTGCCGCTGGTGTCGGGATCATCCTCGATGGTGGCCAGAACCGGGGTGCCCGGAAGGGCTCCCGAAGCCTGCGAGGTGGTGTAGATCGCCGCAACGGGCTCGGCGGCCATGTTGAACCAGCCAATCCGCCAGCGCCCCACGTCCGCCGCCGACTGGGCCTCGATGTGGGTCTGGCACGCCTGAAGCACTTCCTGGTCCTGCGTCATCGGAACGAGCGAGTAAACGTCCTCGCGCCCGCCCAGGATCTCCAGTGCCTCCAGCCAATCTTCCAGCGTCAGCGGGGAACTGGAACAGACGCCCAGGTAGTAGACATCGCTGCCGCTGGCATTCTGCAACGCCTTGTAGACGCCGAAAGCCAACGGGTTGTCCGGGTCAATGGTGCCCAGCGTATCGGCCACGTCGCCCACGTCGGAGATCGAGCCGACCGCCGAGCAGTTGTCCGTAAGCCTGTCCCTGTGCTGCACGTAGATGATGCCGTCCTCGACGGGCAGCGCCACCATCGTGCCGCCGGACTGCCACTCGGCGTCGTAAGCCACGATTCCGGGTTTGATGCAGATTTCCGTCTCGGACTGCTCCCAGTTGACCAGCGGGGCAAAGCCCGTGCGGTTCTCCTCGACCTCGATGTCCTTCTTGATGTACAGCGTGACTTCGAGATCCGGCCCCACAGCCGCGCTGGAGCTGGAGCTTGAGGAGCTTCCGCTGCAGATGCCTCGAAGGCCCTCGGGCAGGTTGTTGGCCAACACCAGCGTGCGGACCGGGCCTGCCGTCGAAGCCGTCACCTCGATGAAGTAGCGGTCGTCCTTGCACAGCCCCGCGCCCGTGAAGGAGACGGTCACGCCCTGCGTGCCAACCACGACCGCCGTGCCGCTGGCGTTCACGTCCGTGGGACCGGAAAGGTCCACGCCCGTGGTCGTGCTGACCGTGATCTGGGGCTTGGTGGAGCTGGTGAACTTGCCGCCGCGCGAGACGGTGACCACGTAGGTCGTGTCCGACGCGCCGCCGTAGGTGCCGCCGCTTGCGGGCACCGGCGGGGTGAAATCCTGCTGAACCGTGACGACCCAGCGCTGCCCCGGAATGAAGTCATCGGGGTCAACGGGCGTGCCGCCCGAGCTGGACGAACCGGTCGTGTTGATGAAGGTTGCAGTGAGCCCGCGCGAGCCGATGGGCGTCGCCACGCCAAAGGCCGAAGGCGTCACCTCGCCGACGTCGTCGTTGCCCGACGCGCTGGTCACGCGCAGCAGCGCCGTGGTGGCGTCGCCGCCCACGGAGCCGTTGATGACGTCGATCGTGTACGTCTCTGAGGGGTTCCCGTCGTCCAGACCGTCGTAGGTGCTGCCATCTTCGGAACTGATTCCGACATCATTGACGGAGCCGGCCGTCTGGGAGCTGGAGGTTCCAGCCACCAGCGCCGCCTGGTTGGCGGCCTCGGCGGTTGCCGCGTCAACGACGGCTGCGAGCGTGTCGGCGATGAGGCCGACGATCGTGCTCCACAGCGTGATGGGGGAACCGCAGGCGGAACTGCGGATGCGGATGGCGTCGCCGATCTTCACATCCCGCAAGAGTTCCGTGGAGCGGGAGAAGCCGTTGGCCGTCTGGAAGATCTTGCTCTCCGCGCGAATCCGGTTGCGAGCCGGGGGCACGTGCCGAATGATGCTGGCGTCGCCCGCCGGGTCGTTGAAGTAGCGCAGCAGCGCGTCTTCGAAGTAGACCTTGGTGTAGGTCTGATCGACGACAGCGCCGGGCTGGCGGTTGGGCCAGAGGAAGCATTCCTCTGACAGCGGGTCGTAACTGTCGGAGACCCGGATGTTTGCTTTCTCATCAGGATAGCGCAGCAGATCGAACTGCTCGCCCACGATGACCGCGCTCTGCGGCTCAGCGATGGCCGCCGGCTGCTGCGTGAATTCCTGGTAAACAAGAACTTGGGGAAGCACGTAAGACGGCATCGGGCTTTCTCCTTAACGATTGTCTGCGCGCAGATCCAGCTCCAGCGTCTTGAGTACCGGAGCCACGACGTCGATTCGCCAGGTCTGCATGACGATGTATCCTGCCACCACGGGCACCACGAACCGACTGTCCGATTCCTCGAAGTGTGAAACCTCTCCCACCTCGGTCACTTCGAAACGGTGCAGCTTCAAGTCCTGCCGCATCGTCGGTCCGAACATGCTGAGATGGTTGGACACCTCAGATCCCAGCAACTCTGCTTCTGCACCGGAGCCGCCAACACAAAAAACCGTAAGGCTCCCCAAGATGGCCTTGCTGTGATAGTCACCCGGGACCTTGATGACCTCTCCCGTGCGACGATCCCTGCGAGGCCCGGACGTCAACCCGTCATTGATGCCCAGGCGTTGGAACGTGTAGCGGTTGCGCTTCACGTAGAGCGCCGGGCGCTTCTGCGGGTCTTTCGCATTATAAGCCCAGGACGGCATTATTTGAATAGGGGATTCGACGGAGCCATCCCCATTCTCATCCGGTATCCACTGGTATGCTGACAGCTGGATACGCCCTGGTGCGTTCTGCCCTCCAAACTCAAGGTTGTTGATGTCGCTGAAATGCTCCTGCAGGACCCTTAAAATCATGCCGGTCAAGACGGTCGACGGATGTCCGGTCGAACACAGGCTGCTGACGGTGTCCAGCCCCACGAACGTCCTGGGCGGCCCTTCCGCCGGACTGCTGCTGCTCGACGAAACTGGAGGACAGGCCATCAATCACATCCTCAATGTCGGGCTCCCAGTCCATGCCGATGCGCGGGAGGAACGTGCGCTCCTGCGTCCGGTCTGGAATCTTCGCACCCATGACGCCCTCCGTTATTCGGAGAGCTGCTCAGCCTGCGCGCCCAGGAAAGCCGCCGTCCGAACGGCCAGCTCTTCCTCCGGCACATCACAAGCCTTGGCCAGCGCCTCCTTGGAGATGCCGTTGGCCTCACAGAAGACCTCCATGCCGAGGTCGAAGGCCATAAGCCGCTCGGCATCCGTTTCGGCGGCCTTCTCGCTCTCGTTGCCTTCCTTGAGCGCCTTCTTGATGAACTCGGCGTTCTTCTGCGCGCCCTCCAGCCCCTTGGGCCACTGAGTGGCAATCTCTGCGGACATCAGAGTATTCTCCTTGTCTTTGTTCTCGTGGGAAGCCTGAACCTGCATTCCCTCGGGCCAACCGGGAGGCGACGCCTCTGCTCGTTCCCGGTCTTCCTCCATCTCCCTTCGCAGGCGCTGCCGTTTTGCCTCTTCCCGCTCTTCACGCAGTTCCTCGGCCCGAAGTGGGCTGAGCTTGCGCCGCGCGGCCCAACCGACCGGAACAGCGGCAAGCGCGCTGGCTGCGAGAGGAAGCTCACGGAGAGCGCTGACACCAAGCCCCGCACCTCCGCCCAAAAGCGCGCCCTGCAGAATACCACGCGGAGTCGCACCCTCTTCAGAGAAAAGGCCGCCCGCCGCGCCGCCTGTCAAAGCGCCCAGCGTCGTACCCGTGGCTTTGGGATGAACAGAAGGAGCCTTCTGCAGGAAGTCAAGCAGCTTTTTGGCAACGGAAACGTCAGGCATGACAATCGCTCCCTACCAGGCGAACTCCTCGTTGAGCCCCGCCGCGTAGTTACACGGGGCAGGAGAAGAACTGGAACTGTCTGATTCCCCAGAACCGTTGCCCCCACCGCCAGACAGCGGTATTTCATAAATCATATCCGTGACAGGAGCAAGACGCAATTCCAGCATATATATCAAAGGAATGCCGCCCACCTCGACGAGCGTTTTGACGTTTTGGACAACGTAGCGCTCTCCGTTGTCCCTTCTCACGAAAACGTCTCTCGTTTCGATGTGCGGGTAGGCAACACCTCGCCCGGCCCGAACGATGTTGTACTGGGTGCCGGCCTTGTCGTTGAACTTTCGGACGCGGTCCCACGGGGCGTCCATGGTGACACGGTAATCAACGGCCGGCCGATATCCCCGGAGAATGCCGGTTCCGTAGCATTCCAGGCATCGGCTGGCCTCGACTTCACCCGTGTCCCAGGTGGAACAACGTGTGCATTTCTCACCGAATTTCCGCCGCTTCAGGATTTGCCCCTGCGCCGTGATATTGGTGCGTTTGTTCTGCTGGAGATATTCCTTTCGGACGATCTCTCGCGCCGTCAGCCAGTCCCGCTTGGACCATAACCCGTTGGCCTGATGGGGCTGCGAGGCATAAACCTTGCAATCCTCATTGGGCAGCACGAGCCGCACCCGATAGTAGAAATCGGCGAGCGTGTCGAAATAGCGCTGTTCGGGGTCTAGAAACGTGCATTCGTCCACGATCGGGTCGCAGTTCAGCGTCTCCCAATCGCCGTCCACGGTGCCCGCCCTGCCAAAGTCCACGTAGAAGTGAAAGGGTTCCTTGGCCGTGAAGCCGGGCTTCAAACCCCAAGAGATCAGCGTGCCCCCGCGCGGCTGCGTGACGATCTGCAGCCGATCAAAAGCCGTGCAGTCGAGCGTCGTCTGATCGCTCGGATCATAGATGGGAATCGTGGTTTTGGGCAGCTGAACGCTCAACTGTATCCCACCCTGTTTCTGCGAGTCTTCATGATGCCGGTCAAACTCTTTTCATCCCGGTCCACCTTGTTTTCGAGGCCGGGGCGCTGTTTTCGGCGTTGGCCCGCGCGGGCCTTCGCATTTCGGAGATGCTGCCGCATCCGGTCCAAATTCTGCTCCACGCGCGCGGGCGGCGCGGGCAGAGGCTCCGGCGGGGGCGGATGCTGTTGTTTGAAACCGGCCAGCGGGGGCGGAGGCATCGGAGGTCCGCCCGCGCCCGGGGTTCCGCCGGGCATCCCGCCCGGAGGCATCGGCCCCTGCGCGGTCTTCTTCAGCTTCGTGCCGATGGCCTGTTCGGCCTCCCGCATGAATGGCGAGTCCATGGCGAAGTCTGGGCGCACGCCGTACATCTCGCTGAGGCGGCGCTGCATGTGAAGGCGCTTGATGTACTCCTCCTTGAACTTGCGCTTCTTACGCAGGTGATGTCCAAGGAAAGGCGCCGCAACGAGCCCGGCGGATACCGGATACATCCACTTGGGGACATCGCCCCAAATGAAACTGCGCGCGGGCTGCGTGGCCTTCCACGCCCCTTTGAGGCCCTGCCAAGCCCTGCCAATGATGGCCTTCTTTTCCATGTCCATTTAGCGCACCGGGTTGTGTCGCCAGCCTCCAATCCTCTGGAAGCCGCCCTCGATGTTGATCTCGATCTTCTTCTGCCGCACGAATTCCTTGTACTCGTTGAGCCGGTCCATGCCCATCTTCATGTAGTCGGGCCACTTCTTCGTGTCAGCCACCGTCAGCCCGGCCGCCGAGTAGTCGAGGTCGTTGCGGCGCATCCACGTGGCCACCATGCGCATGACCTCGCCAACGACCGCCTCCATCCAGTGATACCGGAACGGGAAGTCCTCCATCGAGTAGATGCGCACGGGCGGAGGAACCTCGTTCCAGTATTCGATGGGCCGGCGGATCGCCCACATCAGCTCGATGTCGTCGTACTCCTTGGCATCGAGCAGGAAGTTCATCTCCGGGCACGTGTCCCGCAGGGCCAACCGGATCTCGGGCAGCGTGATCGTGCCACCCGGGTTGATGACCTCCAGGTTGGGAATGACCTCGTAGTAAAATGGGAATAGCTTCCGAATTACGCCGTTCTGCCAGATCACGGCCATCGCCGTCCAAATGCCAACCCGCTGTGACTCGGTGGCCGTCACGGCCAGCGTCACCTTTCCGATTTGTGCGTCGGCGGTGGAAGGCGTCTCGCACATCTTCTGAAACCAGTAGTTGACGTCCTCGGGTCGGGCCTTGGTCGTGATCTGTACGCCGTGAGTGGGGCTGTCGGAAGACGAGGACGAAGAGCTTGAGGACGAATCCTCCCCAATTCCATACTGGGTCAGATCGATGACCTCGCCCGTGCGGGGGTCCTTCAACTCCAACGTCACGTCCCCTTCGGCGCACTGGCCGATGGACGTGAAGGGGATCTTGTTCGGACAGACCCCTACGGATTCCAGACAGTCATTGGCAAAAGGCATCGGTTCTTCCTAAGAAAACGCCCGGCCAGAAGCGGCCGGGCGTTTGCCTGCGTCTCGTTCGGCCAAATCACCTGGCCTAACCTGATTGTCTCGCCTAGCTGGAGCTGGAGGACGCGGCCGGTTCCGGCAGTTCCTCCACGGTGATGTCACCGTTCTCCTGCATTTCGGAGAAGGCCGACATTTCCGTCGGTCGACCATAGCGACCACGGCCTCCTGCCAGAATCGTGCGCAGGTCGCCGTTCATGGTGTACGACGCCCCATCAGCGATCTCGACGCCATGTGGCGGAATGAAGCCGAACATCCGGCTCGCGCCCATGTTGTTGGTGATTTTCGTTCGGGCCATCGTAGCCTCTCCTATGAAGCGTGCTGTTCTCTCAATTGGATGTGACCGCTTCCTGTCACCGCCGAGATCGTGAACTTGTACTGCCCCGGCGGGATGTCCTTGACGATCCACAATTCGGAACCGGTCACGGTTTTCTCGTCTACCTTCACCCACTCTCCGGTTGCGGGCAGTGTGGCCGCCGCAGAGGAACTGGATGAAGACGAGCCCTCGTACGTCACTCCCTCCGTCGTGATGTTGGCCTTCATCCAGGCTTCCACCGTGACGGAAGAGAATCCTTCCACGATGATGGCCATGTCAATCTGGGCGTTACGCCCGTACTGATTGACGTCGGCCTGGCCAAGCCCCACATCCACGATCTGTTTCGGAGGACTCTCCGTGTTCAGCTCGGGAATGTCGGCGTCCTGCGGGCCGGAGTCGACTGCCGACAGCTCCGAGCGATACACCGCTCGGCGCGTGACGTAGTCAGCGTTGTCCTGAACGCGTTTGCCGGGCATGGGTCTCCCCAGTTGCTAGGGTCGGTTACTGCGAGACGCCCTTCAGCGCCTCTCGGATTTCCTGGACCCGGCCCAGGTGCGCCGCTGCTTCCTTGACGCGCTCGTCGTTGTTCTCGACGGCTTCCTGCTCTTGGACGCCCAGCGCCTGCTTCAAGGTCAGGTTCGCCTGCTTGATTCGGTTGGTCCCCTGCTTCTGCAGGGTCTGCTTGACCAGAGAAGTGGTCTCAAGCGCATCGTTGAGAGTCTCGGGGTCGCTGATCTCGACGCCCAATTCCCCGCACTTTTCCACAAAGGCGGGAATGTAGACCTCCCGGTAAAGCAGCGCCTGCTCACCGGTCATCTGTTCCTTGCTCATGGGAATCTCCCTGTCGCGCCGTAAGGTTCGTTACTGCTGGCAGGCGGCTGATAGCTAAAAGAAATCAGCCGCCCGCCAAAGTCCACGACCAGCCAGGAGGCTGGCTTAGGGCTCGAAGTCCACGCGGCCCACGGCGGCCACGTTTGCAATGGCGCTGCCGATGGACTCGTACGCGAAGAACTCAAGCATGTAAGCCTCGCGCTTGACAAACATTGTGGTATCTTCGAGCACGAAAAATTTGCCCATGAACTTGGGCTCGGCGAACAGGAAGATGGTGCTGTCTTCCACCAGGTTCCGCTTGATCGTGATGATCCAGCGGACGCCCATCAGCTCGCGCTCGGCGAAGCCGGTGCGGAACAGCTCTTCCGAGAGGTCGCCGCCCATCTCGTCCCGACCGAACTTCACAATGTCCCAGATGGTGACATTGTTGATCAGGATCGTCGCAGGGTTCAGGTGCGACGGGGTTCGAGGCAGAACCTTCATCGCCTCGGCGAGGGTGTCACGGGTGACCCCGCCCGGAATGCCGACCCACTGGGCAACGCCCGTGGACGACAGGACCGAGTTCTTCGCCACCAAGAGCGTGTTGACGACGGCGATGGCCTTGCCATCTTCCTCAGCCAGCATGTCCTTGATGGAGTTGTCCGACAGGATCTGCCGGATGTCCATGTCGTACGTGCGAAGCTCGTCGACGTCCTTGGTGAAGCGCGGGGTGAGAATCCGATCGAACATCACGCGGTAGCGAGGACCACGGATGTACCGGTTCATTGGCAGGGTGGCGAAAGGAACGCTGATCGCCTCAGGCGAGTTGGGTTCCTTGTCGATCACCTTGACGGGCTTGTCCGTGTCCACCTGGCGGTCAAGCTCATCGTTGGTCATCTGAACCGGAGGAAGAATCCGGCGCCAGAACCCATCTTCGCGCATCCTTACGCGCGTATAGTCATTGATGGCGTCCTGCGCCTCCTTGATGTGCTGCGTGTCCCCGGAACCCAGCTTTTCAAGAAAAGCCTCGTTCACCATCCGGGGGGAGGGGTCTTGGATGGCTGTTCCGCTCACGGTAGTTCTCCTTGATCCGTCAAGCCTTTCGAAGATGCGGGTGGCGCTCTGGTGGCGCCAACCCGCTCGTTACTCGCAACAGAAATGTACGGCCTCACACCGCTCGCGTCAATACTACGCTCGCTGCGGCATGTACACAGGCCAGAAACGAACGACGGTCTTGCCGTGGTCGTTCGTGATCGGCCCTGAATCGCTGACCACGCCCACGATCATGTCCGTCGCGTGATCGATGGTGGTCACCTTCAGCTTGCCTTGAGTGTCGCCGGCCGCGTTCTCGGCGGTCAGCACGGCATTGGGCGTGAAAGAAACGCCCGAGAACTCGGTGGATTCAAGCTCGTAGGCGCCGGTCGCAACCAGTGCCATGAGCACGCCACCACTGAGGTTTCCGACGTCGGAGTTGACGTCGAAGTCGTTCTGCGACTGGAACGCGAACAGCGGCATCGCGCCATTGGCGCAACCGCGCTGATACTTCCCGTCCGCATCCAGCGAAACGCACATCCCTGCGATGATGCCCGTGACACCATCGGCGATTTCAGCGTGTTTGTCCAGAGCCGTGATCGACGGCCAACCCTTCACGGGGTTAAGCTCGTGATCGAACATCTGGGCGGGAGTCAGAGTGCCCGGCATTGCTGTATCCTCCATCCATTGGGTAAAAGCCTAACCAGCGAAGGTGCGCAGCTTCGGAGATCAGAAGCCCATGGCCGCAAGGAACTTGCGGTCGGCCTCCTCCATCCTCGTGTTGCGCGCGAAAGAAGGCGTCAGGCTTGCCTGCTTTTCCCCGTCCTGGCCTTCACCAGCGGGACCGCCCATCTTTGGGGGCTCCTCGCCGTCCGCCACCTTTTGAGGGGTGGATCTCTCTGCGGTTTTCTTCAACGCCGCCAGGACCTTGCCATGGTCCAGTGCAGCCTCGATCGCCTGTTCCCGGCGATTCTCGGCTACGTAGCCGCGCTTGATGAGGAAGTCCACAACCTGCGGGGCTTCCTCTTTGACCGTGGACGCTACCTCTGCCTGCTTCTCGATAAGGGGAAGCGTTGTCTCCAGGTAGTCGACCATGGCGCCAGCGATCTCTGGAGTGAGTTCCATGATTTCTTCGCTCCTAATTCACCTGGTCCGTACTGCCGTTTCTTCCCTGTCGTCCTTACCGGGAGAGCAGGGCCATTAGTCTCTGTTTGGCCTTGAGCTTCGTACTGGCCTCTTTGGGCACTTCCTCTTCCGCGCCGGTTTCCTCAGCGACGGCTTCCGCGCCCTCTTCGGTGGGCATCTCTTCGCCCATTCCGCCTTCGCCTTCGGCGAGTGCGGCCAGCTCTTCAGGACCGACACCGGCCTCCTCAAGAGCGTCAGCCAGGAGTTCAAGGGCGACAGCCTCATCACCACCCCCTTCGCCCAAGGCAGCCTCTTCGTCCATCAGCGCCTCGGCGGGAACGCCCTCGCCCATTCCCTCTTCGGGAGCCGGACCCAAATCCATGGGCGGCTGAGCGAGCTTGGCGAGAGCCGCCTGCTTCTCGGCGGCGGCCTTCTCCTGGCCTTTGTTTATGCCACCGAGGAAGTCAGCCAGCAGAACAGCATCCTGCTGAGCGGTTTTGATGATGCCTTCCAACCGCGCGTTGACGGCCGTGGTTTCCTCTTCGGCCTGCTTTCCGAAGCCCATCTGCTCGGCGAGGAGCCCAGCGGCCATGTAACCGGCCTCTGCGTCCTCTCGATATTTCTCGGCGGCTTCCTTCTTGAGTTCCTCAGCGGTCTTCTCAACCTCGGCGGTCTTTTCGCCTTCGGTCTTGTCGGCCGCTTCCTTCTCCTTGTCTTTGGACGTCGGGACCTTTTCCTTGTCACCGGCGTCCGACGCTGGAGAAGGGACCTCTTCGCCCTCCTTCTTCTGGGCGTTTTCGGAAGCGCCTTCATCCGTGTCGGTGTTCTCAGCGGCCGTCTTGCCCATGGCTTCGGCAAGCAGACCCAGCAGCTTGTTGCCGCTGTCGATGGCGGCGCCGTACTTGGCGTCTTCACCGCTGAAGGTTTGGTTGGAGGGATGTCCGGCGGAAGCGTCACCCGCACCGCTCTCGGCAGGGCCGTCCTTGTCGGGCTTGGGCTTTGCGACGTTGCCCTTCACCTCGTCGGCGGCCTGCGATTGGGTGCCGATGCTGTCGGCCTGGTTTTCACTGCTGGCCGCGTTCGCATCTTCCTGGCCGGTGTTTCCAAGAACGCCGTAGTCCTTCTCGACGTCCGATTCGTTCTCTGCGGAGCGCGATCCTTCTCGCGCGGGCTGGGTCCCGTCGTCCGCGTTCATAACCGGATGCGCGGTCGGTTCGGACCCGTCAGTGGCTTTCTTCTGGGCGGCGCGTTTCTCAGCGCGGATCTTCTCCAGAAGATTGTCCATCAGGCCAAAAACCTGACCCGTTGTTTCCTTGCTCATGTATCGGCCTCCTCGCTGAGTGGACGTGCCCTTTATCCGCAATCTGATCAGACTTTAAGGTAATTACGCACGACTGTCAACCCGGCGGACAGGGGGTTTGTCCCCACAGACTCCAAAAAGGATAACTGGTACTTGGCATACTCCTTGGCCAGCTTTTGGATTTCAGGCGATACAGCGGCAGAAAGCTGGGAAGCCGTCTTGGGAAGACCCGGGGAAACACCCTTGATGATGGTCACATGCACTCGTCCCCGAGTAGGTCCCTCAGCCAGTGAGTGGCCGCCCACCAGCCCGCCAACGACGTCCCTGATCTGCCGTGGTATCGCAGTGCTTGCCGGATCGTATGCGGAATCCGCAGCACATTCTTCAATGCCTCCGTTTTGGAGAAGCCGATTGTACAGCCCGGGCAACGCTTCCTCGACCATGTCAGCGCCGTCCGAAGCGGGGGCATCCCCCGCCACCAGCCGCAGAAAATCCCGCACCGAGAGGCAAATCTGTGCCGAGGCGAGTCCTTGTAAAGCCGTTCCCAGCTGAGTGCTACGCAGCTTCTCCATCTCGTCAGCAGGGATCTGCTCTTGTGGACAGGCGCTCATCAAATTGGCGATTTGCGCGTTGTCCTCGCCTCGTGCCACACCTTCGATCAGCTTCTCAATGGCCGCCAGTTTCCTGGCTGACGCCACCTTCTGTGCGGCGGCTGGGCCGCCCTGATACAGGACGGCATCAGGAGCCGAGACACCCAACATCTCGGCCAGCCTTGCTCCGCCGACGGGCTCCTTCAGCCCGCCCATCGCCGCTACCTTCTGCAGCGAGTAGGCAATGCGATCCGCCGGCTTTATGACCTTACTGATGTCAAAGAAATTGGGTACGTCATTGATGGCCGTGGACTGATGGCCGGACTTCATCATCTCGGTCATGTGGTTGGCCAAATGACCGCAGTATTCACCACGATTCGAAGCCTTGTTTCCACAGATCGCGCAGATGTCGTAGGCCACCTTGCAGGCCATCGAAAAGGGAATGTCCTTGCCGCTTGCGAGCTTCTGAAGATCGTTCTCCCACTCTCTGTTGTGGGGCACACGAATGATCAGTTCCACCCGATTCATGTCCGGGTTGAACGCGGCTTCCTTCACGTCTCCGATGCGGCCCTTGGGGTCCTTGTTTTTATGGTGTTTGAAGACGTGTCCGTTGAGGAAGGTCCGGTAGTGTCCGAGCAGCCCGTCGGCCAACTTGATGACGGGGTTCACGCCCTTCTTGGGTTCGGGCAGATGAAACTCACACGCCTGCTTGTTGAAGCTGTCACCGTTGCGATTGGTGCCGTAGGACTCCATGGCACCAAGAGCGATCAGGTGCAAGTAGGAGTGCCCGGGCTCGGGCCGGATGCGGCCGATCTCGTTGGTGAGCACGGCCGCCCGCTTCTGCATCCACGAACGGTCCACGCCACGGGAATGCACGTCCATCAGACGCGCGACCGGGGCGTCAAAGTCGAAGTCGCTCGGGCGGATGACCTTGATCATTTCTCGGACGCGGCCTCCAGGGCTTCAAGAAGTTCCTCACGTTGCTGTCCCTTGTGCGTGGCCTGCTCCAAAAGGCGGCGGGCCTCGGACTTCGCGCGCATCGCACGTTCGCCGCCCTTGTGCTTGGCCCACAACGCATAGGCCGTGAAAGGCAACGCCGAAAGAAGAAGGCCCGCGCCACCGCCAAGAACCTTGCCCGCCCGCCCCCAACGAGCAACGCCCGTGGGAAGGTCGGACTCCGCAAGCGTCTGTCGGATCAGACGTCGCACGGCCGGAATATTCTCCTCGCCAAACTCGGCGACGAGACGTTGACGCAGTGCGTGCACGTCGCCGCCTTCCATTCCGGGAACGTGCTTTGCGACGCTCTCACCCAAGTGCTTGCCAATCGCCGCGCGCGCCTCGCCCGCGCGGGGAACATCCGCAAGGGGATCGCTGGCCAGCGCCTTGGAGACGACTTCCGGGTCCATCTCCGCCAGGTCACGAAACAAACGCTTGAAGCGCAAATCGCGCTCGCCGGTCATTCCGCCAAGTTCCTTCGTGACTTCACGAACCAACCGTTTTGGTTCAGCCCCGGCCTCCGAGGCAGCTCGCGCCGCTTCAGCCTTTGCCGGGTCCATCTCAAAGAAGGGCTCAAGTTCGCGCAGGGAAAGAGAGGGGCGCTGCTTCGGGTAGCCCACAGCCTCACCTTTGTACGTGCCGGGCTGAATCGCTGAATGCACTGGAAGGTTGCCCTTCGGCTTGCCCGGGCCTTTCTCCGGACCGCCATATTCAGCCTTGGCCCACGCCTCGACCGTTTCAGGCGGAATGCCCGGATACGCCTGCTCAAACAAGAGCGCCCGCCGGGCGGCAAGCTGCGGCGCCAAGTGTCGTCTGCTGATGGGTTCCAGTCGCTGCTGAACGGCCGGAATCTTTCCCTTGTCGCCTGTCGGAGGAGTGAAGAGCGCGGCGACGTCTTCCGGCCGCAAGCGCGCGAAACGTTCACCCAGCTCCCGACCGAGAACGCCGCCGCCATAGACACCGGCACCCGTGGCCGCGCCACGAAGCGCAAGCTCGCCAAGTCCTCTGGGAAGGCCGAGCGTCCGGCCAATGGCCGTGGAAGCGTAACCGCCAAGCCCGCCTTCTTCACGAGCCGCCCGGCGCGATGCGATGTTCTCCCACCGCTTGGCGTGCTCGCGCAGACCCTCTTCCTCGCGCGCAAGCGCTTCGAACTGCTCACGCACCTCCTGCGGATCAGCCGCGTGTTTGACCAACACGCAGGTGGTTGCAAGTTCTTTGGAGAGTTCCACGCTGAAGCTCCAATTTCGGAATCGATTCCCAAATCAGGCGAAGGGATCGCCGGTCAGCCCTCTGAGCTGCTGCTCAACATCAGTGAACTGTTTGATCTCGTGAGGTTCAATGACCTCTTCCTGCGTCAGCATGCGCCGCAGCAAACCGCGCAGAACGGCCGGCTGCTGCGAGACTTGCGGCATGGACGAGGCAATCTGGTTGTACGTATGCAGCACGCGCTCCTTCGGATGCCCTGCGATCACCGGGTCGTTGGACAGAAGGTCGTTGAGCATCGCCTTGGTCTTGATCGCACGAAGCTCCTCCTCGTGCGCCGGATCGTAGACCTCGGTGATGGCCTCTTCCCGAAGTCCTTCCGGGTCGGGCTCGGACATGCTGAGCGCGCGCATCCCGCCCGAGAGCAGAGTGCTTGGGGAGACGAGCGCGCTTTTTTCAAAAGGGACGAGGGCGTTGTCCTCATAGGGAAGAGGGCTCAGAAACTCGTCCAGCACCCCGGGGCTGGGGTCCGCCTTCTTCCTGAAGCCGTGTTCGACCTCGAACTCCTCCAGCTTGAATTCGGCGTCAACCACATCGGCAGCCAGCTTTTCCAGTTCCCAGGCCACCCCAATGGCGCTCTTGATGAACGTGTAGGGCTGCACGGACGCGTCATACGCAGTCGCGCTGGCCTGCTTGATCGCGTTGCGCTCTTCCTTGATGCGAGCGTGCTGGAACACCAGGTCCATCGCCGCCTTGCCGATGACGCCATGGTCACCCACGACGTTGCGCTCAACCTCGCTGAAGGGCGTGTGTGGGATCTGTCGGAAGTAGTGTGCCGCCTCCTTGGCGTGCGCATCCAACCGCCCCCACGCCGAGCGGTAACCCGTCTCGGCTTGGGCGTGTGCGCGCTTGAGCGTCGTCCGCTGGTGCATGATCCTTCGCGCCGCCGCGTTCGGATCACGCGGGAAAGCGGGCGCCTTCTCAACCTTGGGTAGCGCTTGCGCCACCTTCGGCAGGAGGTCCATGAAATTGACGTCGCGCTTTTCCAGGTACTCAACGGGCACGTATTTAGAGGCGGCCTTCTCGCGCGGGGAGGCAACCTTCTCGGGATACATGCCTTCGAGAATAGGAGCGGCGTCGGCAATCGGGAAGGTGTCGGCCTTCTTCGGCCCCTCGGCATGCTTCATGTGGCTGAGGGTCTTGGAGACGTTGAACGCCTCCACCATGCGCTGAATGACCTGCGGCCCGAACTTCTGCTGTTCGGCGACCTTCTGGAGCGCCTCGTTGGGAGGCACGCCCTTGTTGGTCATCTGGACCGCATCCTCCAGCGCACGGAGAATTCGGGCCTCGTCTTCCTTGCTCATCTTCTCCATGATTACCCCTTCTCGACCGGGATCTTGTCGCCGAACGTTAGCGCCTTCTGGCCTTCCACAAGCTCTTCAGCTCTGGGCTCATCCGCATCGAACGTTTCTTCCGAATGGATGATATTCAATTTGCACTCGCCTAGCAAGCCTTTGACCAGCTGTTCGGCGGCCGTGTGTGCGTGCTCCGGCCCTTCTTCGCGTTCCAGCCTTGCCAGATCCAGGCACTTGTCGATGACTTCGATGGCGTTGTACTGATTGACCTCCAGGCGATTGACGGCCTGGAAGCCGAGCTTCCACATGCGCTGGCGCATGGCGACCTTCAGCCAGTCCTCGGTCTTGCTGCTCATGTGCCTGACTTCGATCATCTCCGTGAAGGTTTCCCAGCCCGCCGCGTAGGCCACGAGCTTGTACATGAAGTCGAAGTCACGGCCGTTGAGCCCGCCGTGAATGGACGGGTAAAGAACCTGGTTGATCACGTAACCGGGCGCGCTCAGCTTGTCTGCGATATCGAAGAAGTTGAATTCGAAGCACTTGACCACGCTCACGGGCAGCGCCACGTAGGCAGCGATCGTCTCGTGCGGCACGCGCGCGAGCAGGCCCGCCTCGACAATCCACTTCTCAGACGTGGTGTTGACGAACTGCAAATGGGCGCTGAAGAGACTCGGGTAATCCCGTTTGAGGGACGGCAGGTCAGCGTATTCCGCGCGTGCCCACCTGCGCAGGAACTGGTAGCCCTGCCGAATCCATGCATCCTCCTTGCGGCGGCTCGGAGCGCGGCCGGCCTCCACCATGGCGCTGATCAGATCCCAGCGCCATGAAGGGGCGTTATCGGAGAATGTGCTCTTCTCGTCCACGGTTATCCCAGAACGTCGGTCAGTTCGGCTTCAGGCTCCTCGGCCATCTCCGGCTCGATCGTCTTCTGCTTCAGGAACAGGGCCAGCTCGCCCAGATTCTTGAAGACGTTGCGCAGGTTGTCCTCAAGCTCGGTCATGTCCTGCTGGCCGTAGCGCTCCTTGAACTGGTCATAGTGCCAGTAGTACATGAACAGGATGCGGCCCACGCGGTCCAGTCCCAGCAGCAGGTCGCTGATGTACTTGTCGACGGCGTCGTCGACGTCCATCGTGTTGACCAGTCCCGAGATCACGGCCGTATCGAGCACTTCCTTCTGGCCGGTCTGCGCGGCGTCCTGCGCGTATTGCTTGACGGCCGCATCCATCTCCCGGTCGTCCCGATAGTGCTCACGGTTGTGACCCATGGAGTCGTTGAGGTTCTGCAGCTCCACGTGGGGATACTGGATCGGCGCCGGAATGCCGTACTCGTACCCCTGAGGCGGCTCGGGGAAGTACCCGCTGATGGGCTGGTTCTGCGCCTGCTTCACGTAGAACGTCTCGGCCTTGCGCGGGCGCGCCTGCTTGATCAGGAACTCCGCGTCCTCCTGGCCGAAGTTCTGCTGCACGATCAGGTGCTTCAGACAGGCCAGCTTGGACATGGGTTTGCAGATGTGACCGTTGATCACGGGCACGTAGTTGATGCCGTCGGTGCGAAGCTGAAGGCGGTAAACGCCTGATTTGCCCTCCTGCGCGGTCTTGTAGAGCTGCAGCACGCACTCGGACAGGGAGCCCAGATCATTGGTGCCGTTCATGCCGCCCTTCCACGTGTTGGGCAGCTGAATGCCTTTCCACGTGTTGGGAATGAACAGCGTGCTGCCGATCTGCGTGGCCCGTTCGCCGTCCTTGCCCGTGAGCACGATGGACTTCACGTGCGCGTCGCCCCCGTCATCCTCAGCGAGAACGGGCACCGGCCGGGAGCGCTTGTTGCGCCACGAGCTGCTGCCGGAACTCTCGGAGATGCAGGTCTGACCATAAACGGCCATTTCGGTCTGGCCTTCGCCGTTGGTCCGCTTCTTCGTGACCTCGAAGACCATCGTGCCATTGCTGCCGTCGGGCGAGACCAGCATCGCATACTGATCGACCTTGAGCTGCTTCGGGTTGATGAAATCCCGTTTGAAGCACTCCTGCCACTCGCCGTTGTCCAGCCGCTTGCAGATGAACACGTCGTTGGAGAAGTAGTTGCCGAAGCGCTTGCCCTTGGGCGAGACCACCACGGCCGTGCCGGGCCTCGGATCATAGCCCACCTTGTCGGGCGCGGTCAGCACCAACACCTGCTCGGCGTTGCCGTTGGCCGTCAGGATCTCATAGAAACCGTTCTCACTGGGATTCTGCAGCTGCCGTGAGATCTGCGACTTGTACATCCTGGCCTTGCTGTCGTCGGAGCGCTCGTCCTTGACCACGTACTGATCGCGCATGAGCTTCTTCTTGTCGGCTTCGGAGAGGCCGTGCGCGTCGGCAGTGTTGTCGTCGCCGCGCGTGACCACGACCACGTCGGGCGCCGTGTCCTCGATCTTCTTGTCGCCCGTGTCCGCGCGCTTCTGGTAGTTGACGTTGACCAGGTCCTTGATGTCGTAGTAACGGAGCACCGCATTGGCGAACTTGACGTCATCACGCATCGACTTGATGAGCGTGTAGACGCTGTCGCGCCCCGCCGTCTTCAGGAAGTTGGGCAGGTGGCAACGGTCCGTCACCTCCGCGTACTTCTCTGCGTTGGGCCAGTTCTGCGGGAGGAAGACGTCCATGAACGGCTTGTAGTCGTCGTCCAGCCCCTTGTAGATGCTCTGGAGGGTCCGGCGCTCGGCGGCGTACTTCGAGCCCATGTGCGGCGTGCGGGCAAAGATGTCGAAGTCCGGCTGGTTGAGCGCAAGGTCCTTCTTGGGCGTCGGTTCCGGCGAACCCAGCACCGGCGGGCGCCGGTTGAGAAGGTAGTTGACCCAGGACTCGATCAACGGAACGAAGGCGTCCTGGGACTTGATGTACATCAGCTCATGTCCCTTCAGCTCCCCGTTGATGAAGAACACTGGGGCGTACACCCACTCGCTGGCCACCTTGAAGCCGAAGACACCGACGGCGTGCGTCTCGTCGTCGTTCTTGTCTATCAGCTGGAAGCCGATGAGATCGTCGAGCAGGCTGGGCGCCTTATCACGCAATCTGGCATACGCCAAATCGGCGAACGTGCGCTCAAAGTTGGCATCCGTAGAGGTTGGCCCCGGCATTTGCCACTCTCCTTCTCGAAAGGGAACGCTTCACGTCTTAGTACATCGGGCCCGGCCGGAACATCCGGTCGATCATCCGACTCTGCGCACCAAGCGCCCGCATCTGGGCTCCGTAGCCCATGACGTCAGACATCGCTCTGGGGTCCAGACCCCCAATGTTTGACATGTTGGGAAGGCCCCGGCCATACGGCCCGAAGCGCTGATCATAGGGCGACGAAAGAAGGCGTCGACCAAAGCGAAGGGCCTCGGGAGCAGCCACGAGCCCGCCCGCCAAAAGGGCGAGCGGCCACCCGGCCGTTTTCTCCATGGCCTTCTTGTTGAAGACCGCAGCCAGCAGGCCCGGGTCCAGTTTCAACTTTGCGGCCATCTTCTTGAAGAACTGCGGCTGGGGCGTAACGTCCTTGAGGTAGCCGTAATCGGAGCCGAGTTCAAAAGCGGCGGACTTCTTCATGTTTCTTCTCCCTAGTACCCCTTGCCCTTGGGAACCCTTCCAAACTCCACGCCCTTGGCCAGTGATGGAATGTAGGAGGTGCCGTGCTCATCAGAGGACTGGGTGCGGTGAACCGCCTTGGTCAGTCCCGATCTGAGGTGGAATCCTCCCATCCGAACCATCCAATCCGAACTGTGTGAAAGCGTCTCCATCGCGCGCGTCATCTCGGGCGTGAAGGAGGGCGCGTCTGCGTGTGCCTTAACAGCCTTTACGCCGTATTCCCCCAACTCCTTGGCGACCCTCGGCGTAATCTTCGTCCCGATCGAATAATGCAATGCCGGGGATTCAAGGTATAACCCAATGCCCCGCTTCGGCGCAACCGTTTTGAATCCAAACCGTGGCCGATAACCACGCGTCATCGAGTCAAATTCTACCACGTCATCGGGCACCGTATCCTCGGGGCCGTCCAGGTCGGAGATGCGCACGTGATTGATGAGTCCCCGTGAAAGCAGCTCCACGTTGCGACGGTTGGCGGAGAAGTTACTGTCGTTCATGGCCTTCAGGAACTGCTGCGTGTAGTAACGCCGCCCCTCCCCAACACCCTTGTACTTCACGATCTCTGCGGGGTTGGGAAGCCCGCTCGACAGTACATCGCCGGCTTCCACACGATCGCCCTTCTTGGCTTTCAACTCCTGGTGCGGAGGAACCCAAGTGCGTGTTCCGGCAATAGTTACGTACTGCCCGCCCTGTGGGGCTTCCTCTATTGCATCCACTCTGCCATCGAGCGTCGCCAGTGCCGCGCCGCCCTGAAACGTCTTGGGCACCGAGACCAACTGCTCGATCAGATCCATGCCGGTCTTCTGCGAACTGGCATCGGCCTGCCCGCCCGTATGCTTGGCGGAAAGCTGCCCCTGGCCGATGGGTTCGGCGATGGCTTGCGCCGCAGCAATGCCGATATTGTCTCCCAAAGGCGGGAAACCGCCACGCTCACGCACGCCCGCGCAGTGCTGACAAACGCCGTCCTGGGCCTGACAAGTAATGGGCGAACGCACAATGATTTTCTTGTCGCCCAGCTTGCGAAGATCCTTCGGATGGAGCACCGATCCGGCCGACATGCCGCCTGCTTTTTGGGCCAGAACCGTGCCCTCGTTGTCGGGATCGGAGGCGTCCACAGGAACCCCGTTGGCCGTGCCGCAGTCCTTCTCCGTGACGATCAGGCGATGCGCGGCCATTGCCAATTGCTTGGCCAGGAAGCCGGAACGGGGCGTGGCGAACTTGACGCTCACGTAGCCTTTTCGCGCCCCGTAAGCCCCCGCCCAATACTGCACGGGATCGAGCCCCTCGGAGTAGGAATTGAGCAGTGGAATCGGTATGGGCCTGTCCTTGTGATCGACTACGAGCATGTCGCCCGCGTTGAGCGCCCTGAGCTGCCCGGCGTTCCCGCGTGCGCCCGACACAACCTGCAACGCCAAGGGGTTGTTGCTCTTCTTGGCCTCCGCAAAGGTCTGGTCGGTTGTCTCGTCAAGACGATCGGCGATCAGCTTGATGATCTTCCTGTTCTTGGTTTCCTCGTCAGCGCCGGACTGCGCGACGGCGTTGATGCTGCGCGCCAGGTTGCGGCGGGAGACCTCCACGCTCTTGGGCGTGCGCAACGACTCCAGCGAGAGGCTGGTCACGCCGCCGTACGTGGTAGCCGCGTCCTGGGCCAAATTGTGCAGCTTGTGATTGAAGTCGGCATACTTGTCGGGGTAGCGATCGGCCATCTCCTGAAAGAGCGTCTTGAGCGTCTTCTTGTCAATGACGCGCTTGTAGTCCCGAAGGTCTTCGGGAAGGTTCTCATTCAGAAGAAGTTGTCCGACCGTCGTCTGCATATCAGGTGCCTATGGCCAATGGGCGTTCCTTGGGCTTGGGTTTGCTGGCAAGTGCCGGGTTTGGCTTTTCTGGCAGCGCCGGGAAAAGACTTGCCGTTCCCTTGCCATACCGGGCACGATCGACGGCTGCTGCCGTTCCGGGGGCCGGAAGATCAGAAGGTTCGGGTGTTTCGGGGAAGTTGGCCGGGTTTGGTTCCTGCCGTTTGGCCATGAACTGCTCGAAGCTCCCCTGAAAAGATGGCGGCGTCTGCCCGCCCGTAAAGCCCGCGCGCTCGGCCAGTCCGACGGTGCTCGGCTGCGCGCCTGGAGCCTCGCCCCTGAGACGGAAGAAGGCGTTGGTGCCCATGCGTCGCTGAAGATCCCTGCGTGCCGTGTCGCTCGAAGGGATTCCGGCCGTGTCGGAACGAACGGCCCAGCCGCCCGGCACCTGCGTTGCTCCCTCGGGAGCCTGCGGAATGCCGGCCCCCTGAACGCCGGGGCTGGGAGCGCTGCGAGGCGCTCGCGTGCCGCCGGAAGGATCGTAGCGCGTGCCACCGGTCTGTGTGGCGCGCGGTCCGGCCGGCCCGCCGATCCCGTAATGCTTCTCCAGCGCGGAGCGAAGTCCGTAGTTGCCCCGCGCGGCGTAGCGGATGGCCCGTGCCTGATCTCGTGGGTCTGTCAGCCCTCTCATGTTGATCTGATTGATGGCTTCCTGCATCCGTCCCTTCGCGCCAACCTGCCCCATCTCCTCGAACTTGGACGCCTGTCCTTGGCGCTTCGCCAGGGCCGCGCGCGTGGAGGCCAGCATCTCATCAACGCTCTTGGGCTGCTGCTGCCCTGCCGTGCCGCCCGGAGTAACCTTTCCGCTTTGCAGCTGGTTCCAATACGCGCGTCCTTGGTGGCCCCAACGCCCCGCGCCGGGCGTTGTTCCGCCCGTAAACGGATTTACACTCCCGCTTTGAAAGGCCGGTGACGCTCTGGGGGGCACGCCTCCAGCGGGCGCCGCCGGAGCCGCTGTCGGGGCCGCTGCCGGGGCTCCCTGCATTTGCTTGAACTCGTTCTTTGAAAGCGGCTGCTTGCCGCGCGGCAGATTGCGAAGGTACGTCTGGTACGACGCCTCCTCCTGCGCGCCAAAACCACTGAGATCGATCCCCGTGCTGCTGTGAAGCTGCTTAAGCCCGCGCCCTGTTGCACGCGCCCATTCTTGGCTCCACGGGTTCAGCCAGTTCCAATTGGAGCGTCTTTGTGCGTCTGCCTGCGCCAAATCCGAAGCGTAGTCGCTGGTCTTGAGAAGCACGTGCATCGCTGCCTGGTCTTCCTCGTCGAAGCCCGCCTGCTTGCAAAACAGGTCCACGCCGTGATCGAAGGCAAGCTGCTGCTCCCCATCACGCTCGGCGCTGCCCCAATGCATGAATGGCTGTTGACTGTACATGGGTCGCGCTCCCATCCGATACCGAGGCGTCCTCGTGACGCTTTCCATTCCGTGGCTGCTGAAGGGGGTATATCCTTGCGCCCTCGGATAACCTTGGCTGCCCGGATACCCCTGCGCTCCCGGGTATCCACCCTCTCCAGGCATTCGGGGCTGTTGCTGCTGGCCTCCGCCAAGCAGCTCTCCGGCCATGGGGACGAACGAACCCACCATGGCGAGACTGCCAAGACGGTTGAGCCATGTGTCGAAACCGCCGCCGGCTGCAGGCGCTGCCGCGCCAGTGGCCTTCGCTGCCGTACCTGCGGTTCGTGCCGTATTGGCCGCTGTACCTGCGGTTCGCGCCATGTTGGCGGCCGTACCGGCTGCACGCGCGCCGCGCGCGGCACGCCACGCGCCCCACGCACCACGTAACGCGCCCCAGAAAGCCCGCTTCTGGAGCGCTTGTTTGATTAGGAAACTCTCAGCGTCTCGCATTTTGCATTGAGCCCTATGCCAAGTGAATCCAAGAACCGCTTGAACTCGGCGCCCTCGTGAATGCCGGACGAGAGTATCTGCCCCGTCTCCAGCTTCTTGACTACGAGGATGGGATTGTCGAAGTCATCATAGACGACGATCGATCGCACATCCTCCACTACCGTGGCCGCTTCGAGCCCTGCGGGTTGGGCCCTTACGCGCATGTCATTTCCCTCGGTTGAGGTTCTGAATCATCCTGTGGATGCGGAGTGCATGCTGCTTGTCAGCAGCTTTCTTCGGCTCCGATTTCGGAACCGGTTCCGGTTTTGGTTGCGGAGCAGCCGCCTGCTTGGGCTGTGGTGCGGGGGTCGGCTCAGGCTCCGGTGTGGCGTCCTTGAGCGTCTCCTTCACACGACTCTCCACGCTCGCCTGCGCGACCATGCCACTCATGGGAGCGACCGGCCCGGGCGGGGCGCCTTCGGGAATCACGCCGCCTGGAACTTCAGGCGGTGGAAGGGGTTCGCCTGCCGGAATACCGGCCGGACCGCCCATGGGCATGGCTTCAGGGGGCATCGCGCCTCCGGCCCCGGGCGGAACCTCAGCGCCTGCGACAGCGCCGCCCAGAAGCTCAATGAGCTGATCGAGCTTACCGGACAACTCGTCGATCGCATCAGCCGTGTTGCGCCCGCCTTCAGGCGCTTTCTCCTCGTTGGGAGCGGGCGCCTCTTCAACCGGGGGCTCTTCGCCGCCAGGCGCGCCTCCCTCCTGGATCATGGCGAACAGCTGCATGAGATCGTCCAGACTCACCATGACGGGCTGTCCGGGCGGAGGTGCGCCGCCGGCTGCGGGGTCCATTGGAGGAGCCCCGCCGGCTGCGGGGTCCATCGGAGGTGGAGCACCGCCCATTGCCGGGTCCATTGGAGGTGGAGCGCCGCCCATTGCCGGGTCCATGGGCATGCCGCCCGCCGCAGGCGGCGGAGCGCCCGCAGCCATGGGGTCCATGGGCGGCGGTGCGGTCGCGCCCTGCGGGCCCATGGGCACGAACCCTTCCTTCTTGAGTTCGGCGGCCTCCCTCTTGGAGAGGGCTCTGGCCACGTTCTGCTTGGCCAGCTTCAACATCACCGAATTTACGCGGGGCAATTCCATGTCTTAACCCTTTGCTTTGAGGACGCAGGCGACCTTTGCGAGCCGCGCGAACAGTCGGGCGGCTTTCTGTTTGTCTTCCGAGTTCTTGACCACTTCGCGCATCAGACGCGGGTTGGCGAGCTTCTCTATCACTGAACTCTTCTTGAGGATCTTGGCCTTCACCTGCACGGGCTTCTTGCTCGTGACAGTCACCGAAGGCGACTTGCCCTTGGCGGCGAACCGGACCTTTTCCTGCTTCGTCAGCGGACAGCTTTTGCCCGCAGCCGCCTTTTCGCGCGCCTTCTTCAGAAGCGCCCTGCGGAACTTCGCCGCCTTGACCGTGGCGGTCACGCCCCTGAGCGTCTTTGCCGCATGCTTCTCGATCAGCTTTTCCACGAGCTGCACGGAGCAGTTCTTGGGCAAGTGCTCGGCGTGCTTGGCGATGATGCCGATGATCTCCTTGCGCCGTTCGGGGCTGAGCTGCGCGGTCTTGTGAGGCGTCAGCCCCTCAAGGCCGGTCTTTGCCGCGCCCGTGGACTGTGGGCTGGTCGTGGGCGTCGAAGCGCCCTGCGACGGGGCGGGCTGCCCGGCTGCCAAACCCGGATTCATGGCTGTGCCCGGAGCGGGCGCACCGGCCGCCGAAGCGGGAGCAGGCTGCGCCGTGTTCAGCTGCGAGGTGCGAACCTGCGGCGACACCACCTGCGGCGTGTTGACGGGGGCTTGATCGGGACTGAGCGTGGGCATGGCAATCTCCTATCTTTCAAAGCATTATAGTACACCGGGCGCTTTTGTCACGATGGCTACTTGACGATCACCCGATCGCCCAGCGAAATGTCGCCCTTCTTGTACGCCTTGATCACATCCGCCTTGCTGGCGAACACGCGCGGGGGCGTGTCCTTCTTCGCCGTGCTGGCGAGGTAAAGACCCATCAGGAACTCCTGCTTCGGCAGGTAGTGAACCTTGAAATTGGACGATGACTTGAGGTTCTTGGACGGCAGCATCTTCTCAACCGCATCGGTCACGGCCTCGTCGGTGACAGGCACGTGGTAGTTCATCGCGTCGCCATCGAAGTCGGCATTGAAGCCCGGTGTCACCACGGGAGAGATCTGCAACGTCTCGCCCTTCGTGAGCACGGGCCACGCGGCCATGAAGCCGTAACGGTGAAGCGTGGGCGCGCGGTTGATCAGCACCGGGCGCTTCTGTGTCTCGGACACCAGCGCCTTTCTGGCAATCGGCGTCTGGTTGGCCACGGCCTCGGCTGCGGCCATCGCAGGCATGCCCTCGCGCACGAGCCTGCGCATGATGAACGGGCGATAGATGGTCCACGCCTTGGGCTCGGGCAGACCCACCTGATCCATGTTCAGATCCGGGTTGGGCGTGATGGTGGCCCGTCCCACGATGTCCACCGGAGCGCCAAGAACCCTGCGCTGGAACATGCCCAGCTTCGGGCTGGTGCCGAAAACGTGCTTCAGCAACCCCTTGACCTTCTTCTCCTTGGTCTTGGCCTGAACCGGATCGCCCAGCCCGGTGACGGCCTTGAAGGCGTTGTAGACCTGCAGCCGCTCGTCTGCGGACGAGTCCACGTCCACGACTTCCCGAATCTCCTTGAGCGTGTCGTTGGAGTTGATCAGATCCTGGTAGAGCAGGTTCGCGTCAGCCACCAGCGGCACGTCCCTGTACTTGCCGATGGGACGGAAGGACGGCGGGATGACAGGCACCTTCGTCATCACCCAGTCCTCGGGTCTGAGCTTGTTCTTCTGCATGTTCTTGAGGTAGCCCAGAACCTTCACGGCCTTGTCACGCTTGGAGCGCGGGCCCTCACGAATGAGCTGCTCGTTGGTGGCGATTGCATCATCCAAGTTGATGTCTGACAGCGCCTTATGAATGGCCTCGCCGCCATACTTGCCCTTGTACGGGACCTTGCCGCCGATCCACTGCTCGTACTGGTTCTGCGTGAGGTTCAGCAGCCGTCGAATGGGCTCCTCCATGACCGGATTGGGAATGGGTTCGCTCAGTTCGATATGGGACCAACGCGCTCCCCCGTGCCCTCCGGTCAGCCCACGATCGAAGAGGCCGCCGCCAATCTCGTCCAGCGAGTCGCCCGCCACGGTCTTGGGGCTGGTCAGCCCGCCCGACGAGAGCTTGGTCACGTCCTTGTCGGTCATGGCGAACAGCTGCATCCGCTCGCCGTCCTTCTTGACGTTGATGCCGGCGCCCTGCAGGTGCGTGAGGAACTTGTCGTAGACCATCGGCACCTTCGGCGAAGGCGGCGTCAGGCCCAGACGGAAAGCCCGCCAGAAATCATCGTTGCGTTGCCCACGAATAACCTGCGCATCCCTGAGCACCTCGGTCGCGCCGTGAGAAAGGAGCGCGTTGATCTCCATGTTGGAGATGCGCTTGGCGCCGAACTCCCCGCCCTTGGCCGGTAGCCCCTCGCTGGTGTACGCGCCCACGTCACGCCCCCGCCCCTTGGATTCGGCGGTGTGGTGCAGTTTGTAGATGAAACGCTCGCCCGTGAGAATGTTTTTGACCTTGCGGCCCGTGGTGGGATCGAAGACGTCGTCGGTGTCCTTCATCCCGGCGTCCTGCAGTTCCTTCTTCACGAAGTCGACCATCGACTCTTCGCTGAAGCCTGGAACCTTGTATGCCTTGCCGCGCTTGCGGGCGATCTTGCCCAGCAGCGCCTCGTGGACCTGGGAGGGGTTGCCGCGCGAGATGATGCCCAACGGGTTGAGCAGGATGTGGTACGGATTCCCGTCCTTGTCGTGGACCATCTGGTCGTCGGGAATGATCTTGGCGATCACGCCCTTGTCGCCGTAGCGGCCGGCCAGCTTGTCCCCCTCGCGCGCGGGCATGTACGCCTTGACGGTGACGTTGTAGCCGCCGCCCTTGGTCTTGTCGATGTCGGTGACGACGCCCTCGGCCTCATGGTTCCACGTGACGGCATTGTCGGAGAACATCGTTTTGTGGCCACGGTGGACGGCCGTGGGCTTGGCCTTGTTGAGCGAGAGAATCAGCGGGTCGCCGTACTTCACCACGGTGCCGGGCTTGACCACACCCTTGCTGTCGATCGTGCCCAGCTGCTCCTTGTTGAACTGGCTCGGGTAGATGGAGACGTATTCCTTCCTGCCGGTCAGGATCGTGGGATCGCCCTCGACCTCGTGCTGGTACATGTGCTCCGAGGACATCATCTTGGCCGCGCTCTCGGAGACCACCACCGCGTCCTCGTAGTTGAGCCCCTTGTACGGCATGTAGGCCACCCGCAGGTTGTTGCCCATGGCCACGGCGCCCTTGTCATCCGTGTAGTTACTCTTGGCCAAAAGCTGGTTGGGCTTGATCTGGTCGCCGATCTGGACCACGGGCGTGTTGTGCAGGAAGGTCTTCCGATTGAACGGGAAGTTCTGGTAAAGCTCGTGGTTCTCCTTGGTTCCGTCGGCGTAGCGGACCTGCACGTAGTCCTTGCCAACGTCGGTAACCACGCCCCGGTCGCGTGCGCGCACCGCACCCACGCGCGTGCCCAGACGCTCATCGAAGGACTCATCGCCCTCATCACCCACGAGGTTCTGGACCAGCGGCGCCTCGGGGTTCTTCAGCGGCAGCGACTGGATCACGTACTTGGCGCCCATCAGCAGGCGCCCGCCCTTGATGCCGCTGACCATCGGCGTCATGTTCGAGCTTGCCGTGAACATCTGCGAGGTCTTGGGCAGCTCGAAGTCCACCTGATCCCGGTCCACGAACTGGACCTGGCGGGAGCGGACCATGGCCCTGACCTTGGGCGTGTCCTTCGCCATTTCTCCGGGGAAGGCCACCACGGAAGCGGCGGCCTGCGCGGCCGAAACCATCTCGGGCTGACCCGTCTTGGGGTTGCGCATGGACGTGTAGAAGTGCCCATCGCTTCCGCGCACCACGCCTTCGGCAACCCTGGAGTCAACTCCGATCTTGGAGGACTCGGGAGCCCGGATCGGGTCGATGAACCCGAACTGGCTGGGCTGCACGTTCCTGGCTTCATCGGGCACCGCGTCAAGGCTGGGAATGCCGCCTTCGCCAAGGCGCAGGATGCGCAGGTTCTGGTCGTACAGCTCCATCGGGTTGACTTCTTCGACCGGCATGCCCATGCCGCTTTTCAGCAGCACGCTGTAAAGCTGGGGCGTGAGGGCGCCAGTCGGAATATGCTGGACGTTCCCCCGCAAGGTGGAACGCCACAGCATCTTCCGTCCCAGTTGCCCGGCATCCTTGCGGATGCGTTCGGCGAAGAAGTCCTCTGGCGAATGCAGCGTCTGGAAGGCCAGCGAATCACGATCGTCGATCTCTTCCTTCTTGTTGAAGATGTTGAGCAGCTTCTGCGACGTGCGAAGCAGTGCCGAAGGCCCGGCGTGACGGTGACGTTCGCCCAGCGTGATGTCCGTCGTGTCCTCGTCCAGTTCCATCTTGTTGAAGACGTTCAGCAGCCCCTCGCCCTGTTCGTTCGGAGCGCCCAACGTGAAGCCGCCGCCAACGCCGGCCGCCGCACGCTTGCAGCCGAAGATCTCCTCGGCGCGCTTGATGGGCGTGTTGGGCTTGTGCACGGCGAACGTGATGTGGAAGCGGTACTCGTGCCCGTTGTCCTCGCCCTTCGGCAGCGGGGTCAGCCCCAGGCTCTTGCGGTAGTTCTTCAGGTCCGGGCTGTCACACTCGATGAACCAGACCCGGTCGACATCCTTCCATCCCGCAGGCGACAGGCTCACAAGACGCTTCAGAGCGAAACGCGCGGGCGTGCCGTCCCGGGCAAAGCCTTTCCACTTCATGGGGCCGTGCTTCTTGTAAATCTTCTTGGCCTCGTCCGCTCGCACCAGTGTGATGTGGGGAGAATTGGGGGTGCGTTCACACTCAACGCCCTCTCCCTTGAGAGAGGACAGCGCCGCATCCACCAGTCCCTTGTGGACATCCAGGTAGACCCACGGCTCACCCTTCTTGCCGATCTCCGCGCGAATGGTGCCACGGAACCAGAGGCGCTGCCATTTGCGGTCCGACTCGCGTGCGCCGATCTTGGCTTCCTTCTGCCACGAAGCCTTCTTCAGCACCATCTTGCCGATGACCTGCTTCTGTATCTTGTCCCAGGACGGAAGCGCGCTGATGCCACGATCATCCACGTAGACGTCGGCCGTGACCTTGCCCGAACTGTACGGAGGCTGATCCGGGTTCTCGTTGATGTAATCGTAGGGAAGATCGTGCTTATGCAGGTAGTCCCCGATCAGCTTCTTGTCGCCACGGACCGTGAAGATGATGATCCGGTAGCCAAGGCGCTGGAACTCCTTCAGAGCCTTCTGCACGCCCGGGCGGGGCTTCGGAATGCTCTTGGCATCGAACTTCTTGTACATCGTGGCGATCGTGCCGTCGAGGTCAATGGCCACGGTCGGAGGGCGTGTTCTGTCGGCAGCCGCCTTGGACTGCTGTTGCTGCAGCTTTTCCTTGTCGAGCTGCAGTATCTCCCTGTTGGCCTTCTGCTCGGACTGCGCGTCCTCCTGCAGGTCACGGCGGTTGACCAGCGACGTGAAGGCACGGCCGACGGCGCCAGGGTCATCGGCCTGCGCGTTGGCCTGCAGCAGTTCGTTGCCCCAGTATTGGCGGATGTCCCTGTCCTGCACGCCCATGGCCTTCAGGATCGGGTAGAGCTTCAGCGTCGATTGGCCCACACGCAGGCGGAAAAGCCCGGTCTGCGGCTCCATGTAGACGCGAAAGGACGGCCCCGTGCCCGGCTTGACATTAACATGCGCTTCCAGGGTTCCGTTGTCCTTGACTCGCGTGTAAACGCCGGGCCGAAGCCGCATCTGGTTGGCCACCGTGTACTCGTTGCCACGGTAGATGAATGTCCCACGATCGGTGGCGTAGGGCACGTGCGCGATGGTGCCGGCCTTGCGGTCCATCAACTTGTTGGTGGCCTTGTCGAACAGGTGCCACTCGCCCGTGATCTTCCGCTCCAGCGACTTGCCCTGCATGATGGCCTTCTTCTGGTCGGCCAGCGAGAAGCGGTCCTTCTTGTCGAGGGCGACGTTGCGAAGCTCAAGCCTGTAGCGGCTGTTCTCAAGCGGGTAGGCGGTGGACAGCGTGTCCATGACGTTGTTGAAGATGCCGTCACGCATCGTCTTGTTGTCGCCGAACCCACGGTAGGAGACGGGTTCGACGGGACGCAGCGGCAGCGGCTCCGGCGGCTTCACGGCTGGAGCGACCGGGGGCGCTGCCTCCTTAACGATGCACAGCACGTCATCAAGTATCGCCATGTTCAGGTCCGAAGGTTGGCTTCAGTATCGACGGGCTCCGGCACCTCGACCAGGATCGGGGCCGGCTGCCGCATGCGCTTCTTGCGCAGCTCCTCCTTGACGGCTTTGTACTTCTGCTGGCGCGGATCACGTGACTTGACCCAGCTTTCCGAAGCCGTGTGCGCGCCGTAGCCCAGCAGGGACGCCAACGCCAGGTAGGCGCCCAGTGCCTGATTGATCTCGCCCTGCGCGCTTTTCACGTGCGCCTGGGCCAGCCCGTCGATCAGCTCCCCGGCCGTTTTTGCCGTCTTGCGCGCCGCGTACTCCGCAGCCAACGCCTTCTCATACTCCTTCTGAGCCTTGGCGATGGCCTTCTCCGTCTCTTCGGCCCGCAGGATGTCGGCGTCCTCGTCGGCCTGGGAAAAACCCTCATGGAAGGCTTTGGGCACCGTGGTGGCAAGTCTCGGGTAGTACGAGACCAGCGTGCTGGGATCGTCCGTCACGCGGCGTGCCTCACGCGTCTTCTCGGAGATGGTGCGGGCAGCCTCGGCCAGAGCGCTCTCGGCGGCCATGCCCACGGGCGCGAACATCTCGCCCAGCACGCCGCCTTCCTTCTCGCGCAGCTCCTCAGCCTCTTCCCTCGTCTCCTCGGCCTCGCCTTCCATCGCATCCAGCCGATTGTAGTAATCGGGAATCTCTTCGAGATGATCCTTGGCGATCTCCTTGGAGCGTTCGGGATCGCTGGTGTGTTCCATCTCGACCCTTACGCCCCTTGAAAGCTCACGAAGGTCGTACCGGGTGTCAGGCTTCCTGTCGGCCAGACCGCCCGCCAGAAGATCAGCCTGCTTCGAGCGCAAACGGGGCTCATACCAGCCCTGCTTGATGGCCGGCAGGTCCACGACCACCTCGCGTCCCGGCATGCCTCTGCCCACGTCACGAAGAAGAGGCTCTTCCTCCTCGCGCTTGCGTGCGCGCATGCTGTAGCCCATGCTGCGAGCACGTTCCTGCAGGTCCTCGATGTTGGCCTGGGCTTTCTGCTCGGCTTCTTCCTCGCTGGGCAGAATGAACGGGCGCAGCCGTGCCTTCTGCTTCTCCAGATCGGTCTTCCACTCGGGCGTGTCTCCCCTTTGAGCCAGCAGGGAATTGAGCATCCCCTTCCAGTCGATACCGCCGCTTTCGGCCAGCATCATCTCATTGGCCCGCTTTGCGAATTCACCCATCGGTCTTGGCCCCCGGCGTCTCAACCATGTAACCGTAATAGAGAATCCAGCGTATGAAGACACGCCAGCTCTTGATCGCGTTGTCGTACTTGCGTTCCTCGACGGAGATCTGCGCGAACCCGTTGCCCACCAGCTGGAGGATCTGCTGGTAATACCGCATGTCCTCTTCGTTGGAGAGATCCAGCACGTTTGCGAAGATCTGCTGCCCCACCTGCGGGCGGAACTTGTCGGGGTCGGCCTCCTTCAGATCCGGGATCGAATCGCCCCGGAACGGCAGCCCTTCCAGTCCCGGCAACACCATCGGCTGCGTGAAAACCCCAGCCGGGTCAATGAGCTTGTCAGGCAGCTTGGCCCGCCCCCGCTTGTCCATCGAGATCTTCAGCGACGGGGCGGCCGGAGCGGCGGGAGCAGGTGTCCCCGCCGTCACCTCCTTGGCTTCCTTGGCTTCCTTGGCCTTGTCACCATTCTTGGGCAGGATCACTTGTACTGGCCTTTCTCATGAAGGGCCCGACGCAGCTTGACCTCTTTGGTCAGCCGCTTGATCAACTCCAGTTTTTCCTTTTGGTGGAGGGCTTCGATGTCTTCGGACGAAGGGGCGTCGGCCAGCCCGCTCATCGCGCCCGTGGCCGTGCCTACGGCCAGCGGGGCGAGAACTGCCCCTTCGAGCCCCAGCTTGCCGGCCTGGCCGGCAAGCGATGCACCCGAGCCCATGGCGCCCGTAGCCAGATTGGCCAGCGCCAACGCGGAAAGCCCGGCAGCCTCCTTGAAGAACTCACCGGGCAGCACGCCCAACTCGGCCAGCTTCTTGAGAAAGCCGACCTTGTAGGCGTTTGCTCGTTCTCGATCGACAGCCGTCATGATCACCTCCTATGCATTTCGGAACGGGTTCCGAAATCAGGCCGTGACCAAGCGATCAATCAGCCCCTTGCATTCCTCGCCAACCGGGCCCTCAACCTGAGCGCCCTTCTCCAGCAGATCGGCGACCTGCTCGCCGTCGAGGTTGTTTTCCAGGCAATACTGGATGATGCCGTCGGTGAAGGGCGTGCCGAGATTGGCTTCCTTCTTCTCCGGCTCTTCCTTCTTCTCCGGCTCTTCCTTCTTGGCCGTGCTCTCTTCCTTCTGAGGGGCTTCCTTCTTGGGTGCCTGGGCAACAGGCTGTTCGCCCTCACCGCCGCCGCCTGAGAGTGCCTTGTAGCCGCCGTAGCCCGCGCCAAGCGTACCAAGAGCGCCGGCTCCGGCCGTCGCGCCGCCCAGGCCCGTAAGACGGCTTTCCAGACCCTTTTCGGCCACACCCTTCATGCGCCCGGGCATCTCCTGCACGCGGGTGCGCGCGATGGGCGTGCCAAAACGCTCCACCCCCTTGGTTCCCTGCCCGATCAGATCCAGCCCCCCTTCGATGGGCTTCGCCGCGCCATAACCCAAACGCAGCAGGAGTTCCCGTGCCCTGTCGAGCAGTGGTCCTGCCCGTTTCTCCGCTGAAGTCTTCACACCTTCCTCCTCTCCACCAATCAGGCTTCGGAGGCCACGATAGCCGCCGTAAAGACCAAGACCGCCCGTACCGATCGTTCCAAGACCAAGCGCCTGCATGAGCTTGCGGTCACCGCGCAAAAGAGCGTCCACAGCCTCCGGTGCAAACTGGCGCTTTCCTCGCCCTTCCATGAAACCAAACAACGTCTCTGCTTTCGCAGCTGTTGGGTCCGTAAAGCGTTCGGCGGCTCGCCCAACACGCCGGCCCGCTCCGGTTGCACCAACTCCTTTTAGCCCCTTGGAAACCAACGGAGCCGCAGCAGCGCCAAGCTCGCCCACGCCCTGGGAAGCTAACGCAGCAAGCCCTCGGAGCCCAAGCGCTTGCTTGACGTAGGGAGCAAGCACCTCGGCCTTCTTCATCTTCTTCTTGGCTTTCTTCTTGGACTTCGAGCCGTGAGTGGTTCCGCAGGGCATGGCTACCTCCCTAGATATTTGTCCAAATCCCGCTCGGCCTGCATCGACAGTTCCTCAGCCGACGGGCCATGCATGGACTTGTAGAGTTCCTTTGCCGTGAACGCCGTTCCCGTGAGCGGGTTGAACGCGTGCTGCAGCGCCTGAACAGGTATGCCCGCCGCACCGTAATGCTTCATCGTCTCTTCACCCGCACGGGCGAAACGCTCCGTACGGCCTTTCGCCGCTTCCGCCAGCGAGCCAAAGTACCCTCTTTCACCACGCTGGTAAAGAGGATCGCTGAGAGGAGCTATCGCTGTCAGGCCCGCCTCGAACACACCACTGAACGGAAGAGAGGCGGCGCCCATGCCAAGGTTCGCCGCGTGTCGCCACGTCATGGGCGATCCAAACAGCCTTCCCAGCCACTTCGTGGGTGCCGTGGTGAGCGCTGCGGACGCCGCCGCGCCGGGGTACGTCTCGGGCGCGTGAACCCATGCGCCCTGCCTGAATGCCTGTCGTTCGAGGTGATCCTGGTGTGCCTTCTGATTCGCCCGAATGCGATTGAAGTGCGCCATGGCTTCAGGGCGTGGAATGCGTCCGGCTTTGACTTCCGCAAGGAGCTGTTGGGCGACGTACTCGTCGAGCATCGGGCCGATGCGGGCGGCGGGAAGCTGGCCCTGTTCGACGGCGTCATAAAACTCCTGGGGAATACGAGAAAAGTCAGCTGGCATGAGCAGCCCCCGAGCACACGATCCCCCTTCACTTTACTCGGACGACCGGGCAATTCAAGACGCTACTCCTGCCAGAAGTTGGTAGCCTTCCCGGCGTACTGTTTGGCCACCTCCTGGCCCAAAACGTCCGGCCACTGCGGCTCCATGGGCTCAACCTTCTGGCGGATGGTGTGAAGGTCCTTGTAGCCGTGCCAGATGTCGTCCTCCTGCGTGTACTGCTCCACGTTGTCGAAGTCGTGTTCGTAGGGCTTTTCATCGAGGAATTCGTAGACTTTGGCCATCGTGGTCTTCGGCGCGACGGTGAGTTTCTCGTACTCCACGAAGTGGATGCGGTTGCCAAAGCCCCTGCGCGTGGCGTCCCGAATCATGTTGAAGGCGGCGCCCAGCGGCTGGTCGGGCTGGCACCAGACCTCACAACGCCCGTCCACGGTCTGGAAGCGCCCCGGATTCTGCATCTCGCCGGGGATGGGACGAATATCCTTGTTCTTGCGATAGAGTTTCTCGAAGCTGGACAGGATGTCGCGCACGTCACGCACGGGTGCAAGGATCTTGATTCGGCGTCCCAGCAGCCTCTCAGCCATCTCGATCTGTGCCGGCCAGCCACGAGACTTGTCGAAGACCACTGGAAAGCGGGAGTTGTGAAAATACCCATTGAGCAGCCCACGGAGCGCCGTCACCTTCACTTCCTCATCGTAGGCGGCTCGGAACTCGGACTGGTGCTCCCACTGGTTGCGCAGCATCGTCAGCATGCCAATGATGCCGCTGGTGGGCGTGACGTCGAAACGGTGGTTCTGCGCGAGGATGTTGACGAACAGCGTCGAGCCCGCGCGCGGCAGCCCGGACACGAAGTGGATGATCTTGTCCTTGCCCGTCCACGATTCGGAACCCGGATGCCGGGCCTTCTTCGGCTTGCCCTTCTGCCGGGGTTGCAACACGCCGCTGCTCTTGACCATGAGATTGCTCCTGAGTTGCCGGGAGGATATCAGTACACCCGATAATGATAGAGCAAATCTATGAGAGCGTCAATGCGCATTCACGAAGAAAAGCCCGCGCGGGGCGGGCTTCCTTGTGAAGTGAAACGGCGTTGAGAATCAGGCGCTTGAGGACGACCCGACGCCCAGCTCTTCCTTGACGCGCGTCTCGACGTCCTCCATCGAGATCGTGCCGTTCAGATCGTCGTAGGCCGCGCCTTCGTAGATGGTGAGCGGCTGCGGCATCTCCCTCACGAACGCCCTGATGAGTTTGCGCTGCGGCAGGCACACGACGCGTGTGACCGTGACGGAGCTGAGGTTTCGCACCTGCTGCTGGCGGACCACGATGTCCGCGCCGCCGGGAATATCGATTTGGCCATTGTTCGAAGCCATGGTTCTTCTCCTTACGTCAGTTAACGTCCTCCCCGACGCCCACCCACTGAGCCACTGCGCCCCAGTTGATGCTTGTGGCCGCCTCGCCCGTTACACGGACTTCGAGGTTGTTCCCGTTTTCACTGACTTCCAGCTGCCAGTTCTGCTCATCACCACCCGAAGACGAGGAGGAGCTTCCGCACGTCTCCATGGTGGGCACTTCGCACGCGCCCACGACCACGCTGTCCGAGCCGTCACGATAGGCCGTGATTTCCCGGGTGAATCCGCGCCGATGGACGCCCCCGTCCTCATTTCCAATGACCATCAGTCGCATGTGGACGGCCGAACCCGCCGTGATGGGAATGCTCATCAGCAGCGTCTCGGTCGCGTCGGTCGTCTTCGCGTTGCCCGTCATGCGGTGATAGCCGCGTTCGGCCGTGTACGTGCCGCCCGCGCCATCCTGGAAGGCCAGACTGTTGTGGGCCAGTTCGCCGTCCTTGGCCGCCGTGGTGCGCCGCCCCATGGCGATGGCCGCAAGGCCACTGGCCGTGTTGTTGTCGCCGCCGACCACCGTGCCATACGCGCCACTGACCGTGTTGGACACGCCGCCCAGCACGGAGCCGCCCGCCGCCGTGATCGAGACGTTCTTGCCCAGCCCGGAGGCATTCGTGCCGGCCGTCGAGACGTAGCCGATGCGCGCCACGATCACCGCGTTGAGACCGTAGTTCTTGATCTGGCTGCCGAACGACTGCGAGTTGATGCCGTTGTCGATACGCACTCCGGTGCTGATAATCGCGCCCGTCGTGTCGTTGATCGTGCCCGTGCGGTTGACGATCGTTCCCATGGCCACTGAGCTGACGGCGTGCCCCGTGTTGGAGTAGGCCGTGTAACAGTAGTAGCCCACAGCAACGGAGTTGGTCGCGTTCGCCTGCGACCAGAGGCCGTCGGCAAAGTTGTAGTCGGACGTGTAGACGCCGCCCTGGCCCCGCCCCGCGTAGCACGCGAAGCCCGTGGCCACGTTGCGCGAGCTTCCGTTGTTGGTCTTGCAGTAGTAGCCCATGGCGACCCCCCACGTGTAGGAGTCGTTGTACATGCCCATGGCCACCGACTTCGTGTAGCCGTCACCCGTGTAATTGTAGTTGCCGATCGCACAGGAGTCGTTGGCGAAAGCGTCGTTCCCACGACCGACGGCCGAGTTGTAGCCGCCTTTACATTCGTTCTGCCGCCCGAAGGCCACGCCGCTGTATTCGACCGTGTTGTAGGAGCCAACGGCCACGCCGTGTCGCGCCGTGGACCCGTAGGTCTTGATGTAGTTGCCCACACCAAACGCCGCGCTCCACGGGTTGTAAGACCTGTTCTTGAACCCAACAGCGATCATGCGGTCGCCGTTGTAATTGATCGTGTTCTCAGCGCCGAACGCCAGACAGTAGTCGCCACCGTAGATCTTGTTGCGGCGCCCGACAGCCACGCAACCCCAACTGGTCGGGCTCTCCAGGCCGTTGATGTAGTTGTCCACGCCTATCGCAGAGGAGTTCGTGCAATAGCCGTAGATTTTGTTGGAGATGCCGAAGGCGGCATTGCGACCCGAGTCGGAGTCTCCCCGCTTGGCCGTCACGTAGTTCCAGTTGCCAAAAGCGAGATTACGCTCACCGGTGCTGGTGGTGTTTACGTAACCGACGGAGCCACAATAGTTTTCGTAGGCGTAGCAGAAAGACCCGAAAGTGAATGCCCCGGTGTCGTACGCCTTGCCGTAACGGCCGACCGTGATTGATTTACCGCCTGTGGCGTTGTTTCCGTTGCCGGCGGCAAAATCGTACCCGGTCGCAGAATTGGCCGTGTTGCCGTAACCAAAGGCGCTTGAGTAGTTGCCTCCCGCCCCGCCAGCCTGGTTGTTGACGCCAAACGTGCTGGAGCCGCCGCCCTTGGAACGGTTGCCACGATTTGCAAAGCCGGGCCCGAAGCCCGTACCCACAGCCACCGACGAATAACCTGAAGCCTCGCTCTGCCCGCCCATCGCCACGGCGTACGTGCCGGAGGCAACCTGGTCGGCGTACTGGATGCGCGCCTGGATATCCAACGCATAGGTGCCGCGCGCATCGCCGGGAATCTGTGTCTCGGTCGGGAAGTCGTACCCGCCGGAAGAGGACGATGACGAGGAAGAGAGCGGCAGCGGTGACGCGGGTCGGGCCAGCAGTGCGTTCACGCCGGTGCGGCGAAGCAGCAGGTTGGTGGGATTGACGGCAAGCGGCTTGTTGGTGCCGTCAAGGATCGTGCCCTGCTCTGTCTGCTCGGTATCGGCCAGAACCACGGTGCCAAGCTGCGAAAGCGTGGCAGGCGTGTCCGACCCGCCGGGACCGGTCGCTCCGGTTGTGCCGGTAACGCCCGTAACGCCTGTGACCCCAGCGCCTCCTGCCGATCCTGTTACTCCGGTAACGCCTGTCACGCCCTGAGAGCCGGCTGGCCCTGTTGCTCCGGTGACGCCGTTGGGCCCTATGGGTCCATTGGCTCCGGTGACACCTGTTACACCAAGGGAGCCCGCTGAGCCTGTCGCCCCGGTGACACCCGTCACGCCAAGGGAACCAGCTGGCCCCGTCGCTCCGGTAACGCCGTCCGTGCCTGCTGGGCCTGTCGCGCCCGTCACGCCGTCTGTTCCGGCAGAGCCCGTAACACCAGTAACGCCCGTAGCTCCCGTGACGCCCGTAACACCCGTGACGCCAAGCCCTCCCGCCGTAACGTCGACCTTGCGCGCGGCGTCGCTATTGTCAACTGGCGCGGGCAGCCCCTTCAAACGGTTGCCCTGCATGTCGATCGGGTTGAACATCGGCGTGTCGGCCATGGAAGTATCTCCGTCAATCCGGCGCTTCAGTACCGTCCGTTGCGATGACCCTGATCGAATCCGTTGGCGGAGCCGGCGTCAGCGTCAACCGTATGCTCGTGCTGTTGGGCGTCTGCTTCTCCATCTGGAAGGCCACGACATCGTTCGAGGACTGAAGCAGATCCAGACACCGCACACAGACATCCTCGGTGGAGAAGCCCAGATCGAGATCGAAGACCGTGTTGATGCCGTCTCCGATAGTCTGATCCACTTTCGCCATTGCTTCTCTCCCGATTTCGGAACTGATTCCCAAATGCCTCGCCGCGCGTTATGGCGGGAAGACAAACGCGGCAACCCGTCCTGTTGCGGGCGCCGGAGTCAGCGTCAACGTGATCTGCGTTGGGCCCGGAGAAGCCAAGTCCTTGTCGAAGAAGAAGATGGGCCCGCCGCCGAAGTTGTCGAACAGGTAAACCTGCGCGTTTTCCGTCGCAAAGCCCGCGTCGATCACGAACACCGTGCTGGTGCCGTCGCCGAGCGTGGTCGTGAAGTAGTCACCGCCTGACCCGCCGCCACCAAAGCCTGTGGTCGTGACCAGAATCCGGTTGGTGAGCAGATCGTGGATGTATTCGTCGTGAATCTCCTTCAGCGCCGCCAGGTAAAGCTCCGTCTCCAGCGCGCCGGGAACCACGATGCTCTCATTGGTGTTGACGATCATGCCGTTGGGCGGGATGTACGGAAGGCGCCTGGTCTCTACCAGGTTCTTGACCCGCGTCAGCATTCGCTCGTTGGGCATCGTCAACCTCCTGTGAACATGAATCTAGCCGCCACGATGACGAATGCAATAGCTCCCAGCAGCAGAAGCAGCATGCCGAGCGCCAGTAGGATGATCAGCGCCCCGTTCGTGTTGCCTTCCTTGTTCACCTCAGTCTTCCATGGGCAGCGGATACGTTTCCCCGTCCTCGGCTATCTCCGCCGGCCCTGTTGGCCCGGGCTCGTGCGTAGGCCGGGGCGGAGCGTTGTCGGGCGCGCCGGCCTTGCCGGGTATCGGACTCAGGAAAGGCTCATCCGCCCTGCGGCCCTCGGCCTGCGGACGCTGAGTGTAGCCTAAGGAAGCCAATCTGTCACGCGTCAGCTTCACCACTTCCTTCAGCGGCTTCGACAGATTCCCCGGCGTCTTCAGCGTCTCCAGAAAGTAGTGGGTCAGGGCTCCGCACGGGCGCCCGTTCACGTACGTGTCCGCGCTTGTCTGGTTGCTTTTGCAGCCACTTACGAACCCCACCTCTAATCGCCCACACACGACCGCCCGGGGAGCGGGAGCTATGGATCGACTCAGACATGTGCGCTTCCTCCACTCGATGTCCACGGGCGTCGGGTACATCCTGGGGATCATGTCAGGCGCGTTGGGTACGGGCATGGCTCGGGTCAGATCGCCTGAGTGGCAGGAGTCGTTGACCCACGAGAAGAAGCAGCCCTTCGGGATGCGGCCGAACATGCGCACGAAGTCCTTGTCCGTGAGCATGTGGTTGAGGTCCCACTGAAAGTCAACGGGACACACGGCTTCGAGCATTCCGTCGATCTCGTGGGCGTAGTCACGTGTTGGATACTGCACGCCATGGCCGGAGAAGTGGAAGAACACGCGAGCGCCCTTCCTCACCTTGACCAGCCAGTCGATGCGCTCCTTGATGGCCTGCGTGGTAGCTCGTTCGTCCACGAGCAGACGGATGTTCTCGGGGCTGAACCCGAAGACCTCCACCAGGGCCTCAGCCATGTCGGAGACGTCGTTGACGCAGCCGGCCAGCGGAGCACCGGGGTAGCGATTGATCCCTACGAGGAGGGCTTTTTCTTCTCGTCTGAGTCCTTTGTCGCACATGACAGTTTTCTCCGTAGTGCTCGTTTCCTAAGAATAGCACCTGACTTGGCCAACGGGTAGTCATGATGCAGCGAGATGAAAGCCGGGTTGCGGTATGCGCCGCTGGGGAACTTCTCCATGGCGGAGATGCGTGCCAGGCGCCCCTTCCAGTCCTCAGCCTCGTCCATCATCTGCCTGCGGGTGGCGTCGTCGAAGCCACCGCCCACCTTGCCCACGATCGGGCCCGTTGGGCTGAGACTGTAGTCAAAGCCGCCAGCGGCACCCTCGTACTTGCCCTTACCTGGGAAGACGTTCTGAATCCAGACATCATGCTCGGGCCGTGGCTTGACCTTGATCGCGCGTCCGGGCCTGGCAGCGGGCCACGCCACGACGCCCTCGTAGGTTGCGGGGTGTTCGCCGGACACGATGCGCTCATAGAGGGCCTTCTGCTCTTCAGGCGTCCGTGCGGTCTCAGGCAGCCGGAACTGACGATCCGGCAGGTGCTTCATCAGCTCCTGCAGCTTCTGCATGCGCTCCTCGCCGGTCAGCGTGCCGGGCTCAATCGGCGTCTTGCCCCAGCGCACCACGTCGAAGAGCATGTTCCTCATCTGGACATTCTGTGCCTTCTGCTTCTCCAGCGAGTTGGATAGCGCTGCGTTGAGTATGCCGCCCAGCTCCTGTACCGGTACTGCCTTGCCTTCACGTTCCCCGTACACCTCGCCACGGACGATCGTCCCTTGTAACTCCTTGGGAATATCGACCTTCGCCCCGCCAGGACCGAAGATCTTGTAGGTATAAAGGATCGGCCGTCCCGTCTTGGAGATTCGGTAGGAGAGGGCTTCGATTCGATCACCCAAGAGATGATACAGCGCGCTGGCGCCATCCACTTTCTCCTGAATCATGTAGTTGGGGTCAAACAGCTTCTCCACCTTGTCGGCGGGCACCACGCCATACTTCAGCTTCTTGATGCCCACCTCTTCAGGCTTTCCCTTGAGCAGCTTGGCCGCGCTCACCGGCGTGGTGTTGATCATCAGCCACGCGCCGCCCTGCTGCTTGCGCTGACGGGCGCCTGCCGCGCTCGGCGGCCCGGACATGCGCACCATCGTGTAGAACTCAGGGAAGCGTTTGTGCGTGACCACGAACTGGATCTTGTCGCGTTCGGCCTTGGTCACGATGACCGAGCCGTAATCATGCTTCTTGACCGTGCCCTTGCCGTAGCCTTCCTCGATGTTGCCCTCGAACTCAGCGTACTGCCCACGATGAAGCGGCTGCTGGTAGAGCATGATCTTCTTACCAGGCTCGGGCAGCTCCTTGCGTGTGGCCCACGAGTAGAGCGAAGGCTCTCCGCCTTCCCTGCCCAACCTGACGTCGTAGTGGGGGCCGGCCTTCTGCGCCAGATGACGCTGCACGACCCATTTGAGGACCTCGCCGTGAGGGATCTGCCTGGGATCGCCAAAGCGTTTGGGATCGGGCAGGCCCGGAGCATAGTCCGCTTCGCCCTTCTTCAGTAGCTTGTAACCTCCATAACTGGCAACAGGAACGCCAACCGCAGCCAGTGCGGTGAGCAGCTTGTTGCGCCGTATGGCGCCCAAGAGCCCCTGCTGCTTCTTCCAGTGGCCGTGCAACAACCTCTCGGCAAGCTCGGTATTCTCGGGTGTTAGGCCGTGCCCCGCGCGTTCGGCGAACTCTCGCAGACTCGCCACGCTCTTGCGCGCAAACTCTGGATCACCCTCGGGCACATCAAAAAGCGCCAAAAGCGGCGCTATTCGGCCGGCCACGTCTTTCTGGCTGGAAGGGATCTGCAGCCCAACCTGTTTCCCCTTGGAGAAAAGCTCTGTGCCAAGGGGCACGTCCGTCAGCTTGCTCTTCTTCCAGTTGGCAAGATCCATGTCGGCGACTGCCTCGCCATATATCTGACCGCGCGGGTCATTTCCACGGAAGAACTCCTTACCCATCTGGTAGAAGTCAGGCTCGACGTTTGTGAGATGCTGCGCCTTGAAGTAAGGCAGAGCCGCTTTCTTCTCGATTGTTGGTAATCCTGTGATCTTCTCAGCCAATTCCCATAGGAAATCCTGAGACTTTGGTAATTCCGTGTCATCCCATAGCAGCTCTGCGGCCTTTCTTATCTCCAGACCACGATTGGCCTCTTCGCTCGACTCCTTGAGCACTTCGAGGAACTGCGTGATGAGCTGCTGTTTGGTCTCGGAGAGGTTGGACATGTACTGGTCGGCGCCCGTGTCCTTCTCCACCATGCCCCAGCGTTGCATTAAGCCCCGCTTGGGGTTGGAGAAGTAGCGTCTGACCTTCACAACACGCTCTTCTTCAGGCAGGTGAGCGTGGCTTCCGTGCCGGACCGCTCGCCCTGTCATCTGATCGAGCCTGGACTGGTTCCAGTGCGGCTCCATAAGCTGCATGAGCTTGGTGCCTTTGAGGTCCAAACCCTCCGAGCCGGCGCCTGATACCAGTAAGATCTTCACATTGCCGGAGTTGTAATCCTCCACGATCTCACGGCGCTCGCTGTCCTTCAATCCGCCCGTGAACACGTGATGTGGAACGCCCTTCTTCTCCAACGCCTCGGCCAGCGGTAAGATACCGGATTGCAGGTAGTTGGAGTACACCACGGCCTTGAAGTTGGGATCGCTCTCCAGCCCCTTGTAAAGGTCGCCCAGCATGCGCCTTAGCTTGGGAGAGTGCGCAACCGCCGAGCCCTTCATCGTCTCGTCGAAGGGCATGGGATTGTTGGACAGCTGGCGCACGGCCGAGAGGAATGCGTTGAGCTGGGCGGACTCGGCTTTGCTGGGTGGCAGGTTCTTCTTCACCTTGTAGGCCAGCCCGACGTCCTCATTGAGGAACGCCTCATACATCGCCGTCTGCTCAGGCGTCATCTCGACTTCGATGTCTTCCTCTTCGACACGTGGGAAGTCGCCTTCGAGCGGATGGTAGTCAACACGGCCCTTGACGAGCCGTTTCAGCTCCTGCTGGTTCCTAAGGCGCTCCACCATTCCGGGCTTAACGCCGTGCCAAGTCTTCTGCCACCACGTGGGCCTTACCTCTACATTCTCCACGAACTTGTCACGGAAGGATTTATGAGATCCAGGCGGGTTTCGCCCCTGTGCCAGCACCTTGAGCATGGGCACGAACTCACTGGGATCGTTGCGCACGGGCGTGCCGGTGAGGAACATGACCTTGCCGTGGGCCTTTGTCGGGAGCTTGCTGACTTTCGTGCCTGGCCGACCCATCCGATGTGCCTCATCGAAGACGGTTAGACCGGCCTGTGGCAAACCTTTGCTCACAGCCTTGTTATAAGACCGCACATCGTAGTCTGGTGCGCCCTCTGGCTGGTCGGTGAACTTCGACAGCTCCTTGCGGTAGTTCTCACGAAGCGCAGCAGGCACCACAACTGCTTTGGGGCCCTCGGTTTGCTCGCCTGCGGCGATGCTGGAGAGCGTCTTGCCCGATCCCAAGGCGTGATAGGCCAGAAGTGCAGGCTGTTGCTCCATCTTGGCAACAACACGCTCCTGCTGAGGCTGCATTTCCACCTCAGGCTTCAATGCGGCCTTCTTGGCTCTCTGCTTGGCGATCTTGATCAGGCCCATTTCGGAACCCATTCCCAAATCTAGGGCGCCCGGTCAGGTTTGAAGGCTGCAATGCGCCGGCCAAGGATGTCAGAGTACCTCGTCATGGCGGCGCGCTGCTCCTTCATGCGCTCCTGCTCGTCCTTTGGCAGCGTGGGAAAGATGTCGCCGCCCATGAACGCCTCCAGCCTCTTCGTCTTCTCATCCAACTGGCGTTTCTCTTCAACCACTCGCTCTTGATACGGTTGCATGTCCCCACCCCCTGAATAGTGCACGGTTCAGCCGTCGTCTTCCTCCCACTCGGGGATCTCCACGACCTGACCTGCCAACTCGTGCGTGCAGTCGTCACAGAAATGCATCTTGCCGTCCCTGATGAAGCTGTGACAGCGTTTGTCTCCCGGTTTGTCCCCGTACCTCACCAGCAGGCTGGGATTGCACGTGGGCTTGTCCAGATCGCCGTTGAACTCCCAGCATGGTCCGGGGCCGCCTGTCTTGATCTGATGGTTGTCCTTGCAGCCGGGGCACCAGAACAGGAAGCGCTCGTTGTTCACGAATGCGTGGAACTTAGCCATTGGGCTCGTCCAGGTCTTCCACGGCCAGAACCAGGTGCAGCTTCACGTTCTGGCTCTTCAGCTCAAGAAAGCGCTTGTACTCCTCCCTGATCTCCTTCACGGCCATCTTGAAGGCGCCAATGTCGGTATGCTCCGCGCGCTGCTGGTCGTCGATGACAACACGTTTGTGTCTGGGCATCTCACATCTCCTGTCTGCCTTTTCTATGCTTCGTGTGCAGATGCGCGTCGTCGTGCACTTCCCTGCTGGCCTTCTTGGCCCACACCTGCGTGACTGTCCAAACACCGTCCTTTAGCGTGACCTGCTTTCCCTTCTTGGCAAAGATCGCCGGTATCCAGCTGACCTGAATCCACTCTCCACGTTCAGACGGCCGCCTCAGCTCGCACTGTCTGTGATAGGCGGGCTCACTCAGCCCTCCCGTCAATAAGCCAGTGATCCTCGGGCCGCTTGTTGATCGTGACCTTCTCGGCGTGGTCCACCTTCGCATTGAGAGCTTTCATGATGGCCTCCGGGCCACGGGGTTTCACGTGAGGCGCCTGATCAACCGCGTTGTCGATGATAATGATTCTGGCCCCCGGCTTCAATAGGCGAGAAAGCTCTTTGGTGGTGGCCTCGAAAAGGGCGTCGTCGGTGATGTGCTGGAACACGAGACAGCCCCACAGCAGATCCATCGAATTGTCGTGGTTGAGCAGCTTCGGGGGCCACGCGGCCGTGATGGCCGTCACGTTGGGAAAAGCGCCCCTGACATGCTCAAGCATGCTCTCCAGCATGTCCACGGCCCACACGTGGCCGCAGCTGGCCGAAAGGATGGACAGGAAGCGTCCGTAGCCACACCCGAAATCAAGGGCATCGGGGAAGTAGGCGCCCATGCCCACACGGTCCCAGTAGAGCTGCTCGATACGCTGCCCCTGGCGGTTGTGGTCCTCGCCCCTGCGGCCCACGTAGGACGGGCCCTGGCGGGCCATCTTGGCCTCCCAGAACTGACGGGTCTTGAGCCACTTGTTTTCGAGTACGCCTATGGCCTCCATCGTCGCAGTGCCTCCTCGGTTTTCAGGGCGATCAGATCGGGGTTGGGCTGCCATCCTTCCTCCAGCACGATACACGGGGTTCGGAACGGATTCCAAAAGCTCTCGTAGCGCTTTTTGTTGGTGCCCCTGATGGCGCTGTACCACTGCTTGTCGGTCCACACGACATGGGGCGTGCAGCACAGGCTGGCCAGGTGCATGGGGCCGCTGGAGGGGCCGATGACCACGCCGGTTGCGGCCATCAGATCCACGAGCTTGTCCAGCGGCAGGTTTCGCCTGTCGATGGCGCCCATGGGACACTCGGCCTGGGTGCCTATGGCGGCCACCGTGAGCCCTCTCTCAACGAGCTTCTCGATGACCATCTCGGCATGCACCGGATGCCATGCGTGGGACTTTCTTTTATTTATCGGCTGCCTGACGTGCACAAGCACGTCGAAGCGCTTGTCCGGGGGCACCTTTCGGCCGTCTCCGAAGGCAAGGAAATACTGTGCCTCGATGGGGACCAGCCCCTCGGGCACGAGACTGTGCGTGTTGCCGTTGATGAGGCGGTCCACGAGCCCGTTCACCTGCAGCCGATCGCGCCTGTTGACGTCCTCGGTTCGCCAGCAGTCCTTGGTGCCGTTGAGCGTGACGGGGACGTAGACATCGGCGAAATCACTGTAGAGGGGAGCGTGGCCCGGAGGGCCCAGAACGGTGATGTGCTCGTACTTTCCACGGCGGGCCTTGTCACGTACGTGGGCCTGCCAGGACATGAGTTCCCAGCCGAATTCCCCCACCCATGGTCCGGCAATCAGATCCATTATTTCAACCTGAAACGGCGGGCAAAACGCTGGACGAAACGGAGGCCATGATGGACTGCAAATCCTCCTCCGTTTGAGGCTTTCTGAAGATGCGACTGGAGACCTTCTTGTAGAAGCTCGTATGAAGCTCCGAAGGCCGCTTCAGGACCGACCAGACGATCATGGGCACGTCGACCCGCTGAAGGGCTTCTTGCAACCCCTCGCAGTCGAAGGCGTTAATGATGTCTGCGATCATGAAATCGTAGGTGTTCATCTTCAGACGCCTGCGCAGCACGGGCACGGTGGTGGCATAGTCCACCTCGGCCTTCCGCACGTGCTTTTCCAGGAACTCGCCCACCTTCTTGGCGAACACCAGGTTGGAATCGATTATCAGGATGCGCATTACGGTGCCCCTCTGTGCTTCTCCATGCACTCCTGCCGGGTGATGTAGATGGTGCCGAACCCGGCAACGGTTTCCCTCAAATCTCCCACTTGGTCCTGCGCTTCCCTGATCTGCGTGAACGCACGGTCCAGTCCGTTGTCGTGGGCCGTGGTGCGTTCGGTCCTCTCGGTCTCAATGCGGGCATACAGCCCCTGTGTACGTTCACCGAGCTTCCTGTCAAGATCAGTGACCTGCTTGCGCAGATCCTTGATGGCGCCCCAGGCGATGCCCCACAGCACGGCCACGAGAGAGCCGATGATGCCGAGGAGCGCACCAGCCACCCACAGAAACGTGGTCATGTCAACGTTCATGAAGACCTCCTACTAGCCTGCGGGGGCCATCTGCGACAGCACCTGTTGCTGCCCGATAGAGGCCGCCTGTTGTCGTACGTCTGAGAGTTTCTGCATGACGAGCGCGTGAAGCGTCTCGTTGGTCTTCTTGATGTTGAGCAACTCGGAGCGTCGCACCGGGTAAGGCGCGTTGACCAGCTGCATGGCAATGTTCTCGGCCTGAGCCATCATGTCCTGCGGGGTCACGCCGGGACCCTGTACGCCCGGGGCGCCTCCACCCATGGGAGGCATGGGTCCGGCCGGAGCCCCAGCCGGCGGAGCGCCTGCAGGGGCGGTCTGCATGGGCGGTCCACCTGGCGCACCTGGGGGTGCGATGCCTGCGGAGCCCTGCTGCATGGCCGCGTGAAGCTCCTGCTTCTGCGCCTGGTCCTCAGCGAACTCCTGCATGACCTGCTGAGAGTATTCCTCCTCCTCGAACATTCGGCGGATCTCTTCACGGAAATTGATGCCGAAGGGGGCGTAAGCCGTCTGGCGGCTGATCATGTGGCCTGAAGCCAGCTGAAGCTGAATCTGCTTCTTCTCAAGGTCGTCGGCCAGCGTCACTGGCTGGAGCTTGAGTTTGACCTGCTCCCAATTGAGCAGGCTGGAAAGATTGTTGGCAAGCCACTGAAGCAGACGATCGAGTCCATGAACAAGATGGACCCACGTCCGCTCGAAGAGACGCAGCGCCACGGGCATGGCCTGGATCGTCAGGCTGCCACGGTAAAGCTCGGCCGGCACGCCCTGCGCGTTGAGGAACTCGTCCATTCCCGATGTGATAAGTTCTTGTGGCGAAAGGGACTTACCGTCTGCCGAGAGCATCTCCATCCTGACCGGGAAGGGTAGCGCATGAAGCGATGTCGGGTCGCGCCTGTGCTTCTTGAACATCTCCATGACGCGGTTGTTGAACATGCCCAGATTCATGTGGAGAAGCGGATCGGCCTCTCGTGAGGTGCCCGGAGCCGGCGTCACCACGCGGAAGGGCACGATGTAATCCATGGCGATGGCTTCGTTGTAGCGCTTGAGCACCTGAATGTACCACGCCTGCCTGAAATTGGACAGGATGAGCGGAATGCCCCAGCCTGCGGTGCGGATGCCGGAGGGCGCGAAGTCCTTCATGTGGAAAAGCACGCCCTGGTTGAAGCGAAACATCTCGTTCTTCTTGACGGCCTCGACGACTTCCCACGGCGTGTCTTCGAGATAGAAGCGGTTGCCCTTCTTGATGAAGCTCTTGACGCGCTCGGGGATCTCCCACATGTACTCGGTGCGGTCCGTGACTTCGTTGTGGATCGTGCGGATCTCGTGAACGTTCCAGTGCTTGAGCTTGATCTTGTCCTCAGCCACGGACGTGCGATCGACACGCTTGAATTCGCCCTTGTGTTTGCACTTCTCATTGGGGCATGTGCCGTGAAAACCCCAGTTGTCCCATTTCCACTCCACGCGCTTGATGGGGTACTCGGACTGGCATGCCTGGCAGCGCAGGTGGCGGCGGAAGGGAACCTGAAGTGAAATGACCTCGTTGCCGTAGGTCATGAAGTTGTCGCCGGCACGGGCCAGTTCGCCTACGACGCCCATCTCCTCAAGGGTTTCCTCGTACTTCTCCTTCTCGTTGTCGGAGGCGTCGTGGATCTCGACCTTCGTCAGGAAGTAGCGCACGACACGCTGAGCGGCCGTGCGATAGATGCCCCACGAGATCCAGACAAACTCGGCCCAGCGCATGACATCGTAGAGGCTGCGCGGCATCTGCGTGGACGAGTAGTCGAGGAAGGGGTCGGGAAACGTCTCGGCAAACCGGTTGAACTTGGCGGTGTTGTCGCCGGTCGTGGTCAACGGGAAGGCAGGAAACGACGCGAGTTGGGAGGACATTCAGCTATTCCCCTGATTTGGGTTCAGGCTTGTGTTCCTCGGACAGCGTCGGCGGCGCACTTTTGAGGCTGACGATGTCCGCAGCCGATTTGGCTCTGGCGCAGTCAGTACACAGCGCGCGGACATCATACACCACGGACGCGACATTGCCACAGCGATCACAGCGTGAAACGCCGGGCTTCAGTTCACCCGTTTTCTCCATCGGACTCTCCTTGCAGCGCCTTCGTGGCGTCCTTGTCGATGAGGTAGATGTTGAACGCCGTCTGCTCATCGGGCATCTTGAAGTTGAGTGCCGAGTAGCACACGTAGGTCTTTCCGTGCCACTGGATCTCCACGGGCGTCTCGTTGTCACCCGGAGGCTCGTAGAAGAGCCCCTCAGCGTCGTGCTGAACCATGACCAGCTTGATGCCTTCCTTGAAGACCACGTTGTACGCCACGGCCAACGAGCCCATGGCACTCTTGAATCGTACCTTGATTTTGGCCTTTCGCATAGGCCGCGCTTCCAGGTTCGCGTAGGCCGACTGCGGGGCGCTCTCGGCGTCCTTGGTGTTCTGAAACGTCTCATCGGCGGGCGCGGGCTTCACGGGAGCGTCTTCCATCTGCGGGGTCAGAAGCGGAGGCGGCACATTGTCCTTCTCGGAGGTGCGGCGCTGCACGGTGTAGCTGCTCAAACGCTCGGGCCCCGGAGTGGCGTCGGGCTCCTTGTCCAAGTCGGCAGGCTTCTCGACCACGGGCTCGTACGCCTTGATCTCGGCCTTGGGCTTCGGTGGCTCCACGACCGCACAGGTGGAACTTTGCTGCACAGGTTGAGTCTCCGCCTCAGCCACCGGGGCGCTCGCCCCGGCCTGAGACGGAGCGGCAGGAGCAGGTGTGGGGGGGATAGACCCACTCTCGCCGGATTTGGGAACCGGTTCCGAATTCTGGGGCGGAAGCGCCACGGACTCCTCCACCGCAGGCTGCGAGTCGTCCTGAATCACGAACGGCAGCCCGGTGGTCGCCTGTCCAACCGCGTTGTCCACGGCAGGGCTTTCTTCAACACGATGGTAGGTGGGTGCCACGGGCGCGGCCACAGGCTTGCCCAAAGTGGTGGGATCAACCTGTTTGCCGGCGCGTGCCGCCTCGGTGGCCTTGGCCACAGCCTCCTTGTCGAGATGAACGACACGCTGCTGGCCTGAGCCGTCGATCTCAACGATGTTCTGTTCAAGCGGCTTGTTCACGTCGAAGACGGTGCCGGAGTGCTCCCGGCCGCGCTCGGCGGCGCGCGGAAGGATCGTGCCCTTCTTGCCCATCACGTTGCCTTGACGGTAGATGGTATCGTCAGACATTATGGCTTCCTCCAACAATCGAGTGTAGCTTGCCTCAAACAATGCGTCAATGCGGCGGTTCGCTGATAGCTAAAAAAAGGGCGAATGGACGGGCTCCCGAGGGAGCCCGCCCACTGGCAGTTTCTTCAGCTGCCGCTCGAAGCATGCATCACCTGCGCTTCGGGCACCTCGACGCCGGGAGCGCTCTTGATGGCCGCCACCCTCTCCCTGAACAGCTGGGAGCGCCGTTGCAGCGCCATGCGCGCGCATACGTGCGGGAGATCAATGTTCACGCCCGGAGACTCGTACATCAGATTGTCCTCCAGGTTGGTGACACGTTGAATCCGGCACATGAGCGCACCCATATGCACGTACGGCTCGGCGTTGCCTACCGCCACATCGACATCGAGGGCGGTCACGCCGTTTATGTCCTGCGAAGTGGTCAGTGCGGCCACGTACTTCATGGCTTGCACGGACCCCTGTGGAAGCGGGGGCTCCTCCGTGAAAGGCATACCGGCGGCCAACGCCACGGCCCGCCGATCCTCCCACTTCCAGAAGGCACGCAGCTTCTCAAGCGTGGTGCCTTCAGGCGCCGGCGTGAACAGCGCCTGTTTTGCCCGCATGGGGACCTCCTCCCCGGATGCAAAGGCGGGCATGAGGTCAATCCGCAATCGAACCCCGAAGATGCGAAAGACGAACTCCTCGACCGATTCCTGGATCGCGTCCAGCTCGAACAGGTCTTCACAGCCGTTGTCATGCGAGAACTCAACGGCCAGAACCGAACCGGTTTCCTTGAGGAAACCGCTCACGATCCCTTGTTGTGAGGGCGGGCCCGACTTCGTATGGAACACTCGGGCCCTGCCACGATCAGGAGCGCTCAGGCCCGACACGCCTTCCACGTGCCATTCCTGGCGCTTGAAGATGTTTTCGACCAATTCTCGGAGATGCGTGCCTTCTCTGAGTTCCAGGCAATACTTCTTGCGAGGAACCAGAAACGGAGGCGGCATGATCTCCTCGTCCCCGAATCGGTTGAAGCCGGTCTGCTCCTCAACCGAATCATCGAGCATCTGCAGGCCCCAGCGGCACAACTGCCGGTCGGCCAGAGCCCTTTCATGCTTTATCGATGTCACCAGCGTAACCTCCTTCTGCGGGTTATCGCTGACAATGTCCCGAAACTCCCCGGAGGGGCGGGAGCCGGGCACCGACTCTCTGTAGTAGAACGTCTTCGGGCCGCGCGTGCGTTGGAACCAGTTGTCGCCACCCACATGCACGCGACCGTCAAAGAAGACAGCCGGGGAGGAGATGAGGTACGCGGGGAGGGCGTCCTTCACCTCGATCTCCTTCTTCTTGAGGAACCTGTACGTCCGGGTTTTGTGTCCCCGATAGATGGCCATCACTCGGAGATCTCCCAGAGGCATGAACTCCTCACATACCTTTCCCTGGCGGTGAAACCAGCCAACCAGGGCCCCATCCCTGCTCATGTTCTCCGCTTTGGCGCGGAGGTTCGTCAAAAGAGCACTCGGCTTCAATTTACTTCCCTCTCTTTCGTGTTGACTTCGTCTATTCAGTTGTCCCCCCACGAGTGCTTGCGTTCTGCCACTACGAGTGCTCGCTCTGGACTCCTTCCAAGAGCTAAACCATGGTCCACCTCCTTTCGTCGGTGAGATTGATGTGAAATGGCCGATATCAGCTACAGTTCAACGTATTTTAACGCGCAACGGCCCGGCGATTTAGGAGGGCTCGAACGTAGGGTTCTTCACCGGGCGCAGCGTGTAGAAGCTGCCATCGGCCATGACGGGCTCCTCGCCCACGGGCCGTAATGGAAGCAGTTTCCCGTCAGGCAGTTCGAGAATGAACACCTGGCGGGGCATGTGGAGCTTGCAGGGTTTGCCGTCAACGAACACCCAGCACCAGCCCTTCTCCACGCGATCGAGCACCTCGTAGAGGCGCTTTTGCATGGCCTCAATGCTGCCGACAGTGTAGTGCTCGGGCGTGCCTGCAGAGCTGTCGGGCACCACGATGAAGTGGCAGCCCTCCTGGCTGGGCGGAGCCGGCGGCGCGGGCGCGGGTTCCGGCGCCTGCTCAGCTGGAGTCGCTTGCGGAGGTTTTTGATCGCTCATTGTGTTCCCCTATGTTTCCGAACAGATCCTTGTACTGCGACAGATCGGTGCCGTGGGCCAGCAACACGGGGGGCGCGACCTCCCGATCCTCCGGGTGCATTCTGAAACCTTCAGGGACCGGGAAGACGCCGGCCATGACGAATGCCTTTCGCCTTCCATCGCCGTCCCGCATCGTGGAGTCCCACGTGGGTGAAGTCGCTCCCTCCTTGAGGGGGAGCGGCTTCAGCTTCTTCGATTGCTTCTGTGCGTCCTCTTCCTCTTCAAACAGGCGCCGCCTCTCCTCAGCGAAGTCGATGTCGCTCAGGTCGGCAGGCAGCGCCGCGTGGGGCTTCTGGTAGACAACCAGACAGTCCGCATTGTGAGAGAAGGAGACGGACTCGATGAAGAAGCCCGTCTGCTCGACCCACTCGTTGATGCGATCGTCCAGCGGCTGGTTGGGGTCCCATTTGAAGAGCTTGACGTGTCTCATGCCGTAAGCGGGTCCTCTTCTGCGGGAGTCGCCTGCACGGGAGGGGCGTCACCCTGTTCGATGGGCGGCACCACGCGGGCCGAGCGGTCCTGAAGCTGGGGCTTGCCCGTCTTGCCGCTGACCTTCAGGATACTGACGCCGTGCGTCAGGCCGTCCTTGTTCAGCGTCTGGAGAACGCCCGCCGTGGCCTCATTGCCCTTGCCGTAGAAGATCAGGTCCAGCTCAAGGACACGCGCCTTGCCGTCAAACTTGACGTTCTCCACCTCTAGATCGGAAGGTAGAGTCAGTTTCATCTTCATGCCTTTGCATCTCCATTAACGCCTCTTCCTCGATGACCGCATGAACGCCGGCCTGATCGTAAGCACAGGCGCCGCATGCGTTGGCAAAGCGCAGGGCCGGTACAAGGTCCTCCCCGCCCGCCAGTTTGAAAGCCAGTCCCGCCAGGAACGAATCGCCGCAGCCCGTGGGATCGCCCATCTCCCGGGCGCGTACGGGGATGCTGTAGCGCTGGTCGTAGAACCAGCCGTCCCCGTCCTTGTGCCAGTAGCCGTAGCAGCCGCGCGCCCCGGCGGTAACCACTACCAGGCGGGACAGCGCCCCGCCCGGCGCCGGGGTCCTTGCGCCGTGTACGCCACCGGCAGCGTGGAACTCACTCATGTTGGGCGTGAGAATGTCCACGTCGCCGTAGCGGGAGAAGTCCTTGCCCTTGGGGTCCACGATCACGCCCCACTCGCAGGTGCGGTGTTCGCACGCCCGCAGCCGGGACATCAACTGGGACGTCACGATGCCCTTGCCGTAATCGGAGACCACGATCATGTCCACCTTCGGGCCTTTCTCGATCTCCTTGAGAAAGATGTCCACCTCTTCGGGCTCGGCGTTCTGCAGTCTTTCCTGGTCCACACGAACGATATGACGCCCCCGCTTCGTGAGGTAGCGGGTCTTCATGGTGGTCTGGCGCCGGTTCCGTTTCACGAAAACGACCTCGGTGTCGGGCGCGCGGGTGATCTTCTGGCTGAGCGTTCCGGCCTCTTCATCCGTGCCCGTGGCACTGAGCAGCAGCACGCGCGCTCCGAGCGACACGAGGTTGTTGGCCACGTTCGCAGCGCCGCCGGCCTTCATCTCCGTTCCAATGGGACGGATCTTCAGGGCGGTTTCGTCCTCCGGGGAGATGCCGACCACCTCGCATGTCACGTGGCGGTCGAGCATCACATCCCCGACAACGACTACGAACGGGCGGTGCATCACATGTTCTCCACGATCCCCAGCGCGGCGTTGCCCAGCACCTGAACCTCCTCCTCGGGAGGCATCACCTCGAACTCCACGTACCGGCTGAGCTGCTCGACGTTCTTGGTCGTGGCGTTCATGTTCTTCGGGCGCATCAGTCCCTTCATGCCGGAGACGGTGAACACGTCCAGCGCCTCGGCCACGGCCATGTTCTTGGACTGCAGGGCCAGCGGGTCCAGCACGGGCACCAGCCAGTGCCGCGTCACGTAGAAGCGGCGCTTGGCCCGGTTGCAGAACTGCTGGGCGTGCATCCACTGCCTGAACCAGGGAAAGCTCTCGCTGTCCATGATGTTCAGGACGAAGTTCCACACGTTGCACTGGCCAATCACGGGCTCCTCGAAGTAGACGTGTATCCCACGCGTCTCCTTGGGCTTGCCCTTCATGTGGTCCTCGGCCCCGAAGGCACGCATGAGATCCGTGTTAACCTCCGCGTACTCGTAGACGGGGCCCAAGGCGAAGAGAACGTAGCCGTCCCGACGGAGTTCCTCCATCGAGGCGGCTGCGTCCGTCTTGGGGTCCTTGAGTGGACTGAAATCAGAAGGAAGTTCGGGTCCGTCCATCATTCCCCCAGTAACATTGCCACGCCCATGGACAGCCTGGCCCAATCCGCTGCGGTCGCGCCCTTCGCCCCGGGGAAAGCCATATTGAGCGGTTTCTGAAGCCGAGCCAACACCAACAGCGGGTCACAGTTCTCCTCGGCCGTCGAGCTGACGAGCAGGTCGATCGGATCGAAGATCTTGGGCGCGTTCTTCGGGTCCTCGTAGATCAACGGGAAGTGCGTCATTCTGGACGTGATGATCCAGTTGCATGCTCCCAGTGTGGCGTTCCTGTCGATGTACTCCATTCGGGACAGCACGGCCATAATGCCGGCACGCACCACGAAGATGCGTTTGTAGTTGGACAGGATCGTCAGCACGGGGCGACCGGGCCAGCCCGCTGCTCCCTTGTCCGAGATATGGCCCTCAAGCTCGAACAGGTGGAAACCGGTGATCTTGCCGGTCAGCGGCTTGTCTTTGGCCTCAACGGCCTGCTTCTCCACGGCCTTGTTCATCCAATCCTGTATCTTCACAGGATCTTTGTAGCTGGCGGGGGGAGTGGGCGTGGGACAGTAGCTCTCCCAATCCTCCCGTGTGTCTGTCGTGAAACCAACGTAAGCGGTTTTCACTTCTTTTCCTCCTGGCCAACGGCAATGGTGTCGCTGCCAATGACCATGTGTGGCTTTTCATCAAGGACGGTGAGCGCCACCGCACAGCGGGGCAGGTCACCGTAGATCTTCTCGTCGAAGTCTTCGCTGACATCGCCCAGGATGACAGCGACCTGGTTTTCGTAGGCCCACTGATACAAACGCGCGGTGGCCTTGATCTTGACGTGCCGTTTGTCGCGCAGCCGCTCGTCCGTCTCCCACAGCTTGTCGGCATCCTCGACCAGGAGCATCACGGCATGCTCCTTGTCCACGACCGGCTGCAGCACCTCTTCGAGATGCTTCATGTTCTCGGCCTTGCCGACCCACCATTTGGCGGCCATGACCGTGGGGTTACGCGGCTGATCGGGCTTCTCCTCGGTGCTGAGGTAGAAGGGATGCCCGAAGTTCTCCTTCATGTGGTGCATGGCGCACAACTGCAGGGCCCCACGCACCGCCTCCTTCTTGCCGTGCAGCACGATCATGTTGCCGATGTTGAAGGGCTTCTCCTCGAACAGCGCCCGCAGCGAGTGACACGGAAGGGCGATGCCCTTCTTCCCGACTCGCTTCTCGATCTGCCTGATCTTGGCGTTCCGCTTCTTCTTCTCGGCGGCGTAGTGGGCAATGCGGTCCTGCAGGAACGGCATGCAGGTATTGAGGAGCTTGCCGCGCAGCGTGCCCACGTCAAAACCCTGCGACATGGCCGAAGCCCGCAGGTGATCGGACAGCTGCTGGATCAGCTCGTTGTTCAGCTCCTCCACGGTCATCAGCTCGTTCATGGCCCAGTAGAGCAGCTGCCATGAGGCGTGGATCGTGGTGGCGCACAGCGTAGCACGCGGGTCCTTCTCCATGATCTCGGAGAGTTTCTTGGCGTTGGCTTCGATGCGGGCCTTGACTTCTTTCTGGCGCTGGAGGGCCTGCTTCTCCAGCGCTTCCTGGTCATCTTCCCCCGGTGGCTTGACGGCTTTCTCCGTGTTAATGGGTTTGCCGTCCTCTCCCAGGATGGGAGAGTCGCCTGCCTCCTCCTTGAGCTTCTTTATCTTGTCGAGCATGCCCAGCCCTTCGGCCTGGACGGCCCGCTCAAGCGGAGTGAGTTCTTCCGGGGGGATCTGACCAGCCAGCATGATTTACTCCTTCACCAGGTCGGTTTCAATCTTATTCTCCGTCACGACGTCCAAAAGCCAGAGGGCGTCGGCCTGGTTGTCGTCCTTGATGTCCTGCTCCGGCCATTTGGCCCTGGCCGCAGCAAGAACCAGCTCCTTCTTCGCGTTGCCCTTTCCAGTGGCGCGCTTCTTGATCGTGCCCACCGGGATGCCCTGGTACGGAATGGCGTTGTCCTCGCAGAACGAGGTCAGCACGGCCACGATGCCGCCGTAGATGTGTGCCGCGTCAACGCCCTTGTGGTTTCGCACCTCCTCGAAGTAGACCTCCTTGAACTGCGAGAGGGTGTGCGCCTCCTCGATCTTCTTCTTCAGCCGAAGGAAGCGCATCCCGCCTCCCTCGAACCGCCCGCCCTTGAGATTCCACGTCCCTGAAACCAGCGTACCGGAGCGGTCGCGTATGGCGAAGCCGCACTTGGTTCCGGGGTCTATGGCGAGAATTGCATTCACGTTAACCTCTTTCGTTTATGACAGCGGCCACTAACTGATGCCACTTCAACCATTTGGCCCGAGAATGCTCCGCGCGCTTCAACCATACACGCGTCCGTTCCAGCTGCCCCTCGTAGCTTTCTCGTGTTCCTTGTTCCAAAAGAGAAAGGTTATCACTCGTAGTCTTCAGTCTCTTGGTTGCCTTTTCTAGGTTCGCCGCACAGTGCTCAAGAAGCGTTTTCCAACTGGGCTCCCTTCCAGCCTCTTTACCGCACTGAGGGCAGAAAGGAGAAGTAAGTTCATTTCCACAACACTCAGTCATGACTTGTCCCTCGGTTCGATCTTCATAGGAGGCACCTTGCTTTGCATGTCCTCCAACTCCGCGCGCACGCCAAGATCGTCGGCGAGCCTGAACATGGTACTGACCACCAGGGGGTCGCACTTCCCGGGCGACTTGAAGTCCCTCCAAAGAATGAGAGCGAGAGCCACTTCCTCACGCCACGCCTGGGTTCTCTCGGGCACCGCGCAATCGCTCCAATAGATAATGAGTGAGCAAACAGTCGACCGCCGCGTCGTGCGCGGCGTCCTTGTCGATGCCCGAAAGCTCCTTGAGCTTGTACTGGGCGTAGCAGTAACGGTCCAACGACCAGTAGACGCCCCTGGCCCTGACATTGCTGACCCACTTGCCGAAGCTGCGAAGCGTGTCATTGAGACGGAAGGTCATGCCCAACTGGATGGCTTTGACCAGCATCCCGGTATCGAGGATCTCGTTCTCCCCGAACTTGAAGGGGCGCTCGGCTCGACCGCACTCCCGCTCGAACAGCGGAGCGTCGAAGGCCATCATGTTGTGGCCCACGAACATGGCGCCGGCCTTCTGCCAATCCTCGAACAGCTCCACGATCCTGTGGACGATCTCCTTGAACGGCACGCCCTCGGCCATGGTCTTCTTCACGTCGATGCCATGGACCTTGAAGGCACCCTCGGGGATGTTCAGATCAGGACCGTGATTGACGAGGAAGCTGTAGCTCTTCAGGACCTTGCGGCCCTCCACGTGACAGAACCCGTACTGCAGGATGCGGCTTGAGCCGATCTGGGTTCCATTCGTCTCCGTGTCGAACACCATGTAGGTGTCAGGGAGCTTGGCCCTAGGGCAGCGCTTCGCCATTTCCGTCAGCAGTCGGTCCATGACCAGCCTCTCAGTCTCGCTTGGTGAAAAACTTCTCGATCTCGTCGAGGTCGTATGTGGGCAAATCAACATCAGTCCGGGTCTTTGGCCTCGCGTCCGCCGCCCACGACCACAGCTGCCCCAGCAGCGTGGTGGTGAGCGCTTCACAGATCAGAAGCGACGCCGGCTTGTGGGTGGTCACCCAATCCCGAATCGCCGCCCTGCTCAGTTCCTTATTGGGGTGGTTCCCGTCCAGAATCGCCGTGGTGAGTTGACCCAGCGCGCCTGCAGCCTCAATCAGCTGCTCACGCTTGACGTGCTGGTCTCCTTCGAACTCGTCGAAAGATTCCAGCGCGACCTTGATGGCGCGCGGCAGCGCATACACCAGGTCCCGTTCGGGCGCGTAGAAGCGCCGATCGTGCCCGTCCCGTTGGCGAATCTGGATCGTCATGTCGTCGTCTCCATCATGGCACGACGGCTGGCCTTGCGGCGTTCGCACAACACGCAGATCTTGCCCTTCGGCCACTGCTCGAAGAATGAGACCCGCTTGCACATCGGACACTCCACCTTGGCATAGGCCAGTGGGTGCGTCGCCAGTATGCAGCCGTTGTCGCCTCCGCTCTCGTAACCCCTGCTGCAATCGTTGCAGGGAAAATCATAGTTTGCCGGGCACTTCTTGCGTGGGCCGGCCTCTGGCACCTTGCGGTCATTCCTCAGCGTCCGGTTGTGCCGGATGATGCTGGACGCCGGATGTATCTCCTCCAGCCGGGCGCCTTTGGGGCTGAATTGAACCTCGCCCACCAGACACGCCTGCACCAGTTCACCGGGATACACCTTCTTGTAACGTGGCCAGCCTATTTCCTTTGCAAGAACGCCCGTGGCGTACTTGTAAGGCACCTGCTGACTGAAGGATAGCCCGGCAAAGCTGCCGCTCAAGATACGAAAGAACAGTAGCAGACTGGACTTACCGCTTCGCAGGGGCCGGCCGTTGCAACACTGCTCGATCTGCAGGCCCACCCACTCCTTGGCGTCGCATTTGACGGTGTTCATGGGCTGCGATCCCGAGCGGAAATTCTCGTAATTCGCTGCCACACGCCAGTTTATGCTTCTCATGCGCATGCGATCGATCCAAGCGTTGCAGTGCATCGCCACAGCCAGCGACACTATCGTCCCGTGTTGCTTCTTCAACTTCAGGGCGTAGATGGCCGCCTGCACGTATTCGTTCATCATCTGCGGTGTGAAGCGCTCGTCGGACAGGAGCACCTGGTTGGCGCCCTCGCTGACGAGGATGTACCTCCGCAGCACGGGATTGACCGAAAACTTGAACTGCTTAGGTGGCGGCATTCGCCTTACTTCTCCTGTGCATTTGAATTATGCGATCGTGGAAGTCTTGAACAGTAGGCTTCCACGACGTATCTATCTGAGGCAGAACAGTGAACTCCCCTCGTGCGGCCTCAAGCACAGCTTCTTCAAGCTCGTTGAGTCGCACCAGATGAGGAACGTAGATGTTCGGCAGCGAGGGGAGCGCATTGTGCACCATGGTGATCGGATGACAACCGTAGGCCAGAGCCTTAAGGATCTCCGTGGGGACCACGCCACCACGAAGGTCCGTGATGCGGGGGGCCGGCAGGAAGTATTTCAGCATGCTCCACTGTTGCGCGCCGTCCCCGGAGTAGGAAATGGCATAGTCTCTAACCCTTCCCGGCAGTCGATCCTTGTCCACACGATCGTGGTAGTAGACGGCCAGCTTGTCGTCCAGACCCGCACCTTTCAGCACCTTGGCGGCGTGGTCGACCAACGCGAAGTCACGGTCCAGTAGGTTGTTCAGCACTAACCCGATGTCCCGGCCGCGCTCCTCAGCCAACGGAAGCGTGGGCACGGGCCGCCAGCAGAAGCGCGACGGGATCATCGAGGTCATGTTCTTCAGGAAGGTCTGGCAGTTCGACACGAACGCGTCGATGCCAAGCTCCGGCAACGACAGCGTGTTCGAGTAGAGCGAGTAGACATCGTCAAACGTGAAGGAGGCGACAAGCACCCACGGTCTGCCGCCGATGCGAAGGCGGTGCGAGATGTAGGCATCCAGCGACTCCAGCACGACGACGATATCCGGCTGGTACTTCTCGGGGTCCAACTCGTCCAGCTGCTTCTGGGAGTCGCTGTCCACGAGCGTGGCCGTGGTCTGATCAACCTGCGTGGCCGGGAAGCAGGCCAGCAGTTCCTCGGCCAGCGTGTCTCCTACCCGCTCGCTTGAATACAGGATCAAAGTTTCCATACGGCCCATCCCCATGGGTCAACTCTGTCAAAGTTCTAGCATACTATATTGGTGGGACTGATACGGCAAGTGGAAATTTCGGAATCAATTCCTATTCCTCTTCCTCTTCTTCCTCCTCGTCTTCATATTCCTCCTCGTCCTCCTCCTCGGCCTGGAGCGCGGCCTTGTCCGGCTCCCACGGCTTGACGCCCCGCATGCTGCGGCGGTTGGCCTCGCAGGTCTGGCGAAGATTGACGATGATCTCACGGATCTCCTTGTCCATGGGCATGAGAGGCAGTTGCTCACGATAGAGGGCCTTCAACACCTTCAGGTTCTTCATCTTGGAGAACATGATGAGCGCGCGCTCGGCACGAAAGTACATGGACCGCCGCAGCTCCGCGTCCTTCTCGTCCTTGCACTTCAGGATGAAGTCACGCAGCGCGATGGCCGCCGTGTCCGTGCTCTTGTCGTTGATCATGCCCGACGCCAGGATCTCGATGAACTCGTCGAGACGCTGCCGCTTGATCTTCCGACTGTAGTAACCGCGCACCAGCACGATGATCAGAGGAACCTTGCGAAGCATGCTGCGGCCCTGCTGGCTCTCGTAGATCTTGTTCATGACATGGATGACGCCGTCCCGCAGCTTGTCGGCAATCGCCGTCAGCTCGTTGGGCGAGAGCTTCAGGTGAAGCCCGTAGCCGAATCGCGCGAAGCCGTTGACCACGCCGGCCTCCACGTTGGAGCGCACCCACTCGTACCCGGCCAGCTTCAGCACGTCGTAGGGCGAGCGCGGGACCACCTTGTCCACGTATGCCTGGTGCTCCAACGGCTCGTTGAAGGTCACCTGCATGCGGACGGTGCACCCGCTGTTGAAGATGGCCCAGAGACGGTTCTGCCCGTCCACCAGAACGGACTCGGGAGAGAAGGCGATGCCCTGGTGTGTCGTCTTCCAGTTGTTCTCTTTCATGTCCCGCTCGTAGCGAGCAATGTCGCCGGGTTTCAGCGACCGGTTGTGGGTATTGCCTTCCAGCCACTTGGCCGCCGTGTTCGGCGTGATCTTGAAGATGCGGGTCACCTGCTTGCCACCAAGAATGTTGGAGCGGTCGGCCTTGGCAAGCTGCTTCACGACTACACGGGCACACTTCGGAAGTTCGTTGGGCATGGTGTTTCTCCAAAAGAAAGGGCGGCCCGAAGGCCGCCCTCTTTGATGCGAAGCAAAAGTCTTTACTCTTCTTTGGGAGGCGGGCCGTCTCCGGTCAGCTCCCGGGCTTCCTGGATGAGACGATCCATCGCCTCGTCGTTTTGAAGGTCGCTACCGGCGTTGAATGACTTCTTCATCCGCGCGATCATGCTCACGAAACGCACGTAGTCCTCGCGCGGCCGGCGGGCCTGGAGCCTGCCGTACATGAGGACCTCAAAACGCTCCTTCAGCGCGTCCACGACACGCTGGGCCGTCTCGTAATCCCGGCAGCGTGCCAGCTCCGTGGCGCCGCACTGCCCCCCGCTCTCGCTGTCTTTCGGCGTCGGCCAGTAAAGAACCACCTGGTTCTTGATCTGCGTGAAGCCGGGCTCCACCTGTGGGTTGTCCACGAGGCTTTTGGTCACCGGCAGCTTCTCGGCCGTCACCGTCTCGCCGACCTCCAAGGAGGCAACCCCGCCCACAGTGGCGCCGGATTTCTCCTCCGTATGAGACCGCTCCGCGTGTTTGTGTAAACACGCGGTACACAACTTCTGCCGGACTTCCTGCTCCGGGCAGCGGGAGCAAACAGCAAGAGGCACGTCCTCAGCCCCACACCACGCACACCTTTCCATTACACCCTCCTTATCTGACACGGTTCGTGAACCTCGTTTCGGCCCGGCTAACCTCGCCGCGTTCGGCACGAGCAAGTCGGGCTTCTGCAGCCTTCAGTTGTCGTTTAGCTTCCCGCTTCTCAGCGGCAAGCTCTCTCTCCTCACACTTCTTGTTGCGCTGTTTGACGCGCTTGCTCTCGTCGATGACCTCCGCTTCCTTGGCCTCGAAGCGGACGATGGTCGCAACCCCGTACTTGGGAAAGGCGTTGGCCCACCACGTGACCTGGGCGCGTGCCTGCCCGATCTTCGTGTACACCCGGGCCTTCAAAATGTCCTTGGACCAGCTGTCGCTGTAACCGCCGTATCCCTTTCGATGAAGGTACTTGCCGTCACGGCTGCGCACGAGATAGAACTGCAAGGTGTCTCCTGCCATCATTCCTCCTGGAGTTTTTCGAGCATCTTGCGGTTGATATACTCCTCTTCAACAGCCTGGATGGCACGTGTCATGTGATCAATCACAAGACGCTCATCCGACATGGTGTATTTGCAGGAGAAAGTTCGATTGTTGTCGAAGGCGTACCCGACATACTTGTCCCCCTCTTTGTAAACGAAGGCACAAACATGCCGCAAGTTCTCGCCTATGAAGACGCAGCACCAGGACGGCTTGACTCGTCTCATCACTCCTCCTCGTCAGTTCCCGTACTTTGCTCGCAGGCGTGCCAGCTCAGCGCGCTCTTGCTGCTCTTTCCTGTTTAGTTCTCTGGCGTGTCTGGTGGCCGCAATCGAGGCGTCGATGGCCTTAACGTCAACGACGTGTACATGTTCTTCGGGGATGATCAGGATATCGCTCAGTCCCATCTCCCCTTCCAGCCGGCTGCGCTCGTCACGACCGTTGGGCCACACCGTCTTTTCCTCAACAGCCTCGATTGAGTCCGCCTCGACCCAATCAAAGCGCATGCCACAGCCGATCGAGTAGTCGCAGCCTCCGCCTGCCATTCTTTGACAAACCAAAAACCTCATCGAGCCTCCTTGGTCCGAGCTTTCCCGCCGGGCTCGACAGGTGATCAATCCTGCCAACCCCGACGGTACTAACCCGGTCTAAAGCGTAAATGGTGCTTGGGGCAGTCATTCCTGTCGCCTGCCAGCCGGTCCTTGCTGTAACCGGACCCCAAGCATGAAGAGGTGGGCACGGGTCGGGACTTTCCCCGGCAGCGTTCTCCTTTGACTCACCTAAGGGCGTTGCCTACACCGGACCCGACATTCCGGGGCGAACGGGTGTTCCCAACGGGCGTGCACTTCCCGTCAGGCCGCATGCGTAGTGATGTGGAGTCCTACATGTCCCCGGTCCTAGGGAATTTTGAATGACCGTGCCCCACATCCGGGCCCGCGCGGGGAGTACACGTTCCGACGGGTCCCGGCAATCACTTAAGGTGGAAGAAACCTGTCCAGATGCCCGGAGAACAGCACCGGCCACTTGGACCGGCACTCCAGGTAAAGCGGCCTCATCATCTCGATCATCGAGGGGTGGGCCGCCGAATCCACGCGCAGCTCGAACACGTGCCGCCATTCCCGCACGTTGGCCGTCATCACGATCTCCGTCTTCAGACCGTTGGGCAGGCCATAACGGGCCTTCTGGGGCGCCCAGCCACGCTTAATCATGCGCTGGTAACGCTTCTCGTCCTCGAACAGACCCTGTGCCCAGTCCTCCAGCTCCTCGCGCTCAGAGTTGGTCCAATCGGGGTCCTGGTTGACATTGAAGAACGCGCCCAGGCTCTCGTACTCTCCGGGTTCCACGCGCTCGCGCAGCCAACACGGAAGCACGAAGGTGCACTGGTTACCGAACTTCTTCCTGCTGTAGTTGCAATACCGCGTAGACTCCTGACAGTAGGCTGCCAACCTGTGGCGGACCAGCTCGTGTGTGACGCCTCGGTCACAAACGAACTTCACCGTTATGTTGGCGTGTTCGAGCACGGCGTGGTGTCCTCGCTCGATGATCATGCGGATGAACTCGACCGCCGTTTCCCGCGTGATGAGCCTACCCTCGCTTTTGTAGCACGTCCGGCCGGCCCGCTCGATCAGCTGGAGCAGGTCCGGGGTCGTATTGAGGATCTCGTGGCTGGGTTCAACTAGGATCATTCTCTTCCTCGGGTGGTTTGATGTTGTGAACCAGCTTGACCTCCATCTGGTCCCGAACCTCTTTCTCGGTGAAGCCTTGCGCGATGGCGTAGTGCATGAGAATGCACATGACGTCACCGATCTCCTCAAGATCGTTGCCCTTGCAGGTAAGTGCCTTGGCCATCTCCCCAACTTCTTCAACCAGATGTGTGAAGAGCCAGCCGGGCGCGAGCTTGATGCCCTCGTGCCGTCTTACATGCCTCCAGTTCTCGTTATGAGCACGCTCGATCCACTTCCATAGCTCCTCGAAGGTCATCGCTCTCCTCTGGGTCTGCAAAGTCAAAAAGGGTGGTCTGGAACCCCTCACAATCGACGACGACAGGGTTTAACTTGATGAAGCCGCCGCCTGCGTAATCGCAGTCGACGTCGTCCCGATGCCTCCCGACACACGAGTAGGCGGCCTCGGCCGGCGCTCCGGCGTCGAGCCACTCCTGCACACTCGTCACACGTTTGCACACCGGACACACGAACCTCCACTTCTTCTTGTCCGGCCCGAATCTTCTTTCGCCGTCGGCGACCCACTCCTCGCGCGTCATCTTTGATCTCCCCGAGAAAGAGCGTCTGCCTTGAGCCCTCACGCTCGGCCAGCTTCTTGGCCCGACTGATCCAAGAGTTCTGGGTCAGATTACAAGGACAAGGGTTGAACCACCTTCCCTGCCCACAGCCGAAAGGGATGTAATCGTGCGCCTGAATTCGGCGGCAGTCATTGTCCTGGCACTGGTAGACAGTGCGTCTCTCCCCAGAGACAAGTTCGACCCCAAGGAGCCTGTGGACCTCGTCCAGTATCTGTCCTTTGGTCATGCAATCTCCTCTGGTGACCTCTTTCGGGGCGTGCTGTTACGCCAAAGGCTCCAAGGACGCGATTGCATCAAGCCCTCATAGCCCGCATGGGCAGCGACTATGAACACGAAATGCCCCACAGCTCCGCCCCGTGAGGTAGCAGAGCCTATCCTGGCAGCCAGGTCCGGGTGCCCATTACCTTCCCGGAACTCGGCGTTGAACCGGACAGTGCCTTATAGGTCTTCGCTGCCCGGACTGCCTCGCCACTCATTAAGGATGGCTGCCTCCAAGCCCACCACCCCGAAAGAGATCAGAAATTGTGCAAGTTGCCGAGCTGCCTCCTTGGGCTGAGAAGACAACACCCTGAAGCCGTCACGAGTGTGAGAGCCAGCAAAACAATCAACACCACTTTGCGGATCATGAGTTATCCCTCGGTGATCAGCTCGGCGAAGACCGGGGTGTTCTCCCCCACCCAAGCGCCTTGGGTGTTGAAGGAGAAGAACGCCTCCGCGTCCTCTTGCGTCATGCCATCTCGCTCCATCAGGATCTGGATGCACTTGTCCTTGTCGTAAAGAGCGAGGGACTTGGAGAACTGTCGCGCGATCCCTATGAGTGCGTCCTCAAAGCCGTCCGCAAAGAGGGCCCTGTCGTTCTCGAACTTCAGTTGCTCCAAGATCTCCTCGCGTGTCATGCCTTTCCCTTCGATTTGGTCCTGCCGGTCTTGGTGTGCTTGGACGTTCTGACCACGGCGCTGCTCAAAGAGTCGCCCTTGGTTGTGTTCTCACCCTCCTGCTGCTCCTGCTGGGTGAAGTAGTTGTAGTCGGCCGAGCAGGGGATGCCTCTCGTGCCACGCAACCGCCTCATCCCGTCGGAGACGCCCTTGAAAGCAGCGTTCACACCCTGGCCCGTAGGACCAAAGTTCATCGCGTTGGCGGCCTGCACGCCGATCTTGCCGCCCTCGGCGAAGGCGTCCACGTTGGCACCCAGAAAGATCACATGCCAGTTGTACTTCTCCTTCTGGTGCTCAATCATGTCGTGCACCTGCTGGCGGTTGTGCTCCTTCGAGCTGTTCTCGTGACCGTCGGTCATGATCACCAGCACGACCTTGCCCGGACGCTCCTTCTCGTCCATTTTCTCCAGTCGCGCGCCGGTGTCCAGAATTGCCTTTGCCGTGGCGTCGAGCAGCGCCGTCATGCCGCCAGGCCGGTAGCTCTCCCGGGTCAGCCCATCCACCTTCTCCAACGGCTTGCCCGTGAAGGCGAAGCTGTAGGCCGTGTCGAAGAACACCAGCGACATCAACGCCTCGCCCGGCGCCTTCAACTGCTCCTGCAGAAAGGTGTTGAAACCGCCAATCACGTCGTCCACGACGGCGCCCATGGAACCGGACTTGTCGAGAACAACGGTTATGTCAGTAAGATCTTCTCTCATTTCTCCTCCACCAATTCGTAGTCATCCGAGGCGTCGGTCTCACCTGTCGTACAGGTGAAGCAAAGACCGGTGCCCGCGTACCTCCAGGCTGGTTGGCCGCACACCTGGCACTTGCGCTTCCGCCGGGCGAGCTTTCGGTAGTGCTCCACCGAATGCTCACCCTTTATGTCCTTGTGTTTTTCCGCCGCCTGCTCCGGCGTCAGGTACTGCCCGAAGTTCGGCATCATCCTCCTTTCCGATCAGGATCAGCTCGACTTCCGCCCGCAGCTCCTTGTCGGGGCTCTCGAAGTCCTCTGGTTCTGGACACCTGCGCATGTAAAACCTCGGACAGTCGATTTGCGAAGGGGGGAGAGAAGCCGCATAATTCCATTTGTTGGCTTCAGGATCGAACAGTTTGGCGATTGCGTGGCTCTGAGAGTCCATGACAGAATTGCGCTTGATATCGATCTTCACGCGGACATGAAGATTCCCCTGCTCACACGAGTGATCGATCTGCCACAGCGCGGCGTACCAGAGGTTCTGGTCGCCCCTCCACGCCTTCTTCTTCAGGTTCGTCCATTTGGTCATGATTGCACCCCGATCGGGCAGCGGCAGCATCCGTCCGGCAGCTTGCGAGCCGCCAGCCATTCGAGATGCCCGTCCAAATCCTCATTCGAGCAGGGAAGAATGATCCCGTCGGAGCAGAGCCCGAAATGCTCCATCATGCCCCGGGGCATCGTCAACCCCTCCACGCGCTCATTGGCCACGGTCAACCGAGCAGGACCGAACATGGGGTGGCCTCCCAAACGTACCACGGTATCCGCCGCCTGGCAGTCCCGACAACACTGCTCGTTCGTGCTGCGAAGGCGCGCCGGGAACTTCGGCAGCGGCATCACGGCCCGTGGTTGAATCTGGCCCTCCTGCGCCAGTTTTGAACAGACCGGACAGGGTGTTCTCGTCAATCCGTCAAAAGCTCTCATTGAATCCTCCTAGCCTTCAGTCCCACAAGGCGAACCTTGATGGGATGGCCTTTGTGCATGATTTTGCAGTAGGCTTCCTTGTGAGGAATGCTCGTTGGGTGCGAGTGGTCCTGGTACGGCGTGCTGAACTCCCGCAGCCGCACCGTCACGCGCGTGTGTTGGCCGTTGGGCCACTCGATCTCCAGCTTCTCGTCGTCCTTGAGGTCGACGCCGCCGAGCCGATCGTAGTAACACCAGTTCGAATACTCCGTGATTTTGAGAAAACGGCCTTTGGGTTTAACGGCCAATGCCTCCGGGCCTCCATGAATTGGGTTCTTCCAGATCGTACTTCTCACCGAGCCACTCCACGAACTCCTCGGGTGACTCCTCATTGTTGAACGCCTGCAGCATCCGGGGATCGTCCGGCCCGAAGCCGGCGTCCTCCCAGGAGATGCCCCACCGCTTCTTGAAGCGGAGCTTCACCGATGCGCTATACTCCCGGTAGGTCTGGAAAAGTGTCACGAATGTGCTCCTTCATGTTCTCCTCCATGTACTTCTGGAGCGCCTTCGAGAGCTTACGTAGCGGCCAGGTTCGCCGAGTCCACCCGTGCGGGACCTCCGCCTCCTCTCCAATGACGCCGAGCAGCTGCTTCGCCGAACCAAAGTCAAATTCAACGCCGAGCGCGACGAGGTTGCGTGCCTTGCCGGGAATGGTGTGGAACTCTTCCAACCGGTTTAGCAGCTTGAGAAGATCGTGAAGCTCGCCCAGATTCAAGGGCCAGCCGCTGAGGAGGTTCTGACGAAGCTCCTTGTACAGAGCCGGCGCCTCCCTGTCATCCAGTGTGTACGTGAACGGTGGAACCATGACTCCTCCTACGTAGTGAAAAACAGCTCTCCCGGCGCGTAGAATTTGTTTGAGACCTTGCGGTCCACCAGGCCAAACTGGTATCGGGGATCATCCAGCAGCTTCAGGTAGTGCTTCACGTCATAACGCTCTCTGTCTGTCAGCGTCGAAGGTTCTTCCAGCAGTTTCCTCAAACCCTTTTTGAAGAGTTCCCGGTAGGCTCCTGGGATCGGCATTCTGTAGCTCCCTTATCTGAGATTCCGAGTGCCTGCGGACCGCCGAGCGCACCATGGAGGTGGGCACCATGAACTTGCGTGCCAGCCAGCGAATGACTTCGTGCGCGTGACGATTCGTCAAAAACAGCTCCCGGCGGCTAATTGGGAGCTTTCCGTCTCGCCCGTCGGGCCCGGTCAGAAACAGCTCGTCGAAGTAATCGCAAAGCTCGTGATACTCCCGAGCCATCATCTCCAGCCGTCGCACCTCCTCATCCGGCACGCAGGGCGCGTTGAGGTACATCGCGTAGAAGTCATCGTCGGTCATGACTCCTCCTCCATGTACTGCTTGAGCCACTGGCGGTAAGACTGCACGCCGTACACGAGAAGCGCCACGAAAGCGAGCGGGACGCCAACCATCCACTCCAAAAAACCGTCCGGGTCGAAAAGCCAGAACAGAAGCAGAAACACTCCCGCAAGAATCAGCATCGTAGCCTCTCTCCCATAGCTAACGAAAAACGAAGCACTGCCCGGCACCGAAGTGCCGGGCAGCGCGCCCAAGTTCACAAGTAAGGACGCCGCCTTCTGGCAAGGCCCACCCGCAAGCGCGTGGAGGCACCGTCCGTATCCGATCGATCTCAGAATCGATCACCGGCTCACCCGCAAGCGCGTGGAGGGGCCCTCGGGATCGCTGCGATGCAGCGGCCCACCCGCAAGCGCGTAGAGGTACCTACTCGGCCATGGCTGACGCGAATTCCTCTGAGGGCCCACCCGCAAGCGCGTGGAGGTACCTTGAGGGGGGGGCTGTCCTCACGGCCATCACGTACGACCCACCCGCAAGCGCGTGGAGGTACCCTGGTGCTGAAGTGGGTCGGAACTCCCACCCGCAAGCGCGTGGAGGTACCCTGGTGCTGAAGTGGGTCGGAACTCGGGACACGGGCCCACCCGCAAGCGCGTGGAGGTACCGGGCTATATTTTTTTTCAGACGGTGAAGTAGCACGGCCCACCCGCAAGCGCGTGGAGGTACCCAGATGTCTCCCCACTCGTAAGTGTGAGGCTCCGGCCCACCCGCAAGCGCGTGGAGGTACCGCTCTCAGTCCAGATCAGCCCACTATTCTTGGGGGCCCACCCGCAAGCGCGTGGAGGTACCACTTCTGTGGCGCCGGTTTTGGCTTTTGGGATGGGCCCACCCGCAAGCGCGTGGAGGTACCTCTATGACAAAATGACATGGTTTGGGTGGTCAGCTCATGGAGCTTGGTGATTACTGGAGCAGTCCCTCCAGCCTGGCGCTCACCCCGGGCGCGAAGCCATGCCATTGGTAATCAACTGAACTTCTTGATGATCTTCGCCAGCTCTTTCACGCTGGTGCGAACCACCTGACGCATGTTGTGTCCTACACACTCCGCCAGAAGATACCTTGCATCGTTCGGGTCCTCCAGGACGTTGATGATGCGAAGATACTTCGGCTGCCGCGTCTTGGGACGCCGCTCATGGGGAGGGATCTCTCCCCGTTCGGGACGGTCATAGTCGAAGATCACCTTGGCCTCTTCGGCTGTGACCTTGCTGAAGTTCTTCTCGACGGCCGTGTTCTTCTTGATCACGACTGTCGTGGCGTCGGCATTGATGCGCTTCTGCGTTTCTTCGGGCAGCCTCAGGAAAAGATCCGTGGTCACCCATTCCTTCTCGAACGCGACCTTGCTCATCACGCCCGCGCCGTACGCGTGGATCTTGGTGAAAAGGCCGTACGAAATGCCAGAACCAGCAACCACTTCGTTGTAGAACTCCTCCACCTGGTGGTCGGCGAGCTGGCCGATCTTCTTCTTGTGTTTCAGAAGCACCTTGCGCATGCCGGCTTTGTAGGCGACCTTGAGCTTCTCGATCTCCTTGCCGACAGCCTCGCACAGCTTCTCAAACTCAGCCTCAGGAAGACCGGAGCCCCCCAGTCCCGGAGGAATTCGTCGAGGGGGCTTGCATGCTGGACTAATCCGTGCCATCCGTTGCCTCCTTTTTCCTTTTTCCGTAGCTGCTGACAGAGTCCACGACATCCGTGGAAATCTCCTTCATCAGATCCTGCAGCTTGACCAAACGCTGCTCTTCCCCTTCGGCAACCTCCTTCCGTTTGAGCTTGATCTGGGCCTCCTCTTCTTCCTCCGACAGGTTTCGGGCCTTGATTTCATCGACGGCGTCGGCCGTCTTTTTCTTCTTTTCCTCCTTCCACGTGCAGGGCCCGCTGTACGCGATGTAGAATTTCCGGCAGCGCTGGTGCAAGGCTTCATCAAAGAAGGCCCACTGGAAAGGCTCGATGCCTTCCAGTCGCTCCTCAGGCGTGTTTGGCCCGGGAAGCGCGAACAGGCTGAGGTTGCCGCAGGCCCAAGGCTTCAGCCTTCTTACGATGTTCCGCGCCAAAATCCTGATTTCCTGCTCCACCACCTTCGCCCTGCGGACGGATAGGTCCTGCAACTGCGCTCGCCATTTGGTTGCTGCCCGGCTGCGTCCATCGACGGACTGTATGAGGTCCTTCAGCTTGTTCTTTCTCTGCCGAAGGTCCTTCAACCGGCGAACCGTGTTGTTCAGCGGAATGTGGTACATGCGCCACTTGTCCGCCTTTTCCTTGGCGCGCGTCTTCTTCTCGACAGCGACGTGCACGAGGAAGTCCAGCCCCTCATACTTGTTCTCGCCGGGAACCTCCTTGATGTACACGTACGCGCTGCGCTTGTGCTTCTGGGCCTGCCGTTGAACGGGGGGCCGAACGTAGGACACGTCCAAGAAGAGCCGGTCTTTTCGATCCAGCCGCAAGCAGGCGCACTGGTACTCCCAAGCAAGTTGCTCGACGACCTTGACCTTGCCGGTCTTCTTGTTCTTCTGCAGCTTCGGAGCCGGCTGCGGCATGAAGTGGTTGAACACGCTGGCGGAGACGTCATCCAGCTTTTTCACCTCCGTCTTCGTCTTCCCGTTCTGCCCCATTTCAAACGGTCCTTTTGTGAGCAACCGAATGGGCGTGTCCGTGTGTGGCTCGATATTGAGTGAGAACCCCCACTTCTCCAGAATGCCGTCTTCATCGTCCTCCTCACGCTCCTTGAAGGGAACGAACTCCCGCCGGGTCTCATAACCCATGATCTTCAGCGTCGAGTGCTCCATCAAAGGAAGCGCCCTTTCCATGGAGACATGAAGAATGTCCCTGGAAATGCCCCTGCGCGGGTCCTTCGTCGTGAGCGCCGCCTTCACGTCTGAGCGCATGCAGTCCCAAACGGAAGCCTTGAAGCGGAAGGGATGATGCTTGTCGTGAGCGAATTCCTCCATCATGGCCGCCCACTCGCCGTGAAGGCCGTAGTAGGTCACGTTGGGGTTGAAGTCCGTCCCCCGCGTCACGAGCGCCAGGAACTGCTCGATCCGCTCCCTGTCAAGCTCCGCGCGAATGTCACCGTCCTTCGTGAAGTGAAGTCTGCCCCCTAAACGAAGGCAGGCACCCCCGATGTCCACGAGCCGCTGGAGCATGAAACGGTAAGCCTGCAACATCCTGATGACCCGTTGTCTCTCCTCGAAGGTCTCGCAAACGACCCTGAAGGAGTGGCAGCACTGAAGCCAATCTTCCTGGCCGGGTTTGTTCAACGCGCCCGGCTTCCGGCCGTCGCCTCGAACCCCGCGCTTCCCTTTTTTCTTGGTCTTCTTCTTGGTTTTCTCTGCGGCCTTTTTCAGTAGCACGGCCATGTGGCCTCCTTTCAAAGCGCCTCCCACGGGAGGCTCAGGTCATGGACCCTGACGATTGCCGGAGCTTCCGGCATAACGCTCGCCCTAAGCGCAAACACGAATGACGAGATCGGCCCATCCCCACACGTATGGGGCAGCCTCAAAATCAAAGCGGTAAACTGCCGTCCCCATCGGCCCACCCCCAACTGAAAAAGGAGAACGGAACGGGTCCATCCCTACGCGTATGGGGCAGCCGCCAGCAACATCCTGCGCCACAGCCCTTGACTCGGCCCATCCCTACGCGTATGAGGCAGCCGCATGGAAATGCGTGGGCAAGTTGACGGATGAGGGCCCATCCCCACTGACACCATCTCAGACGCGCTGCGGCCCATCCCCATGCGCGTGGGGCAGTCGCGCAACTGCCGAACTGCTGAATCTACGTAGCGGGCCCATCCCGCGTGTATGGGGAAGCCTGGGACCGCGCTGAAGACCCGGCTACCGGGCGGGCCCATCCCCACGCGTACGGGGCAGCCCCCCCCTCGGGCAGTATCCGTGCTCCTCGGTCCACGGCCCATCCCCGCGCGTATGGGGCAGCCAACGAGGTACTGCTGGGGCAGGTGCAGGCCCTGGGCCCATCTCCACGCGTATAGGGCAGCGGCACAGACAATGGGAGGATAGCCATGAAAGAGGGCCCATCCCCACGCGTATGGGCAGCCCGGACATACTCGCAGACCGCAGGATGCACGCCGGGCCCATAAGCCAATATGACACAGGTGGGGATGGTCAGCTCATGGAGCTTGGTGATTACTGGAGCAGTCCCTCCAGCCTGGCGCTCACCCCGGGCGCAAAACCGTGTCATAGAAATTGGCTGTACTTTATTTTAACGCAAACGCGCGGAGAAATTAGGGGGCGCCGGTAGGGTTATTCCTCTATGTACTTGTCGAGCCAGCGCTTGTACCACTTGATGCCGTAGTGGATGAGGGCAACAAGCCCGATTCCTGAGAGCAACACCAGCGTGGCCATGCCTGCAACGGTAATCATCGCATCCTCCTAGCCTACGGCCTCCTGAAACGCCTCCATCACCTCCGGGCGCAAGCACCAGAAGTGAACACGAATCCACGGCCCCTTCTTGCTGCCCGCATAGAAGTAGCGGGGAAAGGGGTACTCATCGTTGGCAGGCGCCCTCCAATACCATGTCGTCATCCCGTTCTTGGTGCGAACGAGGATGGCATCGTTCTCCCGCCACACAGTTACGCTCAAGCCGTCGTTCATTTGATCGCTCTCAAAAGAAAGGGGAGCCCGAGGGCTCCCCAATCTTACCGGTGCTGGCCTTTCCACCCTACTCTCATTCGATCTGCCGGTGTCTGTAGTCGACGAATCCGGTGGAGGCGCCGATGAAGAACGCGCCGGTAATGCCGGCGACCTCATCGTTCAACGTCTTCCACTCAGGATGGCGCTTGAAGAGGGCGTCCAATTCTTCCAAGAGAATGCGCGCAGCCTTTTTGCAAATCAGTCGTAAGGCTTTCTTTTCGTCTCCCGGCAGCTCGTCATCGATCAGCTTCTGGAGTTCTGGTAAAGCTGAGATGAAGCCCCCTTCCTTATATTCAGTAACACTGGCAGCGATCTTCTCCACGATGTTTTTGACCGCTGCTGCTTCCTCCTCGGTCGGATTCGCCGTCGAGAGCCACGTGAGCGTAGCAACCGACCCTGCCTCCTTTGCGAGCTTTTTGCGGCCCTCTACAGTCTCCCATGGTTTCTCGCCGCCGCCGAAACAGCCCGTCATCATTAGCAGCAGCAAACAGATACCCCCTGCGGATGTGACCCTGAAGGTCATCATGGCTTCTCCTCCTTAGCGGTTTCTCTTTTGCGCTTTGCCCTCTGCCGGATGAGGCCCAAATCGATCGGGTCCTCCGGCCAGAAGAAGCGCAGACCCTTACCATTCTTCACTAAGTACGCCGGGATCTCAACAGAGAAATTCAGGGTTGACCGGCCCTCCTGATGGGGATTTGGCAACTCTGGAAGGTGTTCGCTGGCCCGGTCATACAGGATCTCGTAGCAGTCCGCGCAGTAGACTTCCAGGCGATGGCCGGGAATCGTGATGATCGCCCAGAGCCACCCTTCCGGCTCGGAGCGCAACTGGCACAGGCGGCATTGGGAACTGATGTTCCGTGAGACCTGGATCTCAAGCCTCATGCTCTCGTTGATAACGTCCTTCTCTGCGGGCAATTTCAGCCACCTCCCGAAGAGCGATGATGATGCGGGGCTCACTGCCCCGCCGGATGAAAGGCACCGTCTCCCCGTGGCCGGGAAGCGCATATTGGATCTGCACGCGGTTCGTGCTCGGCGACCAGTTGATGACGTACTCGTCCCGCCTGAACTGGTAGCCATGCTCCACCCGCAGGATCTCAATGCCGGCCGACTCACACAGCTGCCGGATCTGGGGCATGATGCGAGCCGCGCGATCCTTGCGCTTGCGTTTGTAGAGCTTTCGGACCTTGCGAGCGGTCTTCCAGTATTCAGACATCGGAATCGGTTCCGAAATCACCTGAAGAGCTTCCGAAGCAGCCGCACGATCTCCCCCTCATGAGGGAATCTACCCTCTTCTCGCTTCGACCACACGACCTTCTCGTTGACAACGACCTCGAAGCGGCCCTTGCCGACGTCCTCCGTGGAGCACTTGATGCCCAAATACTTCTCGATTTCCCCGGCGACCCGCCGGGCATTGGGCTCGCCCCCTCACATCAGGCAGAACTTGATGCTGATTTGCATTTACGTCTCCTGTCGGGAAACTCGGCACGAAAATCCTCGTCCGGCGGCTCGTACTCCAGTGTGCCGTCGCTGGCCGCATACCAGTATCCCAAATCCAGTATGTCAAAGCCAGTGTCCAGTTCCCCGTAGGTTTCCTTGTGCTCGTCCAGATCGAACTTGAGGATGGTGACCTCCATCGCCTCCTGAATCTCGTGCAGGTTCAAAGGCAGCCCGATCTCGTTGATCTCGAAGTCTCCGTTGGAGGAGTGTACGACCATTTCCGCCATAAGAACTCCTGATTAATGAGCCGTGCGGGCACTCGATTAGCCATGGCCCGCTATCGAAGGACGCTTTCGGGCCTACGTCTACCGGCCCAGCCCCTCGGAAGGGGGAGAACTCCGGGGACCTTCACCCTAGGCGCAACCCTTCTCGTATATCACGGATTTGTCGCCGGCTTTAAGAGGGAGGGACGCTCGCGTCGGAGGCCGCCCCTCGCAGCCTGACGTGCCCGCACAGCTCAACTCACTTGTTTCCATGCTTCTTGAGCCAGTCTTCCGTGGCTTTCCCCGGCGGGGGAAGCCACGGATCTTTAGGGTCCGGCTTCACCTCTTTCTTCTCAGCCTTCTTTGGCTCCGGTGCAGGCTCCGGCACGGGCGCCGGAGCAGGCGCTGGTTCGGGAGCCGCTGGAAGCAGTTCCCTGATGTTCTTGACGGTTACGGCCATCTCCTTGGGGAGCTTTACGGCCTCGCCCTTCACCCGAATGATCTGCGGCTCCTTCGTCTTCGGATCGAGCATCACCACGAAGGTGCTGACGCTGGGCGATGGTACAGGTTCCCTTGGAAGGGAAACCACAGGTGTCGGCTGGCTGGCGATGGCCGCCGCCAGCGTGGTGTGAAGCTGCTCCTGCTGAACTTTTGCTTCACGCTGTCCGTCCACCACTCCGGCTCCGTAGCCCCAACGCCAGCCGAAGAACAGGGCCAGGCCCACGGTCAGAAAACAGCCCAGCCAAGTCAGAATCAGGATCTGGGCCAGGTGTGCCCCTCGCATGTTCGAGATCTGAAGCGGCCCCGGGCGCTTGATGGCGTCGATCCGGTCCAGGACGGCCTGCGGCACCGTTGGTTTAACGTCTGCAGTCGACGGTGCTTCCGGCTGGACGTTGGTGGAACCCTCTGCGCTTTGCACCATTCGGCCTGATTCCTTTCCAAAACTTGTGGAAAGGCAGTCCCTGTTGCCGGACCGCCTCCCCAAGCAATGTGTCGCCCCCATTATGCTCCAAGCGCGGGTCGGGCCAATCCAAAAGCTCCTGCACGTCGCGTCGAAGCCACCAGTAGCTTCCCTGAGCAAACTCCACGATGGGTCTGGTTCCGCGCATCTTGGGCGGCAGCCCCTTATACCAGCTCGACTGCTTGATGAACTCCATCTGCCCCGGCAAGTAATCGACGAACCAGGGCTGGCCCACGTAGCAGATGTTCTCGTTCTCACGGGCCTCGATGTACTCTCGCATTTGGTCGAACCACTTGGTGCCGTTGTCCTGCAGTTCGAGGCGTGAGTCGTCGTCAAACCAGACGACCCACTTCTGGTTCGTGAGCTTGCTGAACATCCGCCGCATCGCCACGTACTTGTGCGTATTGCCCGGCTCATGGACGTAGCGCGTGTTGTTCGACGGGTTTCGACAGAACTGCTCAATGATCTTGAGGGACTCTGCTCCCGGCTCGTTGAGCCAGAGCAGCGCCTGGGTAACTTCAGGCTTGTGTGTCAGGATTCCCAGAACGTGCCGGTGAAGGTCGGGGTAGTCGCCGTACACCAGCGCGTGAATCTTCACTTCCTCTGGTTTCATTAAAAGTCCTTCCATCCAGCGGCCCACTGCTTGCGCTCCACAGTCAGCCACTGCGCCGTAATGGCCTTGGAGAACCGAACATGAAGCAGCGCGCAAAGCGCATCGGCCTCCCATGTCGTGCAGTGACATCCGATGTGCCACGACGTCGCGCAGGCCCCGGAGTCGGTGAGCAGAAAACCATTGTTCTTGACCAGGTCCACCACCTGCTTGCGCATGGACCCGCCGATCATGGCGTTGTGCTTGCGTACGCCCTCAACGGCGTTCGGGGTGTTCTTCAGCTGCTGTACGGCCTCCTTGACGGTGTCCTCCCCCGCCTCGGTCTTGCCGCGCACGTCCACCATCCAGCAGCAGATGTGAGGAAAGACGTGAGGAAGCGACGACAGCCTGGAAACCACTTTCTGGCACTCCATGGCTGCCGCCCCAATGGCCTGCTGCCGCGCCTGGGCCTGTTCGGGGTCCATGGGGCCTTCGTTCGGCCCTTCAGCCAGCACGCCATTATACTTCTCCATGGCAGCCAGCAGCTGACGTTTGGCTTCCTCAACTGTCATCATCTTCGTCGTCTTCCTCGTCATCGTCCCAGCCGTCGTCTTCCTCGTCCTCGTCTTCGTAGGCGTTATAGTCCTCGTAACAAGGGTTGCAGAGGGGCTTGCCGTCCCCATCGAAGCCCCACTCTTCGTCTTTGCACCGCTTCAGAAGCTCCTGCTGAGCTTTCATGGACGTCTCGTTTTCGTCATCTCCACTTGTTTCCAGGGTATCCGAGCACGCCTCGCAGGATATCCTGGCCACGAACCTCGGAAAGACTTCCATCGCACGTTTGAAACTGGGCATCACGTGCCTCCAAACGGATTCTTCTTCACTCCAGATTGCCCCATCGCACGGCGACGGCGCACGGCGTCGTAATCATCCATGGTTGCCTCTCCCCGGGCAACCTGGCTTTGTGCGTAGGCGTCATCCATGCGGTTCAGCAGTTTCCTGACCTCGCACAGCATCGCCCACTGCTGGTTCGGGTGCAGTTGCTTTCGAAAGATGTCCTCCTCAAACATCAGCGTCCCGCCGTTCATGATGTCCCGGCCGTTGACCGTGACATCGGCGCCGTGCAGCTCAACCATCAGCTCCAGAATCTTCATCGCCAGTTCTCCCGATAGATAAAAGGCGGTACGCCCCCGGCGGGTACGTACCTTTTCAAACGCGGGGTAAACGGCCTCTCGGCCAGGAAAAGGAAAGACACAAGCCCGAGGATGGAAAGGTCTCTGGAGCGCGGTGTCCGCGCTGCGCTTGTCTGCCCCTTCTGGCTTTCGCCGGGGCAGGAACGAACCCACGCCACATTGGCATTCGCTCCGGGGCCGGGCGGGCACCGGAGAGAGCGCGAAGCAGCGTGCGTCGTTCGAGCATGTAGGGACCTCCCAGAGTTCCAGAGCCATTATCGGGCTGACCGATCATGGGTCAACCTTCTTCGGTTCGGGAAGGGAGGTCAGGAAGGGTAACGGGTTCTGTTCGCACTCCACCGAAATGCCGGAGTGCTCAAGGAACTCGTTCACCGCTTCATCGGGGTCCTTCGGCATAGGTTCATGAACCATGACCAGCTCCCAATCATCAACCACCTGGAGCTTGAGCTGCTCCCAACACGCCTGCTCGGTGGCGCCGATGATCAGATCATTGAGGCCGTGCGGGCCGCCGTCCAGGCGCATGATCCAGACGTCGACCTTCTTCGGGCCCACGGTCAGAATCGAGCCCAGCCGCCTCATGCCGTTGTTGACGAGGCAGTAGAGCGGCTCGTAGAAGATGGGCGTGATGCCCCGGGTGCGCGTGCGGTCGAGTATCGTACGGAAAGCCCGCAGGTCCAGAATGGTCTGACCCACGGCCTTCACGATGTTGACGCGCTCGGGCGTCGAAGCCTTGTTGGAGCTGATAAGAGCTGCCTGAGACAGGTCTTTGTTCTTGTTGTTTCCCGCGCGTGGCCTTCTGGTCTTGTTCTTGGAGCCCTTCGGTCTTCCCACTACTAGGCTTCCCTCCGTATGGGATCGTATTTCGCCTGTGGACAGCCGTAGTTGTCCAGAAACTGGTCGATGGCGATCTTGCCGTCCGGTCCGAACAGCGTGTGCACGCCGTAAATGCCGCGTTGGCAGCGCCTGGAAATGATCTCCAGGGCCTTGATGATGGCGTCGGTCTCGTCCCGGCACTCGAAGAAGGACTGGGACTCAACGCCTTCAGCCTGATTGGACAGCTTCAGTCTATACGAGCGGGATGCCATCGGGCCTCACCTCCACGAAATCACGAACGTCCATTAGTTGACGCCCTGATTCTACCAGACGATAGGAATCTTGTGGATCGTCCGGCGTGGAAGCCTCGATGACGGTAGTCTCGATGGCTTGGGTCCAAAAACGATGTGCAGTGTACGGTTCGAGTGTCACGACCGTTCCGGGGTACATGATGAAGCCTTTGGGCTCCAGAAAATCGACTGTACCCTCGAAGGGAGTCTTGCGCCCGGGCCGTGGAACGTAAATCTGCAGGAACATCGTTCCACGCGTCACGTAGAACGTCTCATTCTTCTGGACGTGGTAGTGGATCGAGCAGGCGTCCACGCCCAAGCTCTCCCGGCAGGGGAGAAGCGTCAACGTCTTGCAGGCGTATCCGTTCTCAAAGCAGTCGTGCAGCACACTGCAAATGCAGATCTCGTAGCCCCAGGTTTTCGGAATGAGTTCCGGTTTTCGGAATAGGAATCCGGGCATTACGTACTGTCCCTCTTTTCCCAATAGGCTTTAAGCTCTCGGACCCCCTCTTCGTGGAGCCCCCACAGTTCGGCGAACTCCGCCGGCACGTTGGTCCAGATCACCTTGAAGTCCCGGTTGACAAACTGGTCGGCCGTGATGACCAGCCGCCCCCGGGACTTCTTTCTCGCAATGCCAAGCTGTCGTCGCCTGAACCACCACGCCGCAGCGACCGTCTCGGTGCAGCTGAAGGCCATGTCAAACTCCGCCTTGTGGTTCTGCTCAAGACGGTTGAGTTCGTCAGCCTCGGCGCTTAGCTCGCGCGTCTCTCCGTTCTCGCGCAGGTGGTTCAGCTCCTCCTGCACGTTGAAGTCAAACAGCGCGTCGTATTTGCAGCCCACCAGTTTGTGCGCCGTCTTTGCCGCCCGCTCGCACTCGTACTCTTCCATGTGCTTGGGCCGCAGGAAGATCATACGGTCCGCACGAGCGTGAAGAGGATGACGCTCAACCACGCCCTCGCTGATGGCTTCAACAAGCCTGACAGTGGAAGGATCGTAGATGGGAACGATCGAAGCGGCGTGGCATTCGCCCTTGGCGGGGCCGTGAACGACGATCCCGGCGTGCTTGAAGCAACCGGGAATCGCCACGTTCGAGAACCAGTAGCCTTTCTTGGTGGCGAGCATGACGTCCCCGGGCTGGAGACGCTTGCACACGTTCAGAAGGGTCTCAATCTCAACGCTGTAATCGTGGTGGGTCCACGAACATGTCGGGAGAGGCAGGAACCCGAGATAGACCTGCCAGTAGAACTTGACGTCGCCCAGCCAGAAGGCAAGACGGCGCCAGGCCCGATGGAACCGATAGGAAAGCGTGTTCGGATCGGCGTCGCTCGTACCCCTGCTGATCCAGAGGAACCAGAGCAGCACCAATACGGCGACGCCGGCCCCCCACAGCAACACGTTATCCATGGCTCAACCCTCGGCTAGTTTTGGTGTGCCGACCACCTCCCTGTTTGTCACGTCCTTGCAACTGCCGTGGCTTTCGTCTTCCGTCTCGCCTTTCTCGGCCAGCATTTTGGCCTCTTCGGAGTTGTCGGCGCGCACCCAATAGGTGGCCGTGTACGTGCGGGATTCTACCACTGGGACCTCCCAGAGGGGTAGTTCATTCTTCAGGGGTTTGGGGCCTCCTGTGCATTGCCTGGTTGACGTCGCTCATGTACCTGCTGACGACCAGCAAGGCTTCCTGTCGGCTGAAGCCAACTCCCACGAGCTGCTCCTGGTAGCACTTCGCCGTCTGTGCCATGGCCGTGAACATGTCCTTCGAGTCGGCCAGCACCGAGTATGTCAGCGTGAACAGCGCGTTGGTTGACTCGATCTGGGCCTGTACGGCGTTGGCCGCCTGCTCCATGTCATCGGGAGGCGCTTCGCCCTCAACCCCCACGAAATTCTGCTCGCCTGCGGACTGGACTACCGTGAAGCGCTCGTTCTTCTCGTCCACGGGCTGGACTTCGAGATCGTCGCGCAGCCAGATGCCCTCCGTGAGCTTCCTGAACCGGGCAGGGTCGTTGTTGAATTCGGAGATCCGGTTTCGAACCTGTACGTCAGTGTCGACCGAAGGGTCGACATCAAAAACCTTGCAGACGCCTTCGGGGTTGAGGCCCCGATCGTAGGCATGGGCGGGAAGCCCTTCGAGGCCGTACACGGACACGCGGGGGGTTTGATCAACGGGCATGAGTTTCTCCTTTGTTATCGGTTGTACTGATAACCTAAGAGAAACTTTGGGAAAGTCAAGGTCAATCGTCGGGAGCCGGCGGGCACTCATTGACGGCGATGCTGCGGTTGGCGTCAGCAACCGCGCTCAGGACATGGCGGATCGCCACCGTGGTGTCGGCGCTCTGCGGACAGTTCATCAGAATGGTCCGTGCCAGCTCCCTGCCTGCGGCGCGGATCTTCTTGAATTTCGGAAGCGCTTCCGGCGTGGGCTTGTGGTAGACAAAGTAATTGTCGAGATCTTCCAGCGTGAAACCCGGCATTGCCCTCTCCTTAAAGTGGGGTGGACTCCTTCAAAGCTCCCTGAAACATGTGCTGCGCCACGAACGCAGCCTGTTCCGGCGCGTTTGAGAGCGCGCAAAATACCACGGGCGCTCCGCAACTGATAGGTCTCGTGTCCGTCTTTTTGCCCGGATGTGGTGCCCAGACTTTGTAGCAGGCCAGCGTTGGGGTCTTGAAGATCGCCGCCCACAACGTCATGCCGGTCGCCCCACCCACGTACACATTCGCCTGGTTAATGATCGCCAGACTCTTCATGGGATTCAGGTTCTCGTGCCAGAGCGGGTAGACACCATCTGGCGTCCCCATGCGCTCGGCGGACTCCTTCGTGCCGACGATCACCGTAGGCACGGCGCAGCCCAACTTGAAGCAGACGGTATGCCACCACTGGGGTGACTGATTGCGGTAAGTATCGTAGCCCGCGTCGAACAGTGGGCTGACGACGGCGAAGGGCCGGGGCACCTTATACTTGTCCAGCAGCTCGTTGGCCCGAGCCGTCGCGTCCGGCGTTGGCTGGATCTTGGGGTCCACGGTGCGATGCTTCATGAGCCACAGCCATATGCGCCACATCGTGACGTGGTAGAGCCGCTGGCCCTCGGGCGCAGGCAGCTGTTCTTCGAGCTTGGTCACGGTGATCAGGTCGTCAGCAATGCCGTCAAACAGCCACGTGCCGGGCAGATACCGGGAAGCCTCAGTGCCCGGCCTCATTGAATCCTCGTAGACGGTGAGCTTCCGTGCCGGGTTCTTGTGGCGCCAATCAGCGAGCCACAAATAGGCCGCAGCCCGGTCACCCATGCGAAATGCCTGCCCGTACCAGAAGGCTCCGGGCGGCGGGAACCGGCGCGCCATGTCGAACCACGCCGGGTTCAATGTTCGATTGCCCAAGCGGGTGCGGAGCACAACGATCTCCTATACTGAGGCTTTCAGGCTCTGCCAGAGGCCGGAGGTAGGGCCGAATGCGTACGTCAGGATGTTCGGCTGCCCGTCGAGCTGGCCTCGAATGGTGTCCTCGACGGGCCCGTGCCGAATCAATGTGTGCTGGCGGAAAAGGGCCCGCAGCGAGGCCGGGCAGAAGTAATGCAGATGCTCGCCCGGCCGATAATGTCGCCAATCAAGGTTGTGCGGAAAGGTCGTGGGTCTGGCGGGAGTCGACACAATGATGTGGATGCTGCGGGCCGCAAGGTCTTTGATCGGGGCGAGGTCATCGAAGTGTTCGAGCGAGTCAAAGAGCGTGACCACGTCCCAAAGCCCCTGGTCGAGGGTCACTTCCTTGACGCCGTACTTCTCGCCGCAGCCATGAACGTCATAGCCGTAGGCAGCAAAGCCGGCCTTCTTGGCGGTGTGGATGAAGGAGCCGTTGCCGTATCCCACGTCCAACAACCGCTTTCCCTCGGCGAACGCCTGGACGAAGCCCAGGCGCAGATGCGACATGCGCTGCACGTCCTCGCCGTAGCTGTCGTACCGCTCGGCTACGTACTGCGCGTTGTACGCCTTTCTGATTTCCAGCGGGTCCTGCCATATGTGCGCGCACTTCTGACAGGTGAGCAAGCGATCGGAGCCGTTGCGCTGGCCGGCCTCCAATGGTTCTGTGTCGCAGATGGGGCAGTTTGACATGCGGGCTCCTTCATCGACCTGACCAATACCTGAGACTGAAGTTTTACCTCGAATTGGGCCAAATAGGTAGTCAGAAATCAGGGTTCGTCGTCGCGTTTAGCCCAAGCGTCGTGCCCACACTTCAAGAACAGGGCGTCGTCCGTCTCCACGATAAGGTCCAACAGCTCCTTCTGCAGCCCGTGGCCGGCGTCACCGATTGCCTCTGCCAGCAGCTTGGACTCCCCCAGATACTTCGCCAGGAAGGCATCGGGAGCGTCGTCCATTTCCCGCAGGTTGTCGATGCGGTCGATGAGTTTGATGAGCTTCGCCTCCCTCGGAGCCTCCGCCGCGTGGTCCCGGTCTAACTCCTTGCGCTCCGCCCGAGGCAGATCCCCTCGCTGCTTCGAAGGGTTGGTCAGCCATCGAACAAGATCGCAGACCCTCGCTCCGAACGTCGAAGAGATCACATCAAGATCAACGTCCTCACAGTCCTCAACGGTGTCATGAAGCAACGCTGCAATACACATGGTGATCGTGTGGTCCGGCAACATCATCACGCGGGAGCACACGCGGATCGGATGGGTCACGAACGGAGCCCCGCCGTACTTCCGAACCTGCCCGGCGTGGTGCTTGTGCGCGAAATTCAAAGCGGCGTACATGAGGTTCTCCTCCGGCTGCTTCTCAACACACTCCGGGCACGACACGTAGGCACGAACCGTTACTTCTTTGCCCACGTCGTTGGAAACTCGACTGCCGCAACGGAAACAGCGTACGTATGTGGCCATAACCCCTCCATTTCGGAATCGGTTCCTATCTCTTGGCGATCCAGTACGGCCTGAACTTGAGGGGTACGCGGTACTGGCGCCCCCGGTAATTCACGCGCACGAGCTGGCAGTTGATCGTATCGTTTGTCAAGAACGTGCCCTGGGGGTTGATGGGCAAGATACACTTTGCCCACCGGACGCCCTCATAGACACTCTTTATTTGGCCTGTTGAGGAGAGCCGCAGTATCTTGCTCTGCTCCGAGGAGGCCACCAGCCAATCGCCACGAGGCAGCTGGACCGGACAGTGGATGAACTCGAAAGGCGGGCCGGCAAACGCCTGGACATTCTCCAGTTTCCTGTTCACAACGAGTATGGACCCCCGCTTCAGGTCCTTTCGCAGCTTGAACAGCGACAGCACCCAGCGGTCCTTGTCCAGCCGGTGCGCGTAGTTCACGTGCACCTGATGCTGGTCGGCCGTTTCGTGAATCCAGCCCCGGTTCTCTTCCCGCCTTTCAGCCAGCACGGGACCGAAGTCGGCGATCTTGCAGTTCCAGTAGAACCCGCCGGGGACCTTCTCGCCGTCCCACCCGATCTCGGTGACCTCATCAAATCCCGTGTTGGTCACCAGCAGTCCGTCCCCGGCAGGTTCCACGTAGTGAATGTCGTTGAACCACGAGAGCGACAGGCGCTTGCGCGGCTTGAACTCCAGATCCAGCTCCATGATCTCGTAGAGGCCGCACACGAGATACCCGTCGGGGAGCGTGACCACGCTCATGGCACACGCCCCCCGCTCGGGGTTCTTCGGATTCCCCTGGATTGCCCAGTGCTTCAAAGGAAGGTGGATGATGTCCTGGTGTACCAGGGAATCCGAGAAGATGTGAAGCCTCGTCCGGTAATGCTCGCTGACAATGATCACGGCTACTCCTTGGAAAGGGCCAGATCGGCTAAGGGGAAGCGCGCCCCGCAATTGGTGCACATCACGACCTCATCCGTCGTGGAGCAGTCGTTCATCTCCGGCGGAACCCGGGAGGGCACCTCAGCGTCCTTGACCTCAAAGCCGTCGGGGTGCAAAGGTGAATTCGGGATGATCCTTTCACCGGTAACGAGCAGGGTCGCACCAACGACGAGCAGAGAAACCTCAGTGCAGGTTGGACAAGTATGACGCCACTGCGCCCATTTGTCCCGGCGCTCGGCCGCTGCCTTCTCGGTGAAGCTCTCCGGGTAGCGCTCCTTCAGTTTGTCGATGTTCTCCTTCATCGTCTTTTCCAGGTCGAAGCCGGTGGCGTTGGCCACCAGCGCGATGTACCACATCAGGTCACCGATCTCCTCCCTGATGTTTGTTGAATCCAGCGGCTGCCCGTAAAAGACGTGTTTGTAGATCGCGCTCCACAGCTCGCCGGCCTCTTCCGAGATGCCCATGGCCCCGTGGATCAGCCGGGCGTTATTGGTCAGCCGCCGGGCCACGTCCTTCGTGATCGGCGCCTCCGTCCGCGCCGCCAGGTCCTGGTATCTCTGGCTCATCCTTCCCTCCGTAAGCTGTGATGATGGTGCGGTTGTCCCCGCCTCTCAACAGGAGAACCCACTTGGCAAAGGGCATGCCCAGCGGGCACCGCGCCTTGATCAAGTGATGCTCGTTGTACTTCTTGAGGCCCTCTTCATGCTCGGGCGCGCACTTGGGGCAATACGCGTAGCTGCCCACGAGAATGCCGCCGCTGTCAGGCTTGCCTTTATACTCCTCGTTGCAAAGATCGCACACGACGGAGTCTTCATGATCGATGACTGTCACTCGTCTCATGCTCATGACAGCTCCTATTTGTTGTACCAGACCACGTGCGTGGCCCAACTCGGCGGCGTCCTCTTGATCACCGTGATGTCCGACGGGAGGATCTCCGACCGGCTCTCGCCGGTATCGGTCGCCAGCCGTCCAAAGCCGTCGTAGTCGATGAAGTCGTGATCGCGCACGTACCCCAAAAACTCCTGCATGGGCATGTGATGCCCGCCGCAGGAGGAAACATCCTTCAGGTTTTCCGGCACTTCGGCCGGCCAATCGCATGTCGTGCCCATTACCAAACCACCTCCCCCTTCGCGTCAGGTTTCCGGTCGTTCAGGTAGGCGTCGAAAGCCTCGATGAACTTGAGAGTCTTCTTGAAATGCTCGTCCGCTATCTGGATCTTGCGGTCGGGGTCGTCCGTCATCCAGAACCGGTTAGCGGCCTTTCGGGTCTTGTGGTGCAGAAGGCCAACGCCTTCCCGCACGCGAGGGTCGGTCTCGGTCGAGCCGCACCCCGCCAGTAACAGAACGCCAAGCCAAAGCCACCGCTTCATCAGTCGACGCTTCCCTCCATCAAGAAAATGGGTTGATCGCCCTTCTTGACCGCGTACTTGGGGACTTCAATCTGTACGCCGTCTGTAAGAAAGAGCCTGTATGCTCCGACGCTGGTGTTCTCAATACGCTTGATTACGCTGCCCGAAAGATCGTGTTCCCCCAGACACGCACGCAGCTCCCTGACCGTAGGCCCACGAAGCCCGCCACGAACCCAGTAGTTATCGTCGTCTTCGTGCGTTTTCGTAGTCTTATCATGGATGAGCTTGAGGTCCTCCCAAACCTCCCGAAGCACGCGGAGCGCGTCCTGCGTAGGCGTATTGAGCCGGTCACACAGGCTGTCCACTTCCGCGTTCGTATACGGTTCCACGTCACCGAAATGTTCGGGCATTCGTGTACGTGCTCCGTGAACTCCGTCATGATTCAGGATTTCTTCCTGCCAAAAATGCAGAGCCGCTAGCACGTTGGCTATATCTCTTTGTGTCATGCCTTCTCCTCAAAACAGCCCTGACGCCGCCCCGGAGGGGATGGGTGGTACGGCGCCAGGGCGCTGCGAGCCATTAGGCCCGCAGGATTATTTGGGTTTTTCGCCGAGATGCATCAAGGGGATAGGGGCAGGACTACTCCCATTCAGGAAGTAGATCTTGGCTGCTGGATCTTTACCCATAGCCCCAAGAGCCTTAAGTGCTTCCAGCTGAAGAAAGGCCGGGTTCTGTGCGATGGCCTTGTTGATCTGAGTGATCTCATAAGCCTTCGCGTCCGCCAGGATCTTCTGCTTCTCGGCGGTCAGCGCGGCAGCGTCCTTGTCGGCCTCGGCCTTGGTGATGACCGCCTGCTTCTCAGCCTCGGCGGTCTTCACCTTCTTCTGCTGCTCCGTCTCGAACCGGCGCAGCTCAGCCTTCTCCTTCTCGGCCTCCTGGTCCCGTTTCTTCTTGGCCTCGACCCCCAATCGGATGGTCGCAGGCAGCTCGATGTTGCGAATCAGGACCGCCGTGATGTCAAAACCGCGCGGGCCAACCTTCGTCTTCAACGTCTCAAGGATCGACGACTGAAGGTTGGTTTGCACCCGCTCAGTGAAGAAGTCCTCTGACTTCTCCACGGCCTTTCCCTGTTCCCGCAACACGCTGCGCAGCGTCGGGACCAGATGGATGTTCAGAACGTCCTCGGCCGTGCCCGTCTCATTCAGGATCTGGGGCGTGGCGGTCATCTGGACGTTGTACTGGATGCTCACATCGAACTTCGTGAGCAGTTGATCCTTCGAAGGTACGGCCATCGTCTCTTTGTGCGTCTTCTGACGACAGTCGTATTGAACCCAATCGAGCAGCGGGTTTTCCAGGTGAACCCCCGGCTTGCGGGGCTCGGGCTGGACGCTGCCGAAGAGCACGCCCACGCCCGAATGCCCCGGCTCGATCGTGATCACGCACGCCAGAACAAACATCAGGGCAGTGAGCCCGGCAAAGGCAAACGTGGCCCACTTGCCCACGCGCTTCAGGTCCGCAGGATGGGTCAAAAACCACACCCCGGCAGCCAGAAGCGTCAGTATGGCAAAAACTACGGGAACACCAATGCTAATCATTACTCCCTCCTCGCTGGAGCGGAAACGTTTACCGCCCAGACCCAAGTCCAGGCGCTTCGGTCTCGTTGATGCGCTGAGAGGCGCGTGGACTTGTGGTGGGAGAACGAATGTCAGGCGGGCTGGACGTTCGTGGCCTTCGGTCCCTTCTGGCTGTCGGCCACTTCAAACTGCACCTTCTGGCCTTCCGTCAGCGTCTTGCGCCCCTGTCCCTGAACCTGAATGTCCGAATAGTGGACGAACAGGTCCTTTCCTCCGTCATCCGGCTTGATGAAGCCGAACCCCTTCTGGTCATCGAACCACTTCACTTCGCCTGCTTCCATCGTAGTTCCCCTCATATCTAAAAGTAAGCTGCCGCTGACCGGGCGCCGGAAAGGCGCCCGGTCAGGGCAAACGAAACGCGAATCGGCAAAAATGGCAGAGATCGGCATTAGCGGTCTGAAGACTCCTATCGCGTTAGGCAGAGTCTCCCGATCCCGGGCTTTACCTCGGCTCATCACGAGCAGGCTACACACCTGCGCCGCTCCCCGAAGTCTCGTATTCAGACAGGAAACCACCCAGCGAGCCTCCCATCCTACGTGCATGGGCACCGGTTTTCGGGCCGGGCCCGTCCCTTCGTCGATGATGTAATCCCTGCCGCATCCGACCCTCGCTGCTACCTGCTCGCGCGCCCGCGTACGCCTGCACGCGGCCCGCGCCCGAGGCCCCGGCCTTGACCGGTGCCTCTTCCCCGACCTGCTCCCCGGCCGCGTCCGCGTCCCGTGCCTGCCTTCTTATCGCAGGGTCCGAGATCACGTCCGGTCCGGGGCCCTTGGCCCAAGGGGCCAGTTCCATCACGGTTGGGCATGGCGCCCTCCTTTCTGCTCGCCTCCTTGGGTTACTCAGTGGCCGTCAAAAGAATTGCCGAGAGGTCACATTTTCAAGATGTATTCCCAGCAGGCATACGGCCAAAGTGACGCTGTTGATAACGGTCAACATAAAGCCCCTCAAAGCCCCTCGGGGGTCTGGGCACACGTCGCATCCTTAACTCCATTCATCCGGGTTGTAGGTGACATGTCTCACCAACTCCCCACACTTGGGGCATTTCAGCACCAGAACGTGAGCCTTCCGAAAAAGTGCCGTGCCCAGTCCCTTCATGCTCACCAGAGTTTGCCCCGCTTTTTCCATCTGTTCATAAGGTGAGGGCAATGTCTGTTCGGCGACCGTCTCCCAACTGTGACGGCACGCGAGCTTCAGCAGCCATCCCAGCATGGCGGTCTCCCTTCATCAGGCAAAAAGCGCCCAGTAGAACCACTTGATTGCGCCGATGAGCGCGCTCAAGAAGGGCATCACACCTCCTTTCGTTCAGGCCCCAATTGGGGCTGCCCGACGGATTGCTGCGGCACCGCTGCCACAGCCGAAACCCCAAAAGCGACGCTCTGGCGGCTTTTCTCCTCGCACACCAGCCAGAGGAAGCAGTACACGCCCAGGTCACCCATGGTATCGCGCACGCTTTCGTTCACCGTCGCTCCGTGCTGCTTCAAATGCCTCAAGCGCTTGATCTTGTCAGACATGCGAACCTCGATTGCGCTCAACGCGCCCATGCTCGGGTCCATGACCGGCGACTCGAACACGGACGAGCCGTAATCGAAGTTCTTGCGCAGCGCCGTGACCTTGGCCTTTTCGAACTGATGCCAGATCAGTCGCTGGTCCGGGCTCAGGCCCGCTGGCGCGGGCGCCGGGTTCAGGCCCCGAATCACGTCCTCCTCGGTAAGCGCAGGGCCCGTCGGCCCTGACGGTCCCGTTGGTCCGTCTATACCTGTCATCGACATCGCTACATCTCCAGATGGAAGACCCCGAACGGTCTCGGAAGCGGAATGCTCTGCTTCTCCTTGCCGCTCATATCGGTAACCACCACGCCCTTCTCGTGCGTGATGATGTACCCGCCCTCGATCTGACGAATCCGCTTCACGAATTCGTACGGTAGCACGACCTCTTCGTTGACGACGAGGCCGGCCTTGGCGCCGTACACCTTCTTCTCGACACGATCATCCCACTGGATGTCGTGCGGAAACTCGTATTTGACGGGCTCTCCCCAGCTCACATGGTCCGTGAAGGGCTTGAGCATGGGCGAGATACCCAACTTCATAAACGTCGGATGGAGTCGGCCCCATGGGCCCTTGTGGATGGAGTTGAAGCCGCCCAGCCGTTCCTCTGGCAGCGTGCGGCTCAACTGGTGGTTCAGCCAATCCGGCTCCCTCATGCGCGGCCGGAAGTTCTCTGGCTTGTCGTGGTGATCGACCAGCCACCAGTCCCACTTGATGTTTCCGTCAAGGTCCATGATGTAGACCACGTCGAGGCCGCCGGAGCCCGCCAGGATGTCCCCCTTGTACTCGCCGACCCAGTGCGCCGCATACACGTACGGCGAATAGATCTGCCGCTCCAAGGTCTTGCCGTCCAGGCTCCAGACCTGGTGGTCGCTGCGGCGGGTCAGAATGAGCTTGTCTTGGAATTCGCCCACGATGTGGACGAACCGAACCGGCGTTTTGGGCGAGTGGTCCGGGATCGTGCGTACGATCTTGCCGTTCTCGATTAGAGCTGCTTGACAGAGCGGCTCCTGGAAGGCCGTCCAAAACCTCATGTTGACTCCTTAGAAGGTGGGGCGGCGGCGACTCTGGCGCTTTCTCTCAGGTCCATGGCCCAGTCGAGATGCGGCAATGCACACAACCGGCGCCCCACCTATTTTCTTCCAATCGCTGCGAAGGAGGAGCACACGTCCACCTCCCTCTCCATGTACTCAACCTTGAAGCCGGCCATGAGCATGAGTCGGCCGAGCGTATCCGGTGTGGGCTGCCACAAATGCTCGTGGCGAACCCCCTCAAAGAGGTGCGGGTCCCACTTCGCATGGCCGGGAGCGGGCAAGTAGATAAACGTCACACCACCCGGCTTCAAGACCCGATAGAACTCCTCAAGCGCCTTCTCCGGGTCGTCCGCGTGCTCCAGGCAATGGCTGGAAAACACGTAATCCATCGACTCGTCTTCGTATTTCGACAGGTCCGTCGCAGACCCGGAATCGGGCAGGCGGATGTCGACGGGGATAGCGCCAGGAAAAGGAAGGAACTCCGTACCATCGCAGGTCACGCCGCAAGGTCCCACGTCCAGGCCCTTGCCTTTGCAGAACTTCCGTGCGAGGCGGTAGATCCAGCGCATGCCGCTGCCCTTCATTGCTCTGTACGCCTCGGGGAACAGCTCGTCACCAGGTTTCAGTCGAACGCGGTGCGTTATGTTCTTGATTTTCCCGTGAACGAAATCCTTCACGCGTCCTTCCTCTCTCGCACGTGCTGATGGCCTCTCTTCAACCATAACTGCAGGCTCTCGTACGGTGTCGCATACGGCGCCATGAGATGAAACCCGGACGTGGACGATACGTGCTCCGGGTCGGCGTAGGAATCAAACAGCCCGCTTACGCGCTCCCAGTTAGGAAGGTTCCCCCAGAACCACATCATGCACGGCGTGTCGAGCACGTCGGCCAGAATGCCCAGCCCGCTAGGGAACGCGAAGAAGTAATCAAGCCGCTGGATGACCCGAAACGTGAATCCGATTGGCTGATCAAGGAAGGCCACGGGGTCCTCGCCCATGGCCTGAAGGGCCGTATAGACCTCCTGCGTGCGATCGTCGTAGGGCGCCCCGATAATCACGAAGCGCGCGGTAGGCAGGTGCATCCTGACGCCCATGAGAAACTGGACCCACTCCTTGACCTTCCAGAAGAGAATGTCCTCACGATGCTGGTAGGAGGAGCAGTAGACGCCAACCATCTGGCGCTCGTCACCGAGAATGGTCTTGATGCGAGAGCCTGAAGAAAGCGTGGGCATGGACGGACCGTAATGATAGTCCGTGGGCTGATCCGGGTAGGCTTCGGACAAAGGCTTGCCAGACTCCAAATGCGTGTTGAGTGACAACACGTAGCGGCCGGAGTCCAGCTCGCTGAGTTTCGTGTCGGAGGGCAGCACTTCCTCGAAAGCCTTCCAGTACGGAAGGTCTTCCTCATAGCCCAAGTTTTCGATGTGGGGCAACAAGTCAACGAAGGGCTTGCTGCGATGCGGAAGATCATTGCAGATGGAGAAAGCCACGGGACGCTGCTTCGCCAGGGCCTTCACCTTGGAGTAGACCCAGGAGATGTCGCCGATCCCGGGCGGCACTACGAAATGAAGATCACGCATGGAGGCCCTCGGAAAGTTTGATCGTCAAAGAGTGGAGAGAAACGTGGTTTCTTCATTCATGGAGAAGATGTATTCCCTCCGGGCATACGATCAATACGCTGGCCGTCAAAAGGTAAGGAGAAACGGTTTCTTTTCCGAAAAAAGATGTATTCCCCTTGGGCATACGGCAATGTTGGTGAGCCGGCAAAAGATTGCTGAGACACATTTTGTCGGATGTAGTCCCGTAGCGGCATCCGGCTCGATCTCAAAGCGGGCCATCAAAAGACAGAGAGACTATTTTTACCGCTCCCGGAGCCTCCCGTCTAATGGGAGGAGGTGGAGTCGAACCACCCGGTTCTTTTTATCAGAAAGATGTAATCCCTCCAGGCATATGGCCCTTTTTCAGGTTTGGTGGCCGGCAAAAGAACGCTGAGACGGGACATTTTGCAGATGTAGTCCCAGCAGGCATCCGGCCGATTTCAGTTTGGTAGCGGGGGCAGGACTTGAACCTGCGACCTCCGGGTTATGAGCCCGACGAGCTGCCTAACTGCTCCACCCCGCACCAATGGCGGACCGGCGATTATAGCGCCGGCCCGCCGTTTCTTCAAACCTCCACCGCCTCGATTTCGCCAACCCACTTCGCCGGGCTCAACCCATCCTTGGCGAACATGGAAACGACGTCGAACACGGTGTCCGAGAACCCGCCGACCTGCAGGATGCTGGGATCGCCAGCGCCCTTCACCTGCGTGGTCGAGTACGGCGTGATGTCGAGACACACCAGCTTCGCCTGCTTGTTGTGGCGTTTGAACCTCTGCCACGCCTTCTGAAGCTCGGTGCCGCGCCGGCCGCCATACGGGTGGGTACTGTCAATCCAGCTCTCGTAGTCCGAGACCAGGATCACGGTGTCCGCCGGGATGTTGTTGTCGTTGAGGTGATTCACCGTCAACGAACAGTTCGTCCCGCCCGAAGGCAGCTCCGACAGGATGCGGGCGTTTGTCATGACCGTATCCCGTGGGTTGAGCCTTGGGTACTCGGACATGGTCGTCTGGTTGCCAAAGTAGTAGGCGCGCTGCTGCACGCGCCGACCGGGGAGCGCAAGATGATCACTGAACGGGATCACCTGGGCTTCCGGGTTCTTGCGCAAGATCGCCGCCGCCATCAACGCCGCCACGTGGACACAGCTCGTCTTCGTGGAGTGGCCTCTCGGCCCCCGGCTCTGAGTGACCGGGCTGTGCATGCTCCCTGAGATATCAGGGAACACGAACACTCGGCCCTCGATTGCCGGCACGTTCTCGATGGCGACTTCCATCGCCTGTTCAAGCGCGGCCTGAACGGACTGCGGGATCTCCGGGTTGAGGTTCAGGTAGGCGGTCAGCAACTGGTACGGAAACTGACGGGCCTTCGTGATCTCTTCCCGGTTCTGCAGCCGATTCTCGACCTTCTGGCGCAGCTCCGCGTTTCCCAACACCCCGTACTTCAGGAAGTTGTTGAGGTTCATGCGCGTGAACTGCCACCTGCCGTTCCGGGCCAGGATCTTCCATTCGGCCTCGCCGATGCCGACGCCGTCGAGCATCTGGAAGGGCACATCGGGGATCGTCACGTCCTTCACGCCCGCCTTGTGCGCGGTCTTCCAGTTCTCGTATTCCTTCACCATCTCCGGCAGCTTGTCCGGCTCGTACCGGCGCGTGACCTTCTTGCCCGTAGCGGCAGGCTCCACGCGCTCCTTCCAACCGTCTGGGCCGACCGGGTCGAAACCCAACAGGTAGCCAAACAGCGCCTCCTTCTGAGGCGTGTTTGGGCTTGGGTGGGCAAGCCGGATCACATCCACGAGAGACGGATCGTTGCCGACCGAGCCCCGGAAGATGGTCTCCGGGCGGGTGCGATCGAACCAGCGCTGGATCGAGCGCCGCTGCGAAGAAGCCAGCGACTTGCGCCCGAAGACGCCCGAGCGGACGAACTGCGCGAAGTTGCGCAGCATCTTCGCGTTGTCGATCACCCGATCGAACACCTTGTCGGCCAGGTCACGAGGAGCCTTGCCCAGCGAGAGGCTCGCCGCCAGGAAGGCCGGCATGTCCTTCATGAGCCCCTTCTCACGGGCGTAGATGGCCAGCTTGGCGATGAACATGTCGTCGACATGCGCGAGCGTCGACTTGACCGTGTCCAGTTGCCCCTTGGCGGAGACGTAATACGTGTCACCGAAGCATCCGGTGACCGCGTACTGCGCCAAAAGCTCCTTGGGGCCCCGGCTGTACGCCCGGCCTCCGGCCTCGTTGACGGCATCCGTTTCCGGTGCCTGAGTGTGCGTGCTGAAAAGGCTTTTGTTAGCCATGGAAAGACCCTCCCCTGCTCCGTCAAATGGTTACGGACCAGCCCACCAGTCGGACTGGTAAAGTTACTCCGAATCTTCAGGAAAAGCAAAAGTCACGGAGTGGTTTTCGTGGTGGTTGCTTGGCGCCGAAACCGGGTGGGGCCATGCGTGGATTTGCATTTGGGGCACTTGCCGATCAGGTATTTCTGCGCCGGTCGCTTACCCGGGTCGACAATCGGGAGGTTGCATTTGCGGCAGTGAACGACCTTCTTCACCTGACACCGTCCTTCTTCATCCAAACCTCCATTGTGCGTGGAACACCACCAGAGCGCGTAGTTGATTTGACAATGGCTCAAATGGTTCTCCCATACATCGTCATGTTGGCCTCGGCCCACATGGCCGAGTGGTCCTCGTAGATTTCCTGGTCTTCTCGCCAAAGCCTCCAAGCCGTGATCGTGTCCTTGATGAAATCAAGGTTCTCGATCAGATCCTCGGAGCCAAACCCGTCCTCCTGCAAAATGCGGGAGTACAGCCGCTCGTAGTAATCCACGAACCGAAAGGCGATCTTCGAGCGCAGCGCGTCGTTCTCGATGGGAACGCTCAAATCAACCCACCCCCAGTGGTCCGATGCCCAAATCTTTGACCCACGATCGGGGTCGGTGTGGAGCCAGTCCACTTCCGGGTCAAGTGGAATCGGCGGTGTTAGCGACAGGGTCTTTGGCATCTTCCGTGCTCTCTTCCTCTTCTTCGTCAACCAGCTTTTCGGCCTGCTCGTCGTACCACTCGCGCACCGTGCTAACGAGATCCTCCCATTCAGTCAGATAGATGTCCAGACTTTTGAGAGGCTCCTCCTCGCCCAGCCAGTGCACGCAATCGTCCTTCTCGTACACGCAGGACGGTGCGAAAGCCGGGTGGTGCGTAGCCAGAATGACCTGAATGCCTTTGCTCGTGAGGTAGCTGAATGCGCCGGCCGCTTCGCCGGCCATGGCCACATCGAGCCCCGCTTCGGGCTCGTCTATCATCAGCGTGTCGCCGGGCGTGACGGCCAGCGCCTTGAGGCTGGCCTGAAAGAGCAAGCTGTTTGCTTCCCCGTGAGACAAGCTCTTCAGCCGCGTTATCGCCTCCGACCGGCTTTCGACCGACCGGATGTCCCATCTCGTGGAGTAGTGAAAGATCTTGCCCGGACTCGGGGCCGCCGTCTTCACCACCGTACAGTCCTTGCAGGACTTGATGGCTTCCAACAGCAGCGTTTTGCCCGACCCAACGTCGCCAAGGACGACGTTGAGGCCGGGCGTGAAGTCTATCGTTTTCCAGGGATATCGAATGAGCTTGTTGTGTGTTCCGCAGAACTCAACACGATCGATCATGCTTCCTCGAATTCTTCTCCTTCCGAGAGGTCCTTAACTCCCTCCGGTATTTCCACCACAGCACCCTCAAGGTCCTTCGCCAGGTCCTCAATCTGCCTGCGTGTGGTTGTGAATTGATACTGCCGCTGGTAGCGCCCAATGCATCCGGTGATTTCGTAGACCTGGATATCGACGCTCATGAACATCGGGCACGATTCGATGGTCTCGGCGAAGATCCGGTATTTGGGCACAACGCGAGCCTCGACTTCGGAACCCATTCCGAACTCTCCCAATCCGCACCGACGCCAACGCCCCGAGGGCACCGCCGGCTGTTCCAAAAATCGGCGAATCCTGTTCATCTGCACATTGCCGCGCGCAATATCTAAAAGCAAGGTGCGCACGGACGACTCCTAAAAGTGCCCGTCCGAGCGGTTGCCGCCGCCCGGACGGGCCGATCGGAGGATCGAGATGAAGGATCACTGCCAGGAGGACAGCTCCCTCTGCGGTTGTTACTAGGGCAAAATGAAACCAGGTGCGAGTCGACGAACCTGGCGAGACCAACCCTGCAATAGGCGACCGACCGCAGCGCGTTGCATCTGGCCTCTCACAGAATTCTAAATGTTCCGAGGCAGGAAATCAAGCCTGCTGTTGAGCAGCGACTGATCTTTTCAAAAAGGCCGCGCCGCCGCTGTCACGGCTGTGCCACCTGTAACCCCCCTCACGACAAAGGGATGGTCCATAGGCAACCATGACCGCCAACAGTTGCGGGCGAAGAGCGTAGGGATGCGGGTCCTTCGCACACGCCCTGAAGGTTTCGTTCAGGACCTTCGCTGGCAAACTGAGGGATTTGAAGTTTGCGTTGAGCACCGACCTTGCGCTCGAAAGTTGGAGGGAGAGGCGTGGGAAGTGTCGACGCACCTGTTCCGCAAAAGCCGCATTGCCTTCATCCACAAGCGTTTGAAGATTCATGAACAGGCTGTACTCGTATGCGTACTGTCCTAAGCCGGCTATGTACGTGAACTTGTGACTGCCCCACCATTGCTCGATGTGGTTTCTCAGCCGGGAGCTTGACAGGCTCACTTCCCTCTCCGAAAGCTCCCGACCCAACGTATCGAAAATGCTCTGGAAGTCATGCCGCTCTCCCTGACGCTCAATCAAAGTCAGGAATTCGGCACACCCCTCGTTGAAACACCTGAGAAGATCCTGGTGAGTGTCCTCGCACAAATGCGCCGGAAGCCATCGATGCCGATGCTGAACACGATACTGACTCTCCAGCCAAGCAAGCCTGAATATAACCTCTGCAGTCTTTGGGTTCATGGTGTCTCCAAAGCGTTTTCCACACGTTTCCACCGGGACCCGTGTGGCTGGAAGCCTACGATTACCGTGCGCTCGGCAAAAGCGCAGGTCCTGCACGTAGAACAATTCTCGCATCCCCGCTGCGCAGCACAGACGAGGACCATCTTGTTTCGAGGTGTATAAGAAACCGGCGGTGTCTGCCTGCTTATAAGCGTAACTACCGGCCCCACCCCAAGTTCTGAAAGTTCATCAGCTTCGGCCATCGTGTTGGCCGACAGGTTGACAACAAATCCATTGTCATTGGCGTACTTCACGGCCTCACGGTTCTCCCTGACGGACATGGGTTTGTGAGTATACGTGAAGCCCCTTCTACCGGCATTGGCTTCGACCAGCTGCTCCAACTGCCGCCGATCGATACGATCCCCCACGCCCGGGAGATCTCCGGCTTGATTATGGCGCCACAGCGTGCCGGGCGCCAGCTTTCTTATGCCCTCAAGGAAGGCTTCCCAGCAAGAGCCCATTCGGCCGGTAGTCACATTGCGCCAGTGGAGTCCCAGATAGCTGAGATCTGAGTAGCACCCTTTACCGCGCAATGGACAAGCAACCGGACAGGTCCATTTGGGACTGATGGAGACCGGGATAGGCCCGGTCTTCATGTTCTTGGATCGCAGCGTCAGGTGGTAGGCCATCCCGCGCTGGCTGGAGGTGTGATAATCGTGTGCATTTCGATCACAGGAACCTCCCGATAGGTAGAAAGGCAGCAGGCGCAAGGGGCCTGTAGAATATCAACGGAGCAGAGAAAATCAGTCCTATCTGATTTTAACCCATTATACGCCTGTATTTAGCGGGTCAGGAAGGACCAGGTTGAGATCGATGTGGTCGACCGGTCCCACTGCCTGCTGGGTGGTATGGACGTCACAGGAGCGAAACCACTCCTCCGGGTGGATCGGGTCCACGTTCTCGGCCATGCGCTCGATAGCCTCACGGAGAGCAGTATCCTCCCCGGCCCGCTCCAAACAGACCTCCTTGGACGTGGGCACCACATGGACCTCCCGCAGAAACTCCTTTGGCCAGTACCAGCTATCCCGATCTCGTCGTTTAAGGTTGGTCGCGTCCAAAATGACCCGGTCGTGCCCGGACAGAAACAAGCTGCGAACCATGACCTTGGTCGTGGCCCACACGAAGCCCTCGGCCTGCCGGACAAACGGCTGCCCTGTCAAAGCCAGTCGGACGCTGTCCGGGCATACGATCGGCCAATGGTATCGACTGCGTAAGAGGTTTGCTATAGTAGACTTGCCGCTTCTAGGTAAGCCCACCATCATGACAAGAACGCGCATTTTGCCTCCTCCAAACGAACTCGGGCCGAGCGCCTTTCGGCACCCAGCCCGAGTCAATCCCCCCACGAGATTAAATGGTGCGACCACGATTTGGTAGGTTTGGTCACGGAGGAAGCGAGAATCGTGGCCGCTCCACCGTGTGCATCTTTCTGTTCTCTTACTACAACAATGCACGTGGGCACGCAACTGAAAACTACTCCAACAGCTCCACGAAGGTGTCAATGCCGTCCTTTTTCGTACATGCCATCCACGCCTTGAA